AATTGGTGATGCCCTTGGTATGCCAGTTGAATTCATGGAAAGAGACACTTTTCCACTGGTGACAGATTACTTACCGAATATTCATTGGGATCTTGAAGCAGGATCATGGACTGATGATACTTCTATGGCACTATGTTTGGCTCAATCTCTAATAGAGCACGGGGGATTTAGTCATTTTGATCAGTTGCATAAGTATTGGTTATGGTATCGCAATGGTTACATGTCAGTAAACGGTAAGTGCTTTGATATCGGTAATACAACCAGAATGGCACTTGATAATTTCTATAAAACGAAACAAGTGATATCACCATATAACGGATCCCAGTATTCAGGAAATGGATCATTGATGCGACTTGCTCCTATTCCGTTATATTTCTATAAAACTGGTCTTGGCAACACTGAATTAATGTCTGGAATATCGAGCAAAACAACTCATAGTAGTCCCGAGTGCATAAGTGCGTGTGAAATCCTTGGTAAATTGCTTTATGAATGTTTTTCGGGAGTGCATGCTCGTGATATATCAATTCCTGATAGAATATATGATATGACTCGAAGAGAAGTCAAGAGCACCGGTTATGTAAAGGATACTCTTGATGCGGCACTTTGGTCATTTGCAAAAACTAATTCATTTGAGGAATGTGTGTTAACTGCCGTTAACTTAGGTGATGATGCCGATACAGTAGGTGCGGTTGCGGGACAAATTGCCGGTGCATATTACGGTTATGCTGCTATACCAGAACGATTTATTACCGGTTTACAGAGACGCGATCTGATTGAACGAATAACGACAGGTTTATATAGTTCTGCAATCAATATGTGATCAGGCAGCGTGAATAACAATGCCGAATTAATGAGAAACAGCGAGCCAGACCTATTTAGAGGCTGGTGACCTGTTCAGTGACTCGTTTTCAGATAAAATAAGGGTCAATATTCAAGCGGTCAACGAAGATGGATTTAAACTCCATTCGCAAGGCGTACAACGGTTCAAATCCGTTTTGACCCATATCATGTTTAAGACTATAAAAGAGTGGTTATTTGGGCCTATTATAGAATTTATAGAATTTAAATTCTGTGTGTATGAAGATAATGACGTCGTGATAATGAAGATGTTGTGTTATTTCAACAATACAAGTCCATGGGTACATTCACGATATGAAAAAGTTTTATGGGAAGACGAAATTGTGATTTAATCCCTATTCATGCAGTTTAGAATTATTTGTTCATACTCCAAATTTTCAGAATATGCTCCTATGAAATATGAGAAGTACATCTTTTGCTGTACTGTTAAGTCTTCTATGTAGGCGATCTGTGACATTAATTCCAAAGGATCTACGATATCGACTTCGTTATATCTATCACATAAATAATTGCCTAATTTAGTCATTAGTTCTTCGAAGTAAACAGGATCTATATTATATGGCGTGCCCTCAATGGTAAAAGTCTTCTGGGGCCGCTCTTTCTCCATCATTTGTAATCACCTCCGAGTACATCTTTATTACTTCATCGACGGAATATCGATCTCCATTATTCGAGATGAGCACACACTTAACCTGATCGTCGCAAATTGAGGTCCATTCGGTGCATCTCCACGAAACATATTGTATTGTCTGAAAATCTCTCATGAGTTCCGTGATATATCCACACAATTCGCTATTCATGATAAATGGTGAATCGAGTAGCATTGTAGTGTTAATAGAATCTCCATAACTTTGCCAGTATGGACAGCGCGACTCATTTACGTAGCCATTATCGCATTTAACCATCCGAGAATGCCCAATGCTATGCGGGCACATAATATTCATGAAAGAGAGTTATACGTTAATCATATATAACCGTAGTGGTAATTGAATAGATATGTCTCGCACCAAGCGTATCTACAATAGACCAGATTATTTTAGGAGGCATCAGGAGAAGACGTGCTGGGCGTGGATCTGGATTCCTCAATATGATCCCATGGTATCAATGGTCAGTTGCGCGGTTCCATCGATCTGATGCAGGTGTTACTCGTCGCTGGTTAACAAAGAGACGTCGCCAATGGTACAGACATCAACTGATCGAGGAAACACTAAATATTTAAGTTCTGGAAACAAACCTTATGATGTATTACCCTCCCGAGATTGACGCAATTGGAAGCGTAGGCCGGAAAAAATCGGTGTAGGTTACTGGTTCAAGTCCAGTGTCTCGGATTCCACTACGGGCTTCGCGATCCGTAGTGTGTAGAGGTGGTTGAAACTTAATTAGCCCCGTTAAACAGAAAGGGTGTTCTTCCGTGCCTGATTATGGCCGTGAAAACCGGCTACGATATATAAACGGAATGTAAAGTAAACGTGTGCGCACATGTTAATCACGTATGACACCATTGCGTAAAGTGTAAGCGGCGTAGTCGCCTGTGATTATCGCAATTTAAAGTTAAGTGATTCCCAAAACTCATATAAAGTGGGGCCATGTGGTAGATTTATATGTGGCGACAAACTAAAGCGCAATTGATGTAATAGTAGCATTAAATCCTTCCAAGATTTACGCGAGGGAGCGTTACCCTCATTGCGCATTAAATGCAGCATTATAATACTTTTTCCGAAGCATGTGATATAATAGAGCAGTGGTATAATTCACGGAAGGGGCCGTGCGATATAGAGTGCGAGTTTTCCTGTAAATGCAGGCGATGCGTCCTTTATTGCAAAAATTGTGGATTTGTGCCCTCTTGTATTTCAAAGAGTTAACAAGAATTGATCCATTGGATGCCCGGAATTAAGACCTTTATACGTATATCCGAGATGCGTTGGATAAATAGGGCTTATTCTGTCGTCTCCTATAACAAATGATTGCCATAGAGCCTCATTTAACGAATTGACCATGAAATAAGGCTTCATATTTTCTGCGACCCAATGAATGTATATTTCTGCGCTGATCGAGTCTATGGATCTGTCACCTTTCCATTCTGGTTTACTCTTGATAAGCTCTGTAATCTCTCTTGATTTAGCAACAGACGCATCTGGAGCAGGCAACTTAAAATAAATGAATGTTTGCCCCATTACATCATCAGTTATCTGAAAGTCAATATGCTCTATTAATCCATTAAATGAGTCATTATAGCGTTTCACTGGTATATCTGTCACGAAATTCACCCAAAGACTTTAAATTTTTTGAGATAATCGACAATCATCTTGTTATATTGGTTTTCCTTTGGTATCGTAAACGATTGTGATTCATCCGATCCTGCTTCGTGATACGTGATCTTGATCTTGCCATCGTCAAATCCTACGAATGTAACCGTATATTTCTCTTCTACCATGTTGAAATATAAGGTTATTCCTGTTAATAATGATACCGTAAATAAGAATAAATAGATAGGCACCAATTTACTATAATCATGGATATGGAAACTTTCAAAGAACGAATAGGTGCCTGTATTGTTTTGTGTAATAAAGACGTCAATGTTGCTAAACAAAATCTGGTAAATTCTGTAGAATCTAAAGACATTACCGATGTTGCTGAAGCATTTACAGATTACATGTTAGTATATGGATCTATTTCGGCTCTTGAGGCAGTGAGGGATGCATTAGATGACTGAAGTTTTGCTCGCCGGTGAATACCTCGCTCGTGGAGATCCTGTCTATATCAAGGATGGTGTTGTTTACAAATTGCGAGTCATGGACAGTGCAATCGAGTGTGAGCATTACGAAAATAGTGATGTAGATTATGATTGCGATTGGATGGAAATGGTGTGTCCTCTTGACTTGCCAAATCGAAAGTATTGTAGAGATTACAAACCAGTGAAATGATTAAATAGTATAAAAGTAAATTGAACAGATAAACCTCCAATCGGGCCGGTTAAGAAAGGCGCGTTACATTCTCAATTAGGCATAGATCAAGATGAGTCAATTGGATATACTTTACTTCAAAGAATTGTTAATGCTGATATAGGAACAACTATCAAGGTAAATGGAAAGCACATAAACATTACGCCATTGCTACAATCAAGAGCCAGATTTGCTCTAAACATGAACAAGAAATAATGCAAAGTAAAAGTAAATACGAAGACGGGGTTCCGTGTATTGATCTTGAGTGGTATAATCGTATGGAAGAGTCGCTTTTTCAAGAGTGGTTATTTTATGAACTCTATGTTATGGTGCTTGATTTGCCATGCAAACGAAAATAGAAGGCTGTGTATTAATAGTTGCTGGGCCTCGTGACTATTTTAATCGTGAGGTAATTACAGACGCGCTTGTTGATTGTATCTGTGATATTCAACCAAGTAAAATCATAACCGGCGATGCAAGGGGCGTAGATCAAATTGTTGCTGAATTATGCTACGATTCCGGTATGAAATATGAGCAATTTCCAGCTCAATGGGACAAATACGGCAAGAGTGCAGGACCACGACGAAACTGGAACATGGCACTTGCAGGAACACATTTGCTCGCATTCTATAACGGATCTCCCGGCACGTCAAACATGATCTATTTTGCCGAGCGCCACGATCTGGAAGTAATTAAGGTAAATATATGATATTTATTGATTGGTATAAAAATTACAAGTTTATGTGTGAGAAGTTACCGGATAATCCTGATTATGTTCAATTTCACATACCTGGAGTAGAGCGAATTATTAATTTTAGAGATGCTAACTCATGTGAGTTCGGAAATTGTGGTAATTGCAAAGAAGTAAGACTTGAGTTTAATGTTCGTGTATGTTGTCAAAAGCTCAATATTGAGTTTCCTCATGTAAAATGGTTTGCAACTGATTACCGGTGTGATTATTACAGATGAAACGTCTCCTGTATGAAAATATAATGGGTGCGCGATATCATCGATATTTTAAATGGTACAATCGTCACTGGGGCATCATCGAAGAATTAGCATTGCTTCGCAAATACAACGATTATAGTTGGCCCTTTAGTTGTCATGCTGGTCATCTTAAGAAGGATGTTTATTAAGGTATTCGCAGTATCATTTTTGTAGTTTCTGCGTTTGACATTATAAATCCTGTCTTTTCATAAAACCTGATTATATTAAGTTCATCAATTGTGTATAATTGCACAATGTTTACTTTTTGATAACAGTATTCAATAATGTATTTTACTAATGCAGATCCTATACCTTGTTGCTTTAAATCTCCTAATACACCAAGTTTATGTATAATACATATATCGTCATTAATTGAATATAACAAGGCTCCTATACATTGCATTTCTTTAATTTGAAAAACAGATCCAAAGTTTTGCATAGTGTTTATTTTCGGAATATAATCAAATATGGCGCCAATCATGAAGTTTCCGATATCGTCAATTGGATCTAAATTAGTATGATCTTTGACAAATTTAAATGTCTCTAACTCTGATTCAGAAACAGGGTATTTAAAGTGGTATATCATAATAGAAAGTTTAGGCAGGGAGCAATTCTGCCCAAACTTAAAGAATTGGCATCGCTTAACGCACATACCGCTCCGTCGAAACATTATCTCTTTTTGTCACTATTTAACTATTAACAATCTTTATCTATCTGGACGACGATAATTAATAATGGCAAAAGTATTTTATCACAATGACCCAGATGGCAGATGTAGCGCCTACTGGGTGCGCAAACATCTCGAAAATGAAAAGATTGAGTTTACTGAATCAGATTTCATCGAGATGAACTATGATCGCCCTTTCCCGTGGGGTGTGCTACAATCAAATGAGCAAGTTTTCATGGTTGATTTTTGTCTAAATGATCCAATAGACATGGCAGGACTTTCCAAATTGGCAGACTTGACGTGGATCGATCATCACAAAACTGCAATCGACAAAATGGGCAATTTCTACGTCAAAGGCATTCGTATTGATGGTGTAGCAGCGTGCGCATTGACATGGCCGTATCTAAACCTAACAATATCAGATTTAAGAATAGATCCAGAACATTGGATATCTCAAGCGCCATTATTTACCCAGTGGATCCATCTCTGGGATACGTGGCAATGGAAAGATCATGAATCGGCAGGAGAAATTGAAGCGTTTATAACCGCTTTATCAGCATATAACATGCATCCCTGTAGCAGCAACTGGGACAAGTTATAGAAATTGGTAATAATGAAAGGCTATTCAATGAAATCATAAGTAAATATTATGGACAGGTAGACGAGATAGTAACTAAAAAGCATGAAATTGCAGAAAAGTATGAGTATGAACAGTATCTTAAATTAAAAGCAAAATTCGAGGAAAAATGAGCGAAATTAACTGTAAACACTTAACTGACAGTAAAAATGGTAAAATGTGCGAGATACTGGCATGTAAAGAACATATAACAGCAGTTTGTCCATTTAACTGTTTAACGTCTAATGATGCAGCAGCAGAAAAAATGTGTAAGTATTATGAGAAAGTTCCGGATGAAAAATGGGCACTCTTTGCTGTTATCTCTCCTAAACTTTATATAAATACGATGACTGATGAAGTAATGGTATTAGAAAAAGAAAATGCAATTAGAATTTCTCTTACATATAATTCTAAAGATCTGATACAAGACAATATACCGTGCTGGATGCAAAACGTAGAAGTGAGGAGAGTTGAATGATGAGCCTAATAGAAAGGTGGTGAGTATAGCCACTCAATATGGCATGGTATCTCAAATATCTTTCTTTTGAATAATTTATACGTCAGTTTATTGATGTATATTTTTGCTTTTGTTGTCCACGGTAGCGCTCTCCTGTGTTCGGCATCAAGGAATTTACGATTTTGCATCTCTATTTCGGCATCGATGTGTTTTTCGAGGGTGGATAACTTTTCTTCCAACTGTATAATCCTTTGATCGTTTACTTTTAAGGGATTAATGAGATAACACCATGCTATGCCAGATTCAATAGACTTAACTTTCCATTCAATGCCTTCCTTGAAAAAGCGAGTCTTCTCATTTAATTTAGCAAGCCATGCATCTGACACTTCAAACGCATAACATAGTTTTCCGTCAACAATACGAACGTCTCCGCGCATAGTTAATTTATACTATTTAACAATTAATAAAGTTATGCGCTGGATCTATAAACACACTACATTAATATATAAAAAATTATATTTTACTATTTTTATAATACTACTTTAAATATTAATACATTCAATTAATGTTTAATGGAAAAGGTTGACGAGTTAATTGCTGACTTTGAGCGAGAGGCAATTAAAAAAGCCGATAAGGGATTCCTTTCGGAAAGAATACGCAGATTTGTCAGGGATTATTATTCACAATATCATAAGACTCCAACGATTGTATATGCACTCTTCGAATCATATAAGAAAATAAACGAAGATGTAAAAGACAGCTATTTTAGAGGTGTTGTTGAAAAGGCATGGATTACTTTCATTGACGATTCTGGTATTCAGTGGGTTCACCTCGATAAACAGAAAAAACTGCGACTTCGCAAGCGAAAGGTGTAACATGCCCGAATTTAAGCAATATAGAAAGAAACCTGTTGTTATTGATGCATATCAAACTGATATTGTATTACAGATAGAAACGCTTGAGGGCATTATGACTGCAAATCCCGGAGATTTTATTATTCGTGGCGTAAAAGGCGAAGTTTATCCATGCAAGCCTGATATTTTCTGGATGAGTTACGAAGAGGTGTAACATGGAAATAATTTATACCGATGCACCAAAGCCATTTGCGCGAAAAGTCAAGGACGCTGATCTTGCGAGGAAGTTTGCAGATTTCTATGATACAGCATGGGACAAGTCTTACATGTATACACCCAGTGACTTCATTAGTCGTTTCGGGATTAACAGGCACCTTGCGCGATATTATTTAATGGACATGTTATACGATCGCAAAGTATTCCGTGTAAAATACTCCAATAAGACGTTTTATGGATTCTATGATCCAGTGTTAATTGACCGATTTAAGGAGTTTATCTGGATGGGCGTCGAAGTGAAGTTTGTTATGCCAAAAGCGAAGCCAGAGTCGTCCGTTGTAATTCACTAAATTCACTTAACTTTTTTGTTTTTGAAAGTAAATAGGTTCTATTTAACAATGCGAAGGTTCATATTCAGGTGTAAACATACCTTATAGTCCACAAAAACTTACACTGAAACGGTTTCTATGAGGGCTGCAAAATGTTGGAAGTAACACCCGATGAAATTGAACAATGGCTCAAGGCTGGCATCAGCAAGACACTCATCGCACCCGAGGAACATGAGCCGGAACCGATTATTGAAGAAAAGTTAATGAGAACTATGTCGAACTACGATTTTAAAGCACTCGCAAAGACGTATAAGTCTGACGAGGCCACGATTCAGGCAACGATTGAGAAGATGGAAGCAGAATTTCGCGCAGATATTCCCGGTGAAACTGACGCGATGTACCAGAAGTTTGTAATGCACGATCTGGGTAAATCCATGAGCGGCGGCGATATGAAGGCCAAGGCTGATGAGTTTAACGGCGTCATTCTTGCAGTTTCCAGAGCAAAGGATCTTAACGATTATCCAAAGCGCCTCTGTTGGAAAGAGTATAAGAACAGCCCGAAGGACGCTGTTAAAAACGGCTTCATCAAGGAAGAGTTTGACGATCAGGGCAATGTAGTCAAGAAGATTCCACTGGAAACAACTGAACTGCTACCATCTGGCGAAAAGAACCCGAAATATGGCCTTCCGATTGAGTATAGACGTGCTCGTGAAATGATTATGGTGCTCCTTGGAAACCAGAAGATCGACGGTATGGAAGTCCCCGGCAATGGCGAAATTGTGCTGGTCAGGGCAAATCTTGACAATGTAGGCATCGGATGCAAATCTACCATCTACGGCAAGAAATCTGCTCTCGTAACAGGAAAGCCCTATACGTCAGTTGTCAGAGGCTGGAGCGATTTCTACGACGAGAATGGTACATACTCCAATGCATGGAACGTGGCTGACAAAGTATACGAGAACTACTTTACTGAGGTCAGGACCAAGGACGAGGCAGGCGAAGTTACTGCTACCAAGATCAAGAAACTTACCATCGAGCAGGTTGCGGCACTTCCGTCCTTTGGCGTCTTTGTCACTCGTGGAAATGTGCAGTCTATTAAAGGAAACGAGGACGGTACGAAAATGTACCTTGCTATTGATGATGGTAAGGGCAATGCAGTCAGGGCAAGCACCAGTTATGAGCCACTGATGGCAGTTGTAGAAAACCTCTGTGAGGGCGATGAAGTAATTTTCATTGCAGAGCGTGCCTCATTCAAAGATGAGACAAAAGGCGAGTGGATTAATTACAACCTGCTCATGGGCGTCATTAAGAATCCTGCCGAAAACGATCTCGCAGATGGACTGAAACGACTTGCCGAAGTTCGCAAGAACAAGAAAAACTGAGGTAATAAACATGGTATTCCAAAAGAAAGAAGTCGATCCAGAGATTGCAAAGTGGGGTTTCTGTGACACCTGTGCGTGTTTCGTAATGAGTCCCGGTGCCTCCAGAGACATGAATGGTAAGTGCCATCTTGGCCCTACCATTGTACCAATTTCACTGGCTAGTATGAGCTGGTGCAGTAATTATCGCAAAGGTACACAGCGCAATGCACGAAGTACCAGTGCTAATCCTACTGGTATAACCGACGAAGTTGTGACAGTGGCCGAAGTTAAGGAGGAGCAATAAATGGGGTGGGATGCAGAAGATCCGGTAGTGGATCAGTTTAAACCCAAAACTGATCTTGTTGAGGATGGATCTATGACCATTAGCAAGTCTACCGATAAGCAGGCGTCAAATGATGACTTTTCCTTCGATTTCGATGAAGCAGAGGATGACGGCGAAAAGAAAGAAATCTACACTGTTTACGGGCACAAAAACAATGGCAAGACAACTATCTCATATGGTATTCCACATGCCGGTGACAAGATTCTTGTGCTGTCATTTGATCGAAAGTCTACACGGCCAAAGGATGCGCCATATATCGTAAATGGCAAACTTACTATCAGCGTAAAAGATGCCATCAAGTACCTCGACAAATCCTCTGAACAGAGATATATTGAGTCAGCTATTAAGACCCACGCCTTTGTTCTGGCGCTGCTTGATCAGGCAAAGGAAAAGTTTGATCCGGATTGGGTCATGTTTGATGGCACAGAAGTTATGTCTGGCATCATGGAACTCGTTATGCGTGGACGTAACAACCTCAAACCCTTCCAAGGAGTAGCAAATCGGAGTTTGTGGAGAGAACGCCGTCAGTATATCGATGATATCCATAACCGGGCTTCACAGGTTGCCAAGAAAGGTGTCATCTACACAATGTACTCGCAAAAGGATGAGGTAATCGACAAAGATGGAACTGTCATGAAAAAGGTTGATATTCCAAAGTGGATCGGATCTGTAATGGAAGAGACCGATATTGTAGTTCACGCAGAGACAAAGTTCGAAAATAACAAGAATGTCTTTTACGCGAGAGTAGAAGGATCAAAACTGCCTGACAGATATCCAGACGGTATGTATAATATTACGAACAAGCGCTTTAGGGATGTTGTAGAAACTAAGGCAACATCATAATTTTTATGATAACGCTACCCGTGACAACGGACGCCGAATGGAATGCCACCAACGACTACATTTCAAAGTCCAGGTGCACACTATTTACTACATGTGGCATAAAGTACAAAAAGCAATACATCGATCATTGTATTCCGCGTGAGGATTCTCATGCGTCAACTGTCGGCACACGATTCCACGAATTTGCTGAACTCTTTATGGGAGTGGCTGACAAATACCCTGAAGAAAAATGGAAGTCCTTCATTCATCCTGACTTCACTAATGAAGAAACAGCAATGCTCGATTGGTGGATTGACACCGAAATTGAACGACGCAAGACAGTAGGAGAATACTGGAAACCACTCGCTATGGAGTATCGTGCCATAAACCACGGTCGTAGAATCAGGGGAATCATCGATAGAATCGTGCAAACATCTGAAGACACTATCGATGTAGGAGAGTACAAAACAACTCAATCTATAAATAAATCAAAGTTGATGTTTGAATTCGGGTTCTATGATGTGCTACTTGAAAACGTCCCGGAATTAGAGGGATTCAAGCGCACTTATACCGTTATTAACCCGCGATTAAAACAGATCGTGTCATTTAATCCTTCCCGGTTATCCACCATAATCAAGAAGATCAACAAGATAAACGACGCAATTAAGAACAACGAGTTCAAACCTGCGTGCAAATACGACTATGTCTTTGACTGGTGTAATATCTGCACCATGGAGGAAATAACCCAGTATAATGGTCTTATGAACTTTGTGAGCGACTGAACAGTAGTTTAAAAGGAAACAAACATTATATAAGGCAGTAAAAATAACAGTTAATGGAGCACTGATTGTAGAATGAGCAATGTGACGCCAAATACTTCAATTCCTGATATACCAGATGCTATTCATATGCCGGAATATCAGATGCGAAATATCCTTGGTGAGATTAAAAACAAGAGACCGATTACAGGGGAAAGTAAGAAATCAGACTCTTTCAAGTCTCTTTTTGATACGATTAAAGAAGTGCTTGATGCTAAAAACGGTCAGTACTCAATTGATCCCATTTCCGTTTTATCTACTGACGATCTATTATGCCAGATAAAGATCAAGGCAGTAAGAGCACAACTCGTGAACATGAAGGACAAGCGCATTGATGAGTTAACTGACATCATTGTGTATAGCCTGCTTACGTGGAAGAAAATTATTGAGGAATCACATGAGTGACGATATTACTATTACATTTACAAGAGAAGAACTTGCCGGAATATACTTCCTTACTCAACTTGGCGTTATTTCGTCTTATGTTGAACCAAGTATAAGGCGCGTTGTCCTCAAAAACGACACTGAAGAAAAGCATCAGGAGTTTGACAAGGCACACGACGACTTTGATACTACCCTTAGTTATATCAAAAGCATTACAAAGGATGACAAGATTGTAGGTGGGGCACCAGCACTCGATAAAATTGAGGAACTGCGCACGACTCTCAATGATATCTTTGCCAGCGAAAACCCCGAAGAATCAGCCAAAGAATCGACCGAAGAATAAGTCAATCATCACCATTTAACATACTCTTTTATCCCCGGCCAGCAAATACTGTATAATGGCCGAAAAATTAATATGGGTGCTAGAAGACTCTACATATCGCGTTTCCCGTGGGGCAGCCGAAGTATTGTTCTTTTCCCGAAATTACGAAGATAAATTCAAGACCATAACTCACGTATTCACGGGGTTTAGGCCATATTGTCTTGTTCCGGCTGATGAATTTCCTCCACTTCCACCCGGCTGTGACTATGGCGATGAAATAGAATTCGATGCATTAAATCGCGAAGTTCGTAAAGTTTACACTGATGTTCCTGCCACGGTTCGCAAAATACGAGACCTATTCACGTTTACTGATATGGCCGACTTCCTTTTCGAAAAGCGATTTGCTGTAGATCATGGCATCTATTACGCCTATCGATTAAACGAGGCCGGCCTACCCGAAAATGTAGAAATAGACGATTTCATTCCTCCACGAGTATTAGGTATAGATATCGAAACTCTTGCACCACAAGGTACCTTGCCATTGCCCCATGATGCGAAATGGCCGGTAGTATCTATCCAATCTGAAGACTTTTACACAGGAGAAATTATTGTCTTTACTGCCTCGAATCTCAACATTAATGGCGAGCGAGTTATGTTTCCCCAGACTGATGCGCCGGATCATGTTGCCTGTAAAAATGAGCAGGAACTTTTCAAGGTGTTTCAAGCCTACATGAGTGAAATTAACCCCGACGTACTAACAGCTTGGAGCGGGGCTCGCTATGACTTGCCTTTCTTGATTAGACGCGCTAAAGTGCTTGGAATAAGTTGCACTGGTCTGGCTCGTCACGGGATCCCCCGATGTGAAATAGATAACGAAGCAGATTCCGGGTTCAGTACATCAGTTAAGGGTCGCTGCACTCTCGATATGCTCGAAGCCTATAAAAAATTCTACAAGCAAAAAGCACAGCGAGAAAGTTACGATTTAAAATCAGTATCTGCTGATTATGGCTTTGAGTACGTCGATTATGGTGCAAAACTCCTAGAACTACTCCACAACAAAGAATATGAAAAGTTTCTCCAATACTGTCGCAACGATGTAATAGCGCTGAAGAACATTGACGACAAAGTAGGACTGTTTAACTTTTATGAAGCACTGCGCAAAATCGCTGGCTGCAAACTAAACGACACCTTGCACAATTCAGTAGTTATTGAGGCAGCATTCCTGAAAAACGGCATGAAAGCAATGCCTACCAAAGCTCCGTATACCAAAGGCGGTGACAAATTTGAGGGAGCACTTGTATTACTTCCACCAGCGGGTATCCACGAATGGGTGGGCACTGTCGATCTTGCGGCACTGTATCCAACGGTCATGCGTGCATTTCCTGATAAATGTTGCCCTGATCCCAATTACAAAGTTATCGAAATACTAGAACTATTTGTATCAGAGCGTGAGCGATATAGAGCCCTGAACAAAACAGATGCATCAACACCGTTAACAGAACTCATTGAGTACATTTTCAAAGTATTAGCCAACTCAGTATACGGCGCACTGGGACTCAAATCATTCAGGTTATTTAAGCGCGAATGTGCAGAAAACGTAACATCTATAGGCCGAGACGTCGATCGCTTTGTTCATAAATGCCTATTAAAACACGGCTATAAAACTGTATACAGCGACTCTGTTGCTGGTGATTCAGTCATAAAACTTTACGATAAGAAAGGAAATTGGAAGTTTGTAAACATCGAGGATATGTTCACCACTGTAGATGTTACGGAGCAAGAAACTGGAAAAGAGTATCATTTGCTTGAAAACGTTTACGTTGAATCTATTGATGAAAACGGCAAAGTTATCCTCGACAGAATAAAATGTGTGATGCGGCACAAATGCAATAAACAAATGTATCGCGTAACTGATCAGAATAGCATATATATTGATGTTACAGAAGATCATTCTTTGATTACATACGACGGTTTTAGATTCTGCGAAATAAGACCTATAGATCTTAAAAATACTCATTATCCACTGATATCATATCTTATCAATCCACTAAATGAGCATACGAGCATTGTTTTCGATAATATTGCATCTGTTGAAAAGATTAACTATAGTGGTTATGTTTATGATCTAACTACCGAGCAATCACATAAATTCTTCGCAAATGGATTGCTTTTGAAAAATACGGACAGTTCGTTCTTCTATCCGGTAAACACGCCTGAAGAGGGGCTTAAAGTTCAAGACAAATTAAACGTCGATCTGGAAGAGTGGGGATTAGCGGTGGGTGCAAGGGTTAAATTTACACTTAAATTTGAAAAACTCTACCGTCGCATCTTGTTTAAGAAGGATGAGAAGGCCAAGAAAGAGTTTCGATGGGGCGACGATGTTGGTGCCAAGAAAAAGTATGTTGGTCATTTACTTTGGAAAGAAGGTGTTGATTACAGCGATAAACGCGAATTAAACTTCATGGGACTAGAGTTAGTAAGGTCAGATAGTAGCCAGTTCACCAAGAAGATGCTACGTGAGTTCTTTGAAATAATATTAATTGACGGAGATACAGTTGCCGGATCGGCTTTCATCAGGAAGTCGTATAAGGACGTGAAGGCAGGCAAAATAAATGTGAAGGAATTATCAATACCTAAACAGATCAGGGCAGCATCGAGGGCAGCATCGCCTCACAAGCGCGGTATCCAGAACACTCATAAAGTATTCAATTACAACATTCCAGATGGTGTTAAACCCAGACTGATCTACGTCAAAGATTATCCATATGAATTCTGCATAGACGACGAATTAGACATCGGTGATTGGAACAACAAGATTGACTGGGAAACAACTCTCGAAAAGAACGTCACTAAAAAACTCAGGCTGTACGCAGAAAGCGCCGGTATAAACTGGAATCATGTTATTTACGGCCAGCAATCAATCAGGTCATTCTTAACCCAAACCGAAACCGTCAACGAAGCACTCAAAGAAATCGAAAAAGACGACGCCGAAGACGATGAGTTAGAACCCTATGAAATGAGTTAAGTATAAATAGTTATAAAACGCACCTAAATGATGCCAAGGTAACAGGGAAGTTTCCTCTTTTTCTTTCTTGTTATGGCGGCAAAATATTCTGTGATATTGTTTCTTCTCCGATGTTAGGTGGGAAGTTTGTCATTTCTTTCCACCAAATATATATCTTCTGAAATTCCATTCTTCTTATGCAATTTTTATGCGTGACGTGCAAGGCAGCAATGCGCGAGACAATGCACTTCGATTATGAGAACGGCAAATATGAGATACGGCTCAATTGCCCGAACAAATGTAAGCGCGGGTCGTCTCACATCTCCTTTACGTCAATCCCCGGCGAAGTAAAACTGAAATTGAGCGAGTGACGAAAATATGAGACACTATAAACCCGTCATAAAAGTACAAGACGTGCACGACTGTACAACCTGTGATATTTGCGGCAAAGAATTCAAAACTAGCAAAAGTGTTGATGCGTGCTCAGTTGAACATAAATTTGAAATGTCTTATGACTATAGTGAGTATTATTATGATCCAGTTGACTCATATCATTGGGCACCAGATATTTGCATGGATTGTTTCATCGAGAAATTTGTGCCATTCTTTGAGCAAATTGGGCTCGTGCCACCTCCAAATGAGTGTAAATATGATGCCTCATTTGACACTGCTATTGCGCTTTATCTTAAACGTAGGCAGGAATGCTTGAAAAATTAAGTATTATAAGTAACATTACTTAGAAAAGAAGATCTTGTTATTTTCAATCACATCTCGCATTTTTGCAGGCCACTGAATGTAAATCCCGCTATGACCGCTTTTCTCGCTGGTATAATGGAAATATGCACCGCCAAAATCTTCACCAAACTTGGTTAATTTCCATGCACTATTTTCCTTCGTGACATATCCGAGGCGATGTAACAATTTGTTTGTTTTGCTTCCATTGTCCCCATATGGTTTACCGAGATCGCGGGCACTGATATGCGCACCTTCATACTCATTTTCTGCAGGAGGTAGGCATTTTTGATACTTCTCGAAGCTGACTCCGGTTTCTCTGGTTGCTTCTGCTAATGCTACGGCGATCATCATTGTTTTTGGCACGTTTACAATATCAGCAATATAGACACCAAGATCTATTTTATCCTTGCATACCTGTTCAGGACTACGCATAGACGGGTGAATGACCGGAGTAACACTTATCGTAGAAACCAATTCTTTCCTGCGATATTTCGTAAACACTTCAGCCATTCCTCGCTGATGATTTATAATTTTTTCACGCGCTTCCATATTTCTAATCGTATCTGGATTGATCTTCTGAATTAACAAGTTATACCCATTCTCATTAATGAAGTTATAAATCGTGCCTCTCTGAAAGCCAGTTGCATTATTCGCAACCGGGTTAACATTTGCGTTTTGTAACTCATTTCCATTTACTTTTATGATATACCCATTGAATTCCTGCTCATTTCTTGAAAACAATCTACTAATTGTGGATTTGTCTACATCTAACTGCTTATATAAATCAGTAACGCATACAAACGGTTCATTGTTCGTAATCAAAATTCTACACTCAATACCATCTACGGCATCAAATTCAAGTTTTTCTATATTGTGCATTTTCGATACCTCAACAATAAATTAGAAATACGCAATCTTTATATCGGAAAAGAGACAACATATAGTGTTCATTCTTTTCTAATATGAAGGATGGTACCCTTCATATTTATTGTTAAACTACATTTGGTTCTGAACTATTTAAAATTAGGCGTAGGCAGGAATAAGCCATGTATTTACGGGATATATTAGATCGCTTCCTTTTTTATTGTTGCAATTAGTACACATCGGCTGATAATTTTTAAGTTCGTCTTTTCCACCGCGTGATCTAGGCAGTATGTGATCCTTCGTGAAGAGCACTTCATTTCCTTGATCATCGAGTCCATAGAGATTAAAGTGATATTGACCGTAATGTCCCTGTCTCTCCATTATGAAATATTGAGCCTCTAATCCACAATCAACGCAGGTAGTGCCATATACAGCAAAGCATTGATAGCGATCGGAGGCCATATTAATCCATTCTCCGTCAAAGTCAACTTTATATGCTTTACCATTGCGTTTGGTATCAAAAATAGTTTGTGAGAGGACTTCTTCGATGGAATAGTGTTTTTCTTTGCGATCAAAACGGGGAACAGAGATACGTTTATTTCTGATTCGAACCATCTGCAAAAAAGATTGGTTGTTGTCTTATATAAAAGTTTCTAAATTAATGTCCTTGAGCCGGGTTTCGTAATAACTGTATAGATTACGTGGGCCTTCGCAAAGATGATGTTTGCATTCAACTTGCACATATTGGGCAATTAGGGGCATGGCTTTTCGTATGTTTTTGAATTCGTCGCCTAAATCAACACGGGCTTTCTCGATCGCGCCATAAATTTCAGAGTCTGACAACGGCGGTAATTGAATGGCGCCGTCTCTGATATCACGAGGAACCTTTGTTAATCTTGGTGTGTCAACTTTTGACTTGAAATAAATTGTACCGCGACCTGCTCCGGCATTTTCGCCCATGTTAAACGGAGTCTCGCCCATTGCTTTACCGACGACGCCTTCTTCACCGCGATCAATGCATTCTTGTAGCATCAGGTCTTTGAACTCGTAAAGTTCCTCAATGGTAGTCATTTTGCAGGTTCCCATTAACTCTGTAACCGGTAGCCCGGCATGATCGCACTCCTGATACAACTTCGTATAATTTACAAATCGCTGTGATTTTGCGCTCCATAAGTCAAATGCAATAAAATGCGTATTTTCGTGAACTTTAATTCGGGTAGGTGATTTTCCTTTGCCGCAGAGTTCACCGAAGAGCACGTAATCAGTATTCCACTCACTTGCCGAGTTAAGCAGATCTAAAATGGCGTCCCATTCAGGACACTGCTTCATCTGCGTATAGACCTCCATGTTTGCGCGAGCCATGTTTCGTGATCTGATTTCTGGTTCGCCGTCAATTAATGCAATTCCAATATTTGAGCCATCCTCTTTCAACGTCCAGAATATCTCGTGCCCGAGCAAAATTTGTGGCCCCGGCTCCAACCTTTCCAGCGCATCTAAATGAGGGTATTTAACCTGTTCTAATATATCCATAAGTTATCTTATGTTAGTTAATTTATAAGTTTAAAAAGGTTTATATTGTCGTAAGTATAATTCTTAATTCCAACAAAATCCGATTGTAGGCGAATGGCACTGAATCTGATCCTTCATGCCACATTTATTAAATTGCCTGCTACTTTAGTTGTGGGATACAGCAGGCTTACACATAGATATAAATATCTGTAAGTATAATATGGTAATATGTTACAAACCTACAAGTACAGGTTGTATCCCAATGCGATCCAGCAGGACCGTATTGAGAGGCATATCGGCGCTTGTAGGTTTGTATACAATCTGTTTCTTCAGAAGAAAATCAAGCATTACTCTGCACATGGTAAGTCCTTGTCTTGTTTTGCTCTGAATAAGATGTTGCCCGCACTGAAAATTGAGTATCCATTCTTACAGGATGTTCACTCACAACCATTACAGATGGCATCTCGCAATTTAGATAATGCGTTTACAAAGTTCTTCAGAGAAAAGAAGGGATTTCCTAAGTTCAAGTCTAAAAAGAATCCAGTTCAATCGTTTCAGTATCCACAAGGAGTGAAACTTAACTGGGAATCAAGCAAGGTATATCTTCCGAAAGTAGGTCAAGTTAAGTGCAAACTACACCGATTTTTTGAAGGGAACATCAAAACATGTACAGTATCACGGACTCCTACCGGAAAGTATTTTGTATCAATTCTTGTAGATAACAAAGAACCAGTTCCAGAATCTCAACCATTTAATTCAGAGACTACAATTGGTATTGATGTAGGATTGACATATTTCGCTACTCTATCTGATGGAACAAAAGTTGAAAACCCAAGGATTCTTAAAAAGACCTCTGTAAAACTTAAGAAACTTCAGCAATCAGTATCCAGAAAAGTAAAAGGATCAAACAACAGACGCAAAGCAATCCGCAAAGTAGCACAATGTCATGAAGATATAGCAAACCAACGATCAGACTTCTTGCACAAACTTTCTTTTAATCTAATCAGCGAGAACCAAGCAATCGCAATTGAAGATCTGAACGTGTCTGGGATGTTAAAAAATCATAAACTTGCTAAACATATTGCAGATGCTTCTTGGTCAGAGTTTAGAACTATGATCATATACAAATGTAAGAAGTATGGAAAGACCTTGTTAACTATCGGTAGGTTTGATCCATCTTCAAAAATTTGTAGCAAGTGTGGATATCATAACATTAATCTCGCACTGAAAGACCGAAATTGGATTTGTCCTGATTGCGGAGCAGTTCATGATCGGGACATTAATGCCGCGATCAATATTAAATCATTTGCTTTAATGAAGCAAGATACAGGGCAGGATCTGTCCGGTGAGCCTATGGAGATTGAGTCAGACACATTAAGTGCATCGATCAATGAAACAGGAAGCCAACAACTTTAGTCATTGGTAGATCACCAAATTGCTCTAATTAACAATAGTTTTATATAAACATAGTCGCTACTTGTACGTACTATGTCTTATGATGACAAAACTGCCGGTGACATTGCCGGTGAAAAACTCGAAGCAGAACTTGCCACGGCAAAACCCGGCGCATTTAATCGCTTCAAAGTAAACGTGTCGGATCTCGCGTATAGGTGCACTTTTGGTAAAGTTGGAACGGCTAAACCGACGCCATCCTGCCCTTATACGAAGTGAGGCAATCCCATGTATAAAATTTTATTTTTGATCGCTCTTTTAATTGTTGCACCAGTTAGCGCAATTGAAGGATCTCAACTTAATGTTACGATTGGGGGTGGTGGCGGTGCGTTTATTACTCACGGCGATCATTATAGCGAGGCATCGGGCGCGTCACTTGGCTTCATAACTGGCAACGAAAACTACCAGTATCAGGCTGCCGGAACCCATATTGTTACTCTTGGAGGAACAAGCTATGCCGAAACCGACAAATATGATAATCGAATTAAGAACACTGTAAATGTCAAAAACGAACTCATTTACGATAGTCAGGCAGTTGTAGATAATACATATGCATTAGTTGATAATAGGGCATATATTCCTGATATGGAATGCACGGCTGGAAACTTGCCAACGGCAGGATCAAATGTCGGTCCTAATGGCACGCTGATCGTAGAAGGTCAGACTCCCTCGTATCAGTCGGTAGAAGTGCATTATGATGGTGCTATGGCCGGTGGTGGAAAGTATCGAACTAACGGCGTGATTGACGATTCGAACTTAACGTCCTCAATGCGTGCAGTCAGTTACGGAGATGCTGGATCAGTGACCGCAAATTACGCAGTAACTGCAGAAGCAGGCTATAATAGTTCAAACAATGATGTTAACTTCAGAAAGCAGGACTACGGACACACGACTTGGATTGCCCGTGATAACATGACGTATGAAGCAGAGTTCGACCTTGAATACAAGGATTACAGCAAGGCTCTGCAGGCTTCAGAAGAGACGTCGAACAGCAGTATAGTTGTAGGAAATGAAACAATCGCATTCGGCAACGAGACTGTTACCAATGCTACGGTTACAAATACCACCTAATTTTTAAGGAGTTAAATTTGATGAGTTAATATGACTCTTCAACAATACCTATCTTTTTATATTCGTAACTATAACTACATCATATGCATGATTCACAGCAATCTATGGATAGTCTGGCGCGCTCTATCGAAACACTTGCGGCAGAAGTAAAACACCTTTATGAAGAAATGGAATTATTGAAAATGAGGATACCACGATGCCCTTGTGGAAACACTATGGTCTCAATGGAAATTGAAAACTTCAAATGACACCAGATCAAAAGATCGCCCTTATAAAAGCGCTCAATCCAAGTTAAGTTTAAATACTTATCACTCTTATTTTTTAGTTATGTGGAATTGGGTCCGTAAGTATTTTAAAAAATCTCGTGGGTGGCACATTCTTTATAAATATAGAAATGGCCGATTAGTTGACGACGAAGACCGGTGGGAAATTGAAGCATTTCAGGGTGTTGGATTTATGAAACGATATGGTATTCACGAAGTAATTCATGAAGATGGCACTATATCTTATCAACATACCTGTAAAACAACTCGACGCGGCAAAATACTTATGAATTTATATGACTAAAAATATCAGTAATGACCTATTATTAGCAATCCAGATATACCGGGATCAACCTAAAGCGTGGTTTGGTAAACTGGCCGAAGAATTATCAGGAATCATGGATAAAGACGAGGTTTCTCATTCTCTGGACATATTATTCGATTGGGGAATTGTCTTTGGTGAATATGGCCCGACTGCTGATGGCCGCGCTGGAAGACTGCTATTCATCGATGAAAGCGCTGAACACATCATCAAAGAACTCGATGAGTTGGAGAAACAATTTCCTCAAATCATAAGTTAAGTTTAAAACATACATTTAAAATTTATGTAAAATAAGCATTTATTATATGCTGAATTGTAGCATCTTCTATATTATACCATTCTCCTGATATTTTATAATCTGATAACAATGCGTGTAACTTTGTTTCTTCTCGTAATGCGGTTTCTACTCTTTTGTATGCTATATATTTTAACTCTGATGAGTTTGAACATTTATGTGATTTAATTCTTTTATTTAAATTTTTAGTCATTCCTATTTTATACTTTGTTGATCCGACTTCATTTAGTAAGTAAATATATCCAGATGAATCTCTTTCTTCTATAGGATTATCTCGTAAAAATTGTATCACATCGTTCATAATGTCAGGTTTGAGGTTATATAATTCATTAAGTAAAAATACTTCTAATTTTGGATGGCTATCTATTGCAAATTTCATCGCTACTACGGGATGTGCATATGTACCACCATATCTTCCGCGTTTTGTTTGTATCACAGGTTTAAAATCGACCGACATGCAAATCAGATTTGTTATCAACCCATAAATAGATTCTGGATTGATTGAGGCAGGATTAACATTTCAAGATAGATTTGATAAATTAACAGAATTATATGATCGGCGCAGGGTCAGATTGCTAGCATAAACGACTAAAATGCGGCCACTCTATAACAAAAAGAAAGGAAAACTTTCTCCCTGTTATTTTGGGGGTACGCTTAATTGTGTTGTTACACGTATAAAAATGTTAGTAGTGTCTTGAAGATATGATCATCCCATTTTCAATTTTGTAATATGGATTTCTGTCTCCAAGACCTTTATCGAGGGTGATTACATAATCGTTGTTGCCCTCTGCTTCGTTTCGTTCTACTTCCTCAAGGATAAACTTTGCATCCTCTTCTGATTCACCAGCGACAAGCCAGCGTCTTCCGTCTTCATTAATTTTTCTCATGATATTCAATTATTCGACACGGGTGACCGCTGTGTCTGCGGGAGTCTCATAAATTTCGGCATTGACTGTTTTATCAAAGTGAATCAATACGAGGAATGCAATAAACGCATCAGCCAGTTTGATCTTCTGGGCATCGGTAACTGTGCCTGCTGTAATCTGCACGAGAGTAATTCCTGCGACACTTAAGAGATCGAGGAAGTTCTGTACAATCGAAAGTGCGTATGATGCATCTTTGTACTTGCTCACAATGAAGGGAGAAACAGCAACGAGTATTGCGATGGCACCTTCAAGGACCGGCAGTATATCAGTCATACGACAGCAATTCTATTTTTTCCTCTTTAATATAATGTTGTTAACTTTTGAGCAAAAATCTATAAATGTTAGTATATCAAAGTTAACATCATGGATCCATTAGTTGCAGTATGCATCTCTACATTTAATAGGTTTGCTGATTTACACACTTGCCTTACGTCTATAATGGAGCAGGATTATGTAAATTTAAAAATTATTATATACGATAACTATTCTACTGATGAGACAGTCAAATTACTAAAATTGTATGAGGCAACCTTTCCTGAAATGGTAACCGTATTTTACGGCGAAAGAGATCAGCCAAATGCCATGATAACACTCAATGCGACGTTTAAAGAGGCCGCGCGAATAGGAGCAGATTATGCTCTGGTAATGGACGACGATGCGTATATACTTGACGATACCGTGATATCAAAACTGGTTGCGTGCATGGTTGACAATGTTGCAATTGTAGGTTCCAACGTCAAATCTGAAGACGGATCATGGCAGATGCCAATCAGAAAGCAAAATGGAGAATTTTTATCATCCGAAGAAATAGATGAACTCGGATTGATAGCATATCAAGAGTTTCATGGTGCCTGTGCGTTATTTGACGTTAAAAAATGTGGAATTTTTAACTGGTACGACGAGTCTTTTGTAATCTACATGAATGAGTTAGATTTAGCCACGAAAGCACTTAACGCAGGATACAACGTATTATTTAGATCAGATGCAGTTGCTTATCATGTTGGCGTAGGCGACAAAAATGCTTGTAACAAACGCGCCTATTACTTTGTCAGAAATTACAATACCGTGCTAACAAGGAATTTCAGGACGGTGATCAGCAGATTAAAGGCAGTGACGCTTCATACGTTTATGAGTGGTGGTTATTTTGCTGAACGAATTCTTATTCATAATACCTGTAACAATAGACTTAAGATATTTAACTTCTCATATTTAATGATGCGAGCCTATATTAACGCAGCATATCGAAGTTTCTTTCCTGATGAACGACACCAATTCAAAAATCAGGACTTCTTTGAACAATCAATGTACAATGGCTTTAAGCGATGCATAGCAGATCGCATGAAATGGATTAAGGGTCGTGAATTAACTGCAACCAAAGGTGTCCGATGAACAGAGTTGGTGTAGCAATTTCTACATGGAATCGCGTAGAAGATCTTGCACGATGTTTAGCGTTGCTATATAGGCAAGATCATTCATTTGATATATTCGTTGTTGATAATTGCAGCTCTGATAATACAGTAGAAGTTCTTAAATTATTTGGATTAGAACAGGAAAAAACATATCGTGTAATGCCTCACTCAAATTTTTCTGCAATTTATACAATAAATATGGCGCTTCGTGAATTACAAAATGAATATATTATCATACTTGATGATGATACATTTCTTGAAGATCCGTGTAGTATTTCAAAAATGGTTGATGCAGCAGACACTGATCCAAATATTGCAATTGTCGCGTGTAATATTCGTGATAAGTTTGGAAAGATTTCATTTGTATTAAAAACTCCAAGATTTGATGCTGTTGATTATAATCAGTATTCTACTGATGCTATTTTTGACATAGATGATTTTAGTGGTGCTTGTACATTATTTAAACGAGAGTTTGTCGGTCCTGATTTTTACGATGAAAGCTTTAAATTGTATTGGAATGAGCCGGAATTAGCAATTAGAATGGCTGCTAGCGGTCATAGAGTAGTAATTAACCAGGATATACTCGTAACGCATGGCAGTGATGTTGGTAGAGAATCTTGTAAATCGTTTTACTATGGTTCGCGTAATACTTTTAGACTTATGACAAAAGTTTTGTCAATAAAACAAAGCCTTGTGTTTACTTGTGTATTAATTCCATTTCATATGTTTCGGTATTTAACAATGCGAAAAGAAAAAAACTTCTTGCGATATCTCCCAAAAATAATATATGCGCATTTTAAGGCCATTTATAGGTGTTTCTTTGCAAAACGTATTGAGTTTAATGATATAAGTGTGCAACAAAGAGTGAGAGACACGTATAATAAATACTTCTTAAAAGAAATATTATATTCAATACAATGAAATTAATTTATTTTATTCATGATTATATTTATGAACCATTTTTCAATTTTGTGTATAGTATTAAGTGGAAATTATTAACTTTTAGGTTATTTAATAAGATATCAAACAAACCACAAATAATATATATATCATTTATTAATGGCGGTGGACTTGCGTTACACATTTCTGATTTATTAAATAACATGAATAATTATGAAATGTGGTTATTTAGAAGCAAAAGATGGATATGGCATGTTTATAAAGGCAACCGAAGCGTATTTCGATATCCTGAAAACATGAATCTATTAGATGTAATTAATTTTATAAATCCAGATATTATTCACATCCATCAATTAAGTGAAACATTGTGGGAATTACCACATGTGCCGTGGGAAAAATGCATAGTAACTACGCACGATGTGTATTATATGTGCCCGAAGTATTTTATGACTGAGTGCATGGGTACAAGATTTTGTCATCCATCTCTATGTAGCAAAGAATGGAGAGAAAAAATGCATTATATTTTAAGAACATGCAAAAAAGTAATTTGCCCATCTACTGCGATGAAAGATATTATTTTATTTTATTATCCAGACATCGAAGAAAAAATTGTAATTATTGAACACGGGATTTAATATGTTAAACGTAGCATATGTTGGTGCGTTATATCACGCCAAAGGATCATTCAATTTGTTTAGTTTGTTATTACAAGATTTGCCAGTTAAATGGTTTGTTATTGGATGGGTCGCATCTTATGATGAATCTCTTAAAAATGCAACTGTATACGGGTCATACAAAACAAGAACTGAATTATATGATATGTTAGATATATATAACATTGATTTAGTAATTATGCCAAATGAATGCCACGAGTCTTTTTCATATACGATGAGTGAAGTCTGGGAATGCGGAATTCCAATTTTGGGCACTAATAGAGGCGCAATTCAAAGTCGCATAGAAGAATCTGGATGTGGCTGGATATCCGATCCCAAATTAATGGGCGAAAAGTTAAGGTGGCTTGATGGCAATCCAGATGAATTTAATAGAGTGTTGTCTATTGCTCACTTATATAAAGTTCCTACACTAATTGATATGTGTAACAATTATAACAAATTATATGAGGAATTATGTTAACTGCACTGGTCGTGATGTATAATGCCGAAAAGCAATTAGATGCTCGGTTTAAATCGCTTTGGTTCTGTGATGAGATTATAGCAATTGACATAGGAAGTAAAGATAATTCAGTTAATATTGCTAAAAAATATAACTGTATTATTAAACATCATGAATGGGTTCCTATGGGGGAACTAGCATGGACGCATTATATAGAAGAAGCAAAAAATGATTGGATAATAATAGCAGACCCAGATGAAGTAATTAGTCCGTGTTTAGCAAATAAAATTATTGCGCTATTATCTAATGCAGAACTTGATGTCGGAACTATATCTCTGCCATATAGGCACCATTTATTGAGAAAAAGAATAGATATTTCTATGTGGGGAGAAATTCATCACGTAGATAAAATATTTAATCGTAGTAGAGTAGATGTTACTTGTGTTGTGCATCGTCCATTTGTACTAAAGACAGGATTTAAAAATATACGGATTACCACTGATAAAACTGACGATAGTGAGGTTGTATTACATTATCCTGCAGAAAGCATAATATTTTTGTTGCTGAAACTTTTTAGATATTCAATAATGGAGGGAGAAGCAAGATTTAAACGAGGAGAAGTTTGGACATTTCGTAATTCTGTATATGCTATTGCAAGAAGTGTATATTATCATTTTGGAACTACTCATGGGTTGCGAGGCTTATCAGGAATATTTTTAGGATCTTTATTTGTGCTGTATGATGTTGTTTCTCAATTTATGTTGTTTTTGTATCAACGCAAATATAATCAAGGCAAATTGGAAATATTACAGATAGAGCCCACTAGAAGGTGTAATATGTCATGTAGGCATTGTAATAGAAAAGATAACACTGGTTATATTTCAATTGAAGCATTTAAGCATCTTTTATCTATATATCCTTATATAAACACTATAAAAATACAAGGACTTGGAGAACCGTTACTACACCCTAATATTAATAAACTAATTCAACTATCTAGGAATCATGGATCAAAAGTAATGATTATTACAAATGGATCTCTTCCGATTCCAGAAGATATTGATTATGTAATAGTTTCATTAGAAACGATGAATCCTGATAAATATCAAGCACTGCGCGGGTATGATATTAACAAAGTATTGCAAAATATTATAGAAATTTCACAGAAGCAAAAAATAACAATTAATTGTGTGCAAACTCACTTAACGACTCCTAATGATGTAGAGCAGGTTAAAAAGTTTGCTACTTCAATTAATGTTGACGTCTGGATTACCGCAATGGAAGTATGGGAAGATGTAAATCATGTAGATTATATAAATTCTCGCGAAAATGCTATGAAAGCACACTCTATACATGGGATCGCGTTAGGCAATAAACGAAAACAAGCCTGCCAATGGATGAAAAAATATAGATATTATGATTATTTAGGAAGAGAGCATCCATGTTGTATTCGTATGACTGACGATTATATATTAAGCAATGTAAACCTAGAAGAGTGTTGTAAGGAGTGTCCATTATGATTATAGACAACAACGTAGAAGGTTGGATAAGTCCAATTGAAGGATCTGTTTTACAGATTTTTGCAAGTAAATGTATTGCTGGATGTATCGTGAATATTGGGTGCTTCAAAGGAAAGTCACTTGATTGTATAATAAATGGTATAAAAACGCACAATGCTACCGAGCCTGTGATATACGCAATAGACATAGAAATACGACCAGAAGTTAAACCATTAGCACATTATGGCGTGATTTTGATCGAAGGATCTTCTTATGATCCAGATGTATGCAATACGATACCTGATACCATAGAGTTGGTATTTGTTGATGGAGATCATTCGTATGGAGGATGTAAACAGGATTTAGAAATTTATTGGAGTAAACTTATTTCTGGAGGTATCATGATGGTTCATGATAGTTATGATACCGGTGGAAAAATTTGCGAGCCGTGGGTCGTTAGGGCAACTCAAGAATTTGTAAAACAACATATGAATGAATTTGTTCCGGACAACTGGTATACTACTCCAGTTCACAGGGTTGATAGCACCTTGATAATACAAAAGATATAATCAGGTTAAATAACGTAAACACTTAAATGATTAACATGGTAGATATTACGATTAAGAAGGGGCTTGTTGATGCTGCAGGAAAGCCAGTTAATGGCGCGTATATTAGCAATCTTGCTCCTTCTAAAATTATATACACTGGATTCGTTGAATCCGAAATTGAAACGATTAAGAAGTGGGCACTTAAGGTAGGCGCAGTATTCGAGCAGAAGTCCGGCAAAGTAAAGGAAGAGCCAAAATATTTTGCAAAAGATACGACCGAATTGCCAGTTGAAGATTTGTTTCCTGAATAAACCTAACTTTTTATTCTTTCCCATCAAATGTTAAGGTATGCAACAATTTAATGTTGACACACCATATGATGGATTTATTGCGATATTCAATCATATAATGAGTAAGCATGAGTTATTTGTCTCCGAAGATGGCGATCAGTCATATCTTGGCGAGACTGTTTGTATCCACATACATGATCCATTAAAAGATCATGATAAGTTAATAGAAGTGTCGTGTCAAGGACAGCAATCTTTTGATTATTACAAGGAGCAACTTGTAGAAGGTAAACACATTAAACAAGAAGATCCAGAAGATGAAGCCGAATACACATATCATGGCCGTTTATTTGAATATGAGTACGAGTCAGGAGAATTTGGATCTACGAATCAAATTGAAAAAATTGTGCAAAAGTTAACAAAGTCTCCATATTCAAGGCGCGCTGTTGCAGTTACTTGGCAGCCATGGAACGATATTAACGCGCAAGATCCTCCGTGCATGGACATCCTTAAATTTAGCATTAAAAAAGGAAAAGGGTGCCTAACCGTGTTATTTAGATCACATGACGCGCTCAAAGCATGGCCTCAAAATGAGTATGCTATAAGTTATTTACTACAGTCGGTCTGCGATCAATTGGGCATTAGAGTTGGCTGGCTCGAAATCATATCCTGTGATCCTCACGTCTACATTAAGGCCGATCAAGATCTTGTAAAAGCAACATATGCCAAAATAGGTAAACATATTTAACTTAGTTAATACATATAACTAAGTTACTTTGAAGTTACCTTGTTTGCTGTGCAATGACGAATCAGATGGTAGGAAACACAAAAATAAGGTTCTTATGCCTTATATCGAGGGTATTGGATACCTATGTTTGCAATGCGGTAACACGAATCCTTGGAAGAGGCCGTATAAGAGGAAAAATGGCACGAAAAACAAATGAAGAATTTAACAAATTGAATGATGCCCCGGAAGTTACCCTGGAAGTTAGTATATGCGCGTGTGATAAACTCGTGGAAATTGGATTTCATCGATGTAAAGATGATGTGATTTACATTATGTTCTTATGTGAGGAATGTCAAAAGATTAGGATTAAGAAGTACAATTTGACACTTCTGGATGAGATGAAATATGGTTAATCATGGTATAGAATTATTTACTCTTTCAAAAGATCAATTCAAACTTTATTTTGATACTCTTTTTCGATTGCGACCCGAAGTGAAAATTGACCTGTTTCCCGAAAAGAAGCACGTTTATGTTAGGTCAGAAGACGAATCAAAAATTCTCATGTCTGAACTGATCCTGAATGTTGAACCAAAGGAGTTTACGAGTTTTGAAATAGGACTCGAATCTGTAATAAAATTGAACCCCAAAAAAGATGTGACGTTCTATCATAAAGGAAATCAAATTATTTTAGCGCAGGGCGACACGGCATTAAAAGTTATAACCTTGGATCCGCGCTGCTCCGAGTTAGGTAAAGTTCCTGCGTTTCCTGAATTGGAATATGATGCGCGATTGCATCTTGATAAAACATCTATTGAGGCATGGTATGATTATTTTAAAGTCCTCGTGGCAAAAGAAGGAGTTACATTCGAAGTAGCAGATGGCGAACTATCAGTGCATGGCAAAGTAGAAAATGATGATGTGCTCGAAATGACATCAGTGATTCCAACAGATCAGGAAGATTGCAAAGTAGTTATTGCTGTTGCGCCATTAATCGATGCTTTTGCACATTGGAAAGTTTATGATACGGTAGTTATACATCTTGGATACAGGACGCCACTACAACTGGAATTTGGATCAGATCTATTGAACATTAAAACGATAATTGCGCCCATAGTGAACGATGATGACTGATGGAGAATCAATGAAGTTACAACTAGTTAATGGAGCATGGATAAATGAACGCCACGTAATCGTATATTACATATCTGAAGACAGTAAAACAATTGGCTGCCTGTCACTTGGTGATCAGTGTTACACGGTATTAAAACCAGAAAACGAGTTAGTTACACAGGAATTGCTCGATGATACAATGCGCGTAATTACATCTATGGCACTCAATAACCAACTCCTGTCACAATACGATCTATGGAAGGCACTTAATCGAATAAAATGACAGGATGTTACAATTGCAAATACTACTGGCTGCATCCATGCTCGTGTAGGCCATTTTGCAAGTGGTATATTGCGTCAATTATCGATCCGTGGGAGTATTGCGAAAAGTTCACTGAAGAAGAAACTTTTATATATTGATCGACACAATTAAATGATGCACATAGTAACGAGAGAAAGTTTCTTTTCTTTCTTTTGTTATGGCCGAAAATTTGCGCTTGTTACATGACTCTTTTTGAAAGTTAAGCGACTTCCATTGACATTCGATTTCTTTATATGCCCGTAAAGTCAACTGATAACGTGATTTTATGAGTGGCGAATCTATTATCGAACATGTTTTAAGAGAGAGATATTATCAACCCGGAGAAAGTTCTCTAAATGATGTTTTTGATCGGGTCACGACAGCAATATATCCACAAGATCGAACGATGCGAACCAAATTTCATGAGATGATGAGTGATATGCGGTTCTTGCCAAATTCCCCAACATTAATGAACTCTGGGACTGAAATAGGTCAGTTATCAGCTTGTTTTTCCCTTGGCATCAATGATGATATGGTTAGCATATTTGATACGCTCAAGAATGCTGCCTTAATTTTCAAATCTGGTGGTGGAGTTGGGATAAACTTTAGTTATCTTCGTCCTAAAGGCGCTTCAGTTGGTTCGACTCTTGGCACTTCATCGGGTGTCTTGTCATTTATGCAAGTATATAATTCAATGGTTGAGACAGTAAAAAGCGGGGCTGTTAGACGAGGAGCAGCAATTGGTATTCTAAATATAGATCATCCTGAAATAGAAGATTTTATCGTTAGTAAAAACATAGAAGGTCAATTGTCAAACTTTAATATCAGCGTAATGATCACCGATGAGTTCATGAAGGCGGTTGAACTTGGCGATCCGTGGTATCTGAAATTCGAAGGAAAGGTTTACAAGGAAGTTGATGCTCGTGAATTGTTTAACAAAATTGCCAAATCAATGTGGACGAGGGCAGAACCAGGAATCCTATATTATGACGCAATAAACAAGGATAATGTATTAATAGACATTTACGGCCCAATTGACACCTGTAATCCATGTGGTGAGAAAATGCTCGTTGTTTTGAGAAAGGCGCTTGATGCATGGCTTAAAAAATATGAAGGTGGTGGATCGTCATGTAATCTTGGTTCATTAAATCTTATAAAATATGTAAAAGATGGACAATTTAACTTTAAAAAGTTTGAAACTGATGTTAGGCTCGGAGTGAGAATTCTTGATCAAATTATTGATGTTAATAAGTACCCGCTTGAGCAAATAGAATACATTACAAAGGATATTCGTGAATTAGGACTTGGAGTGATGGGATATCACGATATGCTTATTGAGATGGGAATTCCTTATGACAGCGAAGATGCCTATCAATTTGAAGAAAAGTTATTTGGATCGATGTATAGAGCAGCAATAAATGAATCTGAAAAACTTGGAATAGAGATTGGTGTGTTTCCATCTTGCTCAAAATCTAAATTAAAAGATTCCCCGAGACGAAATTCGTTTGTGTTATCAATCGCGCCCACCGGCACGCTATCGATGATTGCACAATGTTCTAGTGGAATAGAACCAAATTTCTCATATGTGTATAATAGAAGTACTTGGTCATCTGGAGAAAAGAAAACATTTAGAGTTATTCATCCATTGTTTGAACAACATCTAAAGTCGTTATATAATAAAACTCAAATTGATCGGATAACGAATTTCATGTATGAGAATGGCAGCATTCAAAATTGCCCGGATGTCATCGATCTCACTAAAAAATTATTTAAGACTGCCAAAGACATCCATTGGAAAGATCATATTTTTACGCAATCTGTGGCACAAAAATGGATTGATTCGTCTATCTCAAAAACGATTAATCTGTCATCGGATACTACAGTAGATGATATGAAGAATGCGCTTACTTTAGCACACAAATGTGGACTGAAGGGATTTACAGTTTATAGAGAAGGATCGCGCAATGATGTTGTTCTTGAAACAAACAAAGTAGTGACGCAATTAAATCCTGTCGAGAAGTTAATAAAAGGTGCAAATGGGCGCATTCTTCCTAAAACTCCTCGTAGTATGATGAGCATCACTGAAAAAAGGCGCTCTAATTGTGGAAAATTGTACATAACAGTAGCCGAAGTCGAGGGACAAGCGCATACACTTTTGATTAAAAATAAAGGTGGTGGATGTTCTGCAATGCTCCAAACGGTTGCTGAATTATCTGCTGCGATGCTTCGATGGAAAATACCTCGTTGGGAACTTGTTAGAATATTAACTGGTATTACATGTGATGCTTGTAGAGGTCGTACTGACATAGATGGAAAGTCATGCGCTGATATCATTGGAAAAGTAATAAAGGAGAATTTCCCAGACGAGGATATTCCAAATAAACATGATGGAGAATCACCTAAAAAGACAACTGTTTCCCAAACTGCTGTTCCGTGCCCCAAATGCGGAAAGGCACTTGTATTTGCAGAAGGATGTAGATCTTGTTCGGAATGCGATTACACTCGATGTTCGTGAGCGTTATATGATAAGCATTGAAACTATTGCTCTTTCTTTTTCTATTGCAGGGGCGATATTTATAGGGAGGTTAATTTATGGAAATTGAATTAATCTTAACTAGTGTATCTTTATTTGGAATGGCATGTGTTGCAAGGCATGAAATTAGATTTATAGGATTTATTATTTGTAGTATTGGGAACATTGGTTGGATCATACATGGGAATTTTATAAATAATATTTCGTATATTGTTCTTTTTTCAGGATATCTTATATTTAATATAATTGGAGCATTTGATGCACATAAACAAGTTATGAACATTAGCGAGTGTATTAAATGATTAAGAAGTTTTTATCGGACGAAAGTATAATTATTGATAAATATAACAATGTTTATGGTCGCTTATCAATATTATACGAGTTTAAGAAAAACCACAAGACATGGTGTCATTGTAAATGTGTTTGTGGTAACGAAACAGATGTTTTAAAATCTGCACTAGGAGTAACTACGGTTTCGTGTGGATGTTATCATAAAGAAGTTCAACAACGAATTAGAACAAATTTAACCGGGATACGATTTGGAAGGCTTCTTGCGGTTGAGCGAGTTAAAAATGACAATAAAATATATTATAGATGTTTATGTGATTGTGGAAGTGAAAAACTTATATTACATTCTAATTTAATAAATGGAAATAGCAAGTCGTGTGGATGTACGAGAACTCCAAGAAAGCCAAAACATGTAGATAATATCAAAAAAGGGCATATCTTCGGAAGATATACTTATACAGGAATTTATAAACGTAATAATAATAGAACTTATTTTAAATGCCTGTGTGAATGCGGAAATGAAAAATTTGTTAGATCCGATGCATTAATAAATGGAACCGCTAAGAGTTGCGGATGTTATCGAGATGATTCTGCATCTATAAGATTGTCATTTTCATTGGACGAGAGAGCATTACATTGGAAAGGCGGCAAGGGCGATAAGGGATATTGTTATAAGTTTAAAAGAGCAAGTTTAAAAGAACGAGTACGAAAATTTTTTGGTGATGAGTGTAATATGTGGTAAGACATCTATTGATAATGGCAGAAAACTAGATGTGCATCATGTGTATAGAAATAAAGAAGTAATGTGTAATGATGACGAAAGAAAATATTTTGTCCCGTTATGCAAAACATGTCATGGACTAGTGAGAAGATGTGAAAATAAAAACAATTTTGAGTATAGAGATATGTTTATTAATCTAATACATGAGAAAGGACGATGTTATTATTCAATAGAAGAATATCTAGAGAAGTTTAAAGGTATAAAACTAAAGAATATAAATTTATATGGAGGAATTTGATGATAGATCATATAGCAAACACATTTGTTAACGATAATGGATTAACTGCAGAAGGACGCAAAAAACTTCGTGTTATAGAAGCGCTTAAACGAAATTACGACAAATACGGGCACTCATACTGTCCGTGCAAAGTCGACAAAATTGAAGATAACATCTGCCCATGCAAAGACTTCCGGGAAACTGGTAAATGTATTTGCGGCCTCTATTTATCAGGACAAGAACTTGAATAACTTTTTATATTTTATCGTTGTATAGTGATCATGAGTACTCAAAGTATATCAGTCTCATTTTACTTACCGGTGCAGATCGCATTGCTTGTATTGTTTTACGGGAATATTTTGCCGACATTACCAATCTGGCTTGTATGGGCGCCATCATTGATTATTGTGGGCTTGCTTGTCATCGCCGCTGTTATTTTGTTAGTTGCGCTTATTGCTGCATTTTTCAGCAACTAATTTACTTTTTTGCAAGCGCTTTTATACTTTTGTGCCGTAATATAATGATATGATAAACGATCTCAAAGCTACTGACTTGCTTCTTATTGCTTCAAATATTGTTTTTATATGGGTATCGTGCAATGGATTAATTCAACAATGTCCACGATACTTGATGTATATTTTTGTTATATTGATAATGATAGAGATGATTATTTTTTGCGCATGGGTTCTTTGCAAAGTCGCGTTAATGATAGTTAGATTTATGATAGAGATGATAGAATGAAAGGTCATGATGCGTTAACAAGTAGTGTGAGTCAAAACTGGGCAACTCCTCCGGATCTCTATTTAACACTACATAACGAGTTTGTTTTTACTTTGGACGCTTGTGCGGATGAATCAAACCATAAATGCGATAAGTATTTTACCGAAGCGCAGGACGGTTTAAAACAAGAATGGCAAGGTTACACGGCGTTTATAAATCCGCCATACAACGAAACCAAACTATGGGTAGAAAAGGCAATTGAGCAGCATCATAAATACGGAATTACGATCGTGATGCTTCTTGCAAGTAGAACTGGAAATAAAACATGGCACGAGTTAATTGTCCCACATGCAAAACAGATACGGTTTTTAAAGGGCAGGATTAAGTTTGTTGGGGCTACTTCAGGCGCAACTTTTGACAGCGCAATCGTGGTATTTTCGACTAAATCGACTGATAAAGCATTTGAAAAATTCGTCTTTATAGACTATAGGTGAGTTAATGAGAGAAATTACAATAGAAGTGACAAATTATTGTCCATTTCGATGCAAGTATTGTTCAAGTAATGCTATAGACAATATTCCTGATGCGACCTTTGTAGAATTAAAACACATTTACACATGCTTGGAAGGTTGGTATGATCGAATTATTATTTCCGGAGGAGAACCGTTATTTCATCCATCTATCGGACGCATAATTTATTATTGCAAGCAACACACAAACGATGTAGTAGTTTATACAAACATGATTACACACGTTGCTTATAATGCAAATGTCATTGATGGAATTACAGTTGATGTAAACCTGACAACCTTGGACAATGTGAACGAGATACACGTATTAAAGCGAGTTAAACAAGGAAGAGAAGCAACTCGGCCAGAAGTTAAGTTTTCATCTAATTGGGACAAACACGATTGTCAAAATTGCGGAGACTTTGTATTGAAGCCTGACGGAACAACGAGACCGTCTCCATGTAATAAGGAATAATCATGGGTAAGTATTGGTTGCATTTTAAGTATACTTCTATTCACAAATTTTATGTGATGAAGTATTGTTTTGAAGAAGGGTATTACTTGCGCGGGATCTTGCACGACTTGAGTAAGTTTAGATTGTGCGAGTTTGTGCCATATGCGTGCTACTTTTTCGAGCCACATGTGTCGGGAGAACGCAAGGCAGAAAAGAAACATGCATTTGCTGTTGCGTGGCTTAATCATCAGAATCGCAACAAGCACCACTGGCATTTCTGGACGTCTATTGATTACGAAGGAAACTTAAAGTATCTTGACATGCCATATGAATACATTGTAGAAATGATCTGTGACTGGCGTGCAGCAGGCAAAGCAAAAGGTACTTCTGATGGATCACTGGATCAAACTCGTGATTATTACATTACAAACAAACACCGAATGCTTTTATCGTCAAACACCAGACATATAGTAGAGGACATATTAAAAGTATGAAGCGCATTGCTACGATACTTGAATTTGATAGTTGTCATGACTGCCTATATGGGTCAGGTGGTGAATCTTTAGGCAGCCCAATGTACTGCACGTTCTTTGATCCACCAAAGCAAATTCTAAATTCAAATGGACACGCAGTGACCCCTTTACAAGATGGACGATTTATACCGGTGTTTTGCCCATTACCAGAAGACGAAGTTTTTAACGGTGTATTATGAAAACGTATTGCTATCAATTTAAAGACGAATTAATTTATGTCATTCATAAAAGTGATGAGATCTGGATTCCAATTAAATCAATAACTACTGCATGTAAACTATCTCACACAAATACATTACATAGGTTAAAACAATATAAAGAAGATTGCCCGCACCATTTTATGTTAGTGACCGCAGTGTCAATTGATGAAAATTATCATAAATATAAAAACTCATCAATTCAACTAATTAGTTTACCGGGATTGCTACAGTATGTTAGCGTTATAGGTAAAAACATTAACAATTTAAATTTATTATTGGAATTCTGTAACTGGGTAGATTTAACATTACAAACAAAGTTAATGGATGTATATAGAAGTCGTAACGCCGTTGCTCTATTAGATAGAGTAAAAACTACAACCGGGAGAGTATTGCAAGTATGTGATATTATTGATTCTGCTGATTTTAATGATGTATTTGTTCATTCATGGAGAATAGATTATAGAAAGGAAAAAGACAGGTATTCAATTATAACACTAATTAATAAAAAGAAAACGTATTTAAGTAGGTTTGTTACAAATTGTCCAGATAATATGTACGTAGATCATATTAATCATGATTTATTTGATAATAGACAGTCTAATTTAAGAATATGCACAAACTCTCAAAATTGCATGAATAGAAAACCGTATGTTAAATATAAGGGGGTTCAATATAATAAAAAGAAAGACTACTTTTATGCATGTGTAATCAAAAACGGAAAACGTATAACAAAACACTGTTTTTCTACAGAAGAAGATGCAGCACGAGCATATAATGAAATGGCAAAAGAAATTCACGGTGAGTTTGCGTATTTAAATTTTATAGAGGAAAGTAAATGAGAACGCTCGTTGTGGGTGATATTCACGGAAATCGTAACGCATTATTACAATGTTTTCAGAGAAGCGAGTTTAATTACAGTAATGATGTTTTAATTTCACTTGGGGATGTTGTTGATGGGGGATTACAATCATGTCAAGTTATTGCAGAGTTACTTAAAATAAAAAACTTTATTCTCATTTCTGGGAATCACGACTGCAGTAAGGAAGGATGTGGCAACGTTGAGTTTGGTTGGTTTTTACTATGGGCTTCAGAAGGCGTGTCTATACCTTTGTGGGAAAATCAAGGTGGTAGGGCAACAATGCTTTCGTATGATTATGATCGCCGTAATGTACCTCAATCTCACATCGATTTATTGAAATCGGCAGTTCCATATTACATTGATGATCGTAATAATTTATACGTGCATGGTGGATTTGACGAGCGTTATCCAATTGAAGAACAAGATCCTGAAACCTTGATGTGGGATCGTGATTTGGTCTATAAATATGGTCGTGGGTATGCTAAAGGCCCAATTAAAGAATATAAGCGTGTATTTTTGGGCCACACGTCTACACAGGGAATTATGCATGACTGGAATGCCACTGACCCAATTATAACTGACAATGTGATAGCGTTGGATACCGGTGGTGGATGGAATGGCAAATTGACAATTATGAACGTTGACACCTTGGAATACTGGCAATCCGACATTCAGACACCCAGTCAATAATCCCGACATTAATCACGACAATTTGTCGCGATAACCACTACTTTTTTAAGATATTTTGGTGTCCGGATCTGTACGATATTAAACTTATAGATAAATTTATCTTCCCAAAAGTTCAATAATATGTGTTAACAAAAGAGATGTGAGGCATCTCTTGAAGAGAATAAACAATACATATTGTCCTTTTCAAGATATATAACTTTCGCTCTCTTTTGTTGGTAGGATCATATATGGAAAATGCAGTAGTTAAAAATGGAGTTCATGGAATCTCCGATTGAATGTATTGTAAAAGACGGAATTCAATATATTACAGTAACGTCTATAGGAAAAACTCTTGGTATCGCAAATAGAACCATACACAAAGTTATAAAAAATAATCAAGATAATTTTGAGGATTGTTTGACCAGGTACCTTACGTGCCGGGTCGACGGAAATCCATTAGAACAAGTCTGTTTGTCAAAAGAGGGAGTTATAAACCTTCTTCTATTAATAAGCACAAAGCGTTACCCTGAAGAAAAACAACAGCGAATTAAAGACTTTAAGAAGTGGGCGCGTAAAGTATTAATTAATGCATATGATCAGCAGTTTAACAATCTTATCACTGCTTCAAAAGAAGAGCAGCGCGAAATAACTAAATCGATGCACAAAACACTAATGCCCGCGTTAACTAATGCATATGCTCTAAAATATAAAAGTGGTATTGTACCAAGAACTATCTATATGTATGAAAATATGATGCTGAATACTGTATCATTTGGATATCATGAGCGAGATATGAGAAATAGAGTTTCGCACGAGGAACTTGTCAGGCTTTCAATTGCACAAGGGGCAGATTTAACATTGCTTGAGTGTGGAATATTATCTATAACAGATCGCGCTGATAAGATTAATAGTATCATTGCGAAATATTATATATCTGCGCCTAATCAGTTGAGTAAACTTGAATCTTTTATGTAAGATTTAATAACCATTACTTTTTTAAGTTGGGTAATGTGACCTATGCTCGGTGACATGTTTGTGTACAAATATAAACCAGAATACAAAGATAGTTTAAAGCGCCTATATTCGACCATTGAGACTATTGCAGACGCGGAAGATACAACATTTGAATATGTCGTGAAAGACCTCTTTGATATTCATTTACACGATTATTAGACATGCAGAAACAATTAAAGGAATTATTAGATTATTATGGCAAAGATGATCGATTACTCGTGGTATATGAGGAACTGGCAGAATTAACGCAGGCGATCACAAAATACGAACGAGGTTTAACAAAATTTAACACAAATATCGTAGAAGAAACTGCTCATGTATTGATTATGATTGAATACTTAAAGATCATTTATGGATTTGATGATCTGGATATCAAGGGAGAAATTAATAAAAAGTTAACTAAATTAATTAAATATAGAGAACTTTATCCGAGAAGTTAAATAGAATGTAAACATATAATAATGTATGTTTATAGATGGATTATGGAACATGCTTACTCTTCCTGATGGGACAAAAGATCCCATCAAATATATTTTTCATATCATTATTAAAGATCGCTTTCGTCAGATGATTACGAGTGACCCGGATGCTACCGGTAATTCGCTTGAAATTCTTGACGGACTTGAGATTGATGCTCGTCTTATCACTCACGAAGAAACTGATAGGTATGTCATTAATGAACCGTTTATCAGGGCAATGATAGATAACTATAACACCGAATGGATGAAGTATAAACCGGGAAAATTAGAGCGAAAATACAAGGATTTTGTTATTAATTTCGTATTTGCCTTGTATCGAAATGACAGTGAGTATACCTCGAAGATTGGCGGAATTATGTCGTGGCTCATCATGAATAGAGAAGAGTTTTCTAATCCAAATGGAAACCATCTGAAGGTAATAGAGCAGGTTTATGATTTTTGGGCCAATGGATCTCTTGATGCAGAAGGCAATGTCATTCAACCGGGCGATAATCGAATTAGAACCAAGCCGTGGATAGACTGGGGATTCCGCTACGTTATAAACCGATACAAGAGAGGCCAGAAATTCTACATGTATAGTGTTAACTTCTTTCTTCGGTACATTTACGTCAACGCCGATAAATGGGTTATTATTCCTGCGTTCTTCCCGGAAAACTGGTATGGAAACAATAAAGGGTATCAGACTATTGAGCTCTACGGAGGCAACTTCTAATGACAGACGAGTCAATTAATGAAGTCAATCAGGAAGCAGCAGTAGACCCGGTTATTAAATTTTTAGCGACGCTGCGATTTGATACAGATGTATTCACGGTGTTGCATCAGGCGTCAATGGATCCTGAACAATATGATAAATTTTTCCAGTCACCTGAACTATTCGTGTTGCTTAATGCCTCGCACGTACTGAATGATAACGACCCAAATAAAGGTGAGATTGATCATCAGGCAATTCAAAATTTGTTGCGATGGATTACCGTAAAATGCGCAACTGATCCGGTCTGGATGTGTTATTTTGGCTGGTTATTCAGGTTTATTGCAGTGCATACCGATCCATCGAGTTATTGGCCTATTAAGTTTAGCCCGCGATTCTTGCCTAAAAATTTCATCAAGCGCGGCGAATCCTTTGACATTGGAGTCGAAAACCGAAAGATTAAAACTCCCGAAGAAGTATTCAAAAAATCTAAGCAATAATAATTAACTTTATCTCTTTTTGCGATCTATATATTGTCATGGTAGATCATGCGTATGGAATAAGACGGGCAAAAGGAACAGCAGCGTCTTCCACTTGTATTTCGTCACATTATGGCGCTGAAATAATCGACCCTGTTACGAAAAGACCTGTTGGATCTGGATTTAATGGCGTTCCAAGAGGCATGGAACACTGTAATGACAAAAAGTGGTGTTTTAAACAGGAACTTGGCTTTACTCATTTTCAGGAAGGAGTTGGTCAATGGGCTGGATTATCTTATTGTTTATGTACTCATGCTGAAGTTAATGCTATTGCACAGGCAGGAGATCGGGCATGGGGATGTTGGATGTATTTGTGGGGCGAGCGAGCAAACGGAGTCAGGATCCTTCCGCAACCATGCTTTACTTGCACTAAAATGATTATTAATGCTGGTATAACTGATGTAATTGTTGAGTCAACTCCGGGAATTTATATAAAGATCAATCCAATCGCGCTGTATCATAAATACGTTAAAGAAATGGTGGATTACGCTGACTTAAATAAAGGAAATTCGGAGTAATTTATATGAGCGATTATGAGGTAGGAAAAGATATTGGCGCTCTAATACAGCGAGTCGAATATCTCGAAACCGCACTATTTACAGCAGAACCATCTTCGGAGTTTGAGGATTATGCTCACCGTTTAGCGTATCCGATCACAGGAAAGGTAACGGCAAATACTGATACGAATAAGAATCTTTGCCGGGCTGTACAAGAGTCAACCTATACTGTTGAACTTTTAAAGACGAACGATGGCATTCCTACGTTAATGAAATCTGAAATGACTCGTGCTGAGCTTGACGATTTTATTGCGAAGAATCCCGGCAGAAACTTTAGCGAGTTTATCGTGTCTGTTTCTCCATCATACAAGGATTACATATGAACGAAGTTTACACCGGCTTAATAAATAAAATACAGGGAAATGACCGGGCTACCTTTTCCATGAATATAACCATGCCTCAGGATTTATCAGATGACGACAAGAAAACCATCGGGGACTCATTTACCATCACGCGCGAAGAAGCGGAGGAAAACCCGATCTTCGAATACTGGTTCGCCCAAGTCGAGAAAAAAGGCTACTGGGCGCCGTGGATGCAAGACTGGACGAGCGCGACGATCTACCGGTTCTACAGGGGCGAAGAAACGATTAATGTCTGAAAAAAGCATTAACGACATGAAATTTGGCGTCACTATCGATGATCGCGAATTAACCCACGAGAGCAATGCGTGGATCCATCCATATTTAGTTAATGCGTTTCCTAGCGTTGAATTTACAATTAATCGCATAGACGAGGGGGATTTCGAATCTGACCACGTTATCGTGGAAAGAAAAAAAATAGAGGACTTATGGGAGTCGTTACAGGATGGCAGGTTTCATGATCAGATAAATCGCCTCATGACGCACCATGATAAAATTGTCATTTATCTAATCGTGGGATCGGTGGACGCCTTTATGTTCAAGCATAATGCTCTACACGCACGAGGAATAGTCAGGAAGCCCGATGCTGATACAATCGATGCAATGATTGCCTCTCTGCTGATCAGGTATAATTTTCGGGTAATATGTGACTCTAATGAGCAACTTGGTCTCAAGCGTATGATTAGGATGATGCAGAAGATAGAGGACGAAGATGCACTCGATATTCCATCAAAGGTAGATCCACTCATGTTATCCGGGTGTATCACAGGGTTATCCAAAAAGCAGGTGCAAGAATTAAGCAAGAAATATGGCACGTCTCTTGTAAGATGGGGCAAGTTATCAAAGGCTCAATTAATGGAGATTAAGGGAATTGGGCCAGCAAAAGCCGACAAATTTCTCAAGATCCTCAATAGCGGATTTTAAAAGTTAAATCCTGATACTTAACATATTTTTATATTGCGTCAGGTCAATTGTATAATTCCAAAAACTTTTTACTTTATAATATGGTTGCTTTATAATATGGAGGATTCTCGTTTAAATTTGAAAAGGAGAAGATTATTTGAATATTTACGACGATGCGTTGAATGAGTTGAAGAGACGTCAAGTGGAGGATGCCGATATATTTGGTCCTTATTTCATTATCAGCTATGCGTGCCATGCCTTCAATCTCATGAACGAGCAAAGTTTAAAGAATACTGATGGCAGAAAAGCCGTCTATATGGCAAGTGGTCAGGTTCCAAACATGCGCACACATTTGCTGTTTATGGCTCCTCCCGGCACTGGCAAGTCTTTTTTTCTCAAGCACTTCTCAAATAAGAATTTCGGTATATTTCGCTATGCTGGTCATCCAATACATACCGAAACATCGATGACAGGCGCTGCATTTGTTGGAACAATAAAATTAGAACCTGATGGATCTGCCACAACTGTTCCCGGTGCAGCATATGAACATCAATCTGCCGTTTTCGTTATGGAAGAATTCCTCGCAATGATGTCTGCTATGAAAACCGGCTACAACGGAGAACTTGAGGCACAGTTATTAACGGCATTAGATTCAGGGGATATGTCCAAGCGACTTGCTCATGGCCCCATTGAATATCACACATCGCTCAGTATGTGGTGTGGTATACAGCCAATTAAAGTCAGTTTGGAAGGCGGTCTTGGAAGACGATTTTGCTATATTCTTAACATTCCAACAACCGAAGGACAGGAACGATACACAGAAGCCTCAATGGGTTCCGATAACATCGAAGTTGATATGAATTGGCTCCAATCATATAGACGGCGTGTCGAACTCTGGACGGCATCACTTGAACTCATAGAAACAGTAAAGTTTGATCCTGCGTTCTATAACTTCTTGCGCACAGTGATTAAATGTAAGGGGTATGAGGTCGATATCTATAGGCGGTTGATACTTGGATACCATCTATCTAAGTACGGGGTTTCTGAACATGTTGTAGCGATGCTCGATGATACCATTACTCAGATTATTATTCAGCAGGCGGAATGGCGACATAGAATTAAGCAAGGTCCACGAGTGCAGCAGATAGTTTATGTGTTGAGGGAAAATGGCTACCAGATGGAAAATGGCTTTGGTATGACAAAGGCAGAAATGATCTCCTATGGCAGTGATATGGAAATGTCAGCACAACTAGTACATGATATATTACTCGACGCAAGCAAACTTGGTTATATCAAGATCCGGGGCAACAACCTATGTATAGAACCAGCCGCGTTACTTGACTCCCCGATAATTCAACGCGCTAAATCAGCCGGGTTAATTGCAGAAACACCGAGTGTTGTGCCAGTGATAACTTCAGAAGTCAACCAGTTAATGAAGCCAAGATCCTTTCAAATGGATTATGATACGTTAAATGAACGAGAATGGGACGAATTAGATCCCGATGAAATGGAGGAAATGAGAGAGTATGACGAAGAGCGTAACAATTACTTTGAGTAATGAGTTATTACAGAAACTCGCAATAATGGAATTACAACCGTCAAAAGTTTGCAATGCAATGCTTGAGTGGTATTTGACAGATTACGACAAGGACATTGGTGCAATATTCATGATGGAGCACCTTGCCGCGCAAATTAAACTCATGAAAGAAGAAATTATCCAGTTAGAACAGAAACAGAATCTTGTTGCAAAACTCGAAAGAAAATTAAAAGTAATCAAGGATACCTACGAGGATTCATCCGGTAAACTCGAAATCCAGTATCTGCTTAATTTCCTGCGCCGAAGAGTCATTGCATATCATTACGACATTAACGAAATTCAAGAAAAACAAAGTGATGTTATTGAGAGAATAAAAGTCCACAATAAAAAGTTTGATTTACAACATTTCATCGATGAGACGCGCCTCCTCAGAGAAGAGACGCTTCTGTAAACTTTTCAAATTTATCAATCGATTTTTCAAACAAGGCAGCCTGCGCTGTCGGAGATAAATAATCCTCGTATATTTTGCGACATTTATTTTGCGCCACGCCGAGATCATGGGTTTCATGGAATTCTAATACTATTTCTGCAGTTTTTCTCGGATCTTCTACCCACGGGAAACAGTCCATGGATCGATAATCAATAAAATGATCAAAAGGAATGCATCCTCCAGAATCAATATAAATGGGAATCCTACTCACTGCAAGCGTTTCGTATAAGCGCTGTGAATAATTACCATTTCCTCTGGCACATAAATTGTACTGATTCGCAAGAAGGTTGTTACGAAAGAGCGGTGCATCTTTCTTGTGGGCTGCCGCAATTGCCGGGAAGAAACTACACGATTCTCCTTCAGGTTCCCATCTAATATGTGCATCAAAACAAATCAAATCTGAATCCATAAGCGATTTTGCCGCAAAATAACGAGGTTCAAATCCCCGATGTAACACAGTCTGCGCATTCTTGTTAAATAATGGAATACGACCCACAAAACCTACTGATGGCACTTCCGATTCCTCTGATAGCGGCAACTGCTTCACGTTATCAAGATCGATTGCAGACCACGAATATGTGTTATAACATTTTTCGGCACCAGTTAAAAATTGCACGATTTCATAATTGAGCGGTATCCCAAAGTCAGAACACACAAACACATAATCGTAACCTGTCAAATCTGGCAACTCTTCCTTAAAATAATGGAATCCTAAAACAGAAGGATAAATATTGAATTTATCCACTATGCGACTAAACATTAATCCTCTAAATTTATGAGAATTGCGAGCACCTTTTCATCCCACGGAAATCGAATAAGTGCAGATTTGCCGCCTGTTTCTTCAAGTTCCATGTTTATGCGAATTTTGGCAATCTCAATTAAGATCTTGGCAGAATTAATATCCGGGTGACCTTCCATTAACTCCATAAGATCCTTTTCTGCTTGTGTTAACTCATACTCCATTTTAGACCACCGTTACGGTTTTGTAAAATGCGTGCGGGATAGTAAAGATGTTATAATCCCATTTATAATTAGATCCATCGATTTCGAACAGCACATAGCCGTTATCTGGCATTTCCTGTGACCCCTGATTCATGAAATGATCAAGTCCTTTCCAACAAGGCGTGTTAATCGTGATATCATTTGAGTCACCCGAAAAGTTAAATTTGTGCGTATGTGACCGCAAATAAATATCGACGTTTGTGCCCTGCGACTTCATAATCATGGCTTCCTTGCGCTGCCCGGTGCATCGTGAATATGGCGTCGATGAATAGCCAATTTTGTGCCTCACATGCATGATTAAGTCTTCAATTTTCAGGAATTGGTGATCTCCAAGCCATACACCATCAATCATCTGGCACACAATCTGATCGCCTGAAGTCTGCCCGGTGTGATACTTTGAGCCGTTGGTAATGTAAACGGTATCAGCATCAATCATATTGATGAGTGTAGCCGCAATAAATGCCTGCGCGTGTATGTTAGTCGAAATAACACCAGTTCCATTTTCTTTACGGTTCTCGCCCTCGATAAGGTCGCCATTAACAATGAGCATATCAACGTGGCCGACTTTTTGCCGCATAACATTCCACTTATCAAAGAAGTGGTTCTGAATAGCGTTTGCAGTATACGTCATGTGGTAGTCTTCATCGGTAACTTCGGGCAGGCAGAGCGCGAACGGCGACCCAACATGTAAATCAGAAACGACTAACACGCGCTTCATTGTATTTTGACCTGCTGATCGGCAAACCTCGGATATACTCGCGTAAATTCGGCATCAGACACGACAAATTCGATTCTTAATCTGGCCGCATCGACAGTCATAGAAGTGACAAATTCGGTCTGGACCCATCCATTAGACGCATCAAGAATTTCACACGGAAGATCGGTAGCAAACCCTTCCTCGCGAAATGAGGAGCCGTCATCCTGCAATTCCTGCACAATTTTAAAAAGGTTGCATACAATGGTCGTTCCGGTTAAATCTACAGGAATCAGGCTCTGTGTCGCCTCATCATACTCCATAATTCGATACGGAAAAGGCCCAAACTCACCCTTTCGCATATACGCGGTGTTAAGCATGAGTAATATACAACTTGAAACTTTAAATAGATTACTAAGTTAAATGCCTTAACATTCGCGAGAAAAGTCTACCATAACAAAAGAAGAAAGGAAAAATTCTCCTTTTGCCGTGTGCATCATTTAGTTGTGTTTACTATCTTATAAAACTTACTTTCCCTTACCTTTGGGTACAGGTTTCTTGCCCTTGGGTACTGGTTTACTTCCACCACATGCCATATTTTTCACCTCGAATTATTGTTTGATTAACTGATATATAAACTTAATTACCAAGAATAAAATCTGCTTCTTCCTGTGTTATTTTACCAAGCGTCACGAATGTATTAACTTGTGCCTCGGTAATAGTTCCTGCGTGATACCTTACATATACAATTTTTGCAAGTGCAGAGAGATCATCGTAACTTGTTATAGTCATTCTAACTCACGCTCTGCGATATATTGTTCAAGTGCAGTAACGCGCTCTTCAAGCGATACATAATCAATTCCGAAAATTCCTAATATTACTTTTATTAAACTCATGGTTTATTTCCTACGATATAAGTTTGTTCATCTACCGTTACTTTAAATGTTGTTACCAATGTTTCTAATTGTGTAGAGGTTAGTGTCCCTGCCAGATAACGAGCCAGTGCAATTTTTGCCACCGATCCTAATTCACTGTAATTTTCTATCATTATATTAACCCTAATTCCTTTTCCATAACATACTGTTCAAGTGCTGCTACCCTTTCATCTGGTGTCGGATCCAATGTCACAGCATCATAATAATCAGCATTTTGCAAATATCCACCATTTGAGTCGCGCTCTAACAATTGCTCTGAAATATATTTCCAAGCAGTATTTGTAGTTGTATTGAGTAGAAGGCATCCATTTACGTAAACCTTATCAGATACAGTTGATACCTCGTCGAATCCGGGGAACGAATTTATAATTTGTTTTGAATCAACTAAATAAAAAATAATCATAACACAACTCCTCCATCGGTCGATGCTGCCCAGTTTGCCGGACTTATTGGTGTTGTGCCAGAATTAAGACATGATACTGTGTAGATAACTCCTCCGCGTTGTGCAATCATTCCGATCAAAGCGGTTTTTACATGACTGTAATATACTGGTACGTAACTATCAACAGATTTTATGCCATATGATGTGCCACTCACGGCTGTAATTTCGACGACGTTATATGTGCATGTCGCGACAGTAGAAGACACCACAATTAATCCATTTGCACTTGTATTTGGACTATATAACCAGCATCTGGTAATAGTGATTCCAGCGGATCCCCCGGATATAATAATTGGAAATTGTGAATCAGCACTGCATGTAATGTGGCATGCTCTTATGTCTGGGAGTATAGCACCCGATAAGGTTACTCCAGATCCGGCGTTTGATATGATAAGCCCGGTAACATATACTTTAGATGTGTTAGTAACGGTAACAGATTGTATCACGGTCTTTGCAATCTGATACGTCCATGCCGTAGTAAGTGCTTTTGCACTGTTTGTTGTAAGAGTGACTTCTGCCCCATCCACCGATGCAACGGTATCAGTAAACGATTCTAAAGGAGCAGACGCAAGAACGGTACTTGTCCATTTTGTCATCCATACCGTATCCCCGGCAGAAATTTGGGCTCTGTCAGCATATCCCGTATCACCGGTTCCAAGGTCAAATTTTCCAGTTTTGCTGCTTGCATTCGTTCCATACCAGTAATATTCTGCGCGAATTGTGATACTTCCTGCTCCCACGATTCTTTGCACTGATATGTTTTCAGTATATGCAGTAGCACCTTTACACATGATGATTGTTATCGCATGGGCGATAATTTCGGGAAGAGTTGCATATGCTGCCGCAAATGTAGTAAATCCATTTGCTTTAGTTGAGCCATCACCGGTTCCAGTTGCGTCTTTATACACATACAAAGTTAAGTTAACAGATGTTGAACTGGCTCTGGTTATATCAGTGGGATGAATATGATCTCCCCTTGCTGATTCAGTGCTCGTGCCTATGGTGGCAGTTCCGTCTATTACTGGTGCTGTTGTGGCAAGAGCAGTGATGTCATTAAACGATGTGCCGATAACTTTTGCAGGAAATGTAACATTCTTATCCTTGTCCACGGAATAAATCATCTTCTTTTTTGCAGGATATCCTCCGAACCACATGATCTGCATCAGATTTACAGGATACTCAGTAGTCGATGACGTTACTGAAAATGTAAGTCTTATACTACCACAATAATCGGGACTTTCGTCTGTCGATTTGAATGGTATAACGGTATGAGGAACCCATACATGAGTAGGCCAGCCACTAGTTGTTCCAGTGCAAATCGTGCCCCATGAAGTACTCGTGTTATTATATGCTTCAATTTTAACCCCGACATCATTTACTCCGGTGTTAATGTAGAGATATAATGCGTTTAACCATGCGTATGATGCCGAATCCCACGTTAATCGATAGTATCCTGATTGACCTACTCCTGTAATAGGAATAATTTCGGCATCTCCATCAGCAACTCCTTCGCCGTTTCCAATCATTAACATGCTCAATCTGGACGTAAAGAGGCGAGTAGAAGTTATCCAGGTATTACCGTCAGTTGATTCTTCCTGTGATGTCGGTGGCACAAATCTTAATTGATTTGGAAACTGGCTGGCGCATGATGCGATTTCTTCAGTTGTTGGTGCTCCAAGATTGCTATATACGGTGTTTATTGCTCGTTTTACTCCTGCTATATCAGGGGCTGTTACGAGTCCGGTAAATGTAGGATTATTAATTGGAGCATATATAGCATTATTAATTTTTTGCCATGCGATACCAGAGTACACAATCCAGTCATCTATTCCGTATACTACTCCTGATACAGTTCCTGCTACAGACACAACATAATATTGACCTTGATCCGGACTTGCTGGATATGATCCTCCTGAAGCATCCCACGTACCCATAAAATACAACGATCCGTAATTAAATTCTGATAGAGCACTCCAATGATTTGTTCCATCACCGATTCTGAATGCCTGGTTTGTGGTGTCAAATCCAATCTCTCCTTGCGCTAAAATAGGATTATTAGAAGCCCAATTACTGGCATTATCGCGACGATGCTGTATTTTCGTGCCCATGATTTAGCACCTTATGCTGAAGATCCACCGTCTATATCTGACCAAGCGGGATTTGCGCCGCTTCCTCCAGTTTTAAATACCTGCCCTGCTGTTCCCGGTCCCAGTCTAACATAACCAGTTCCATTGTGATATATTACATCACCCTGTACTGAACTTCCCGGAATTCCAATATACACAGAAGTCAGGCTTACGGCTCCTGTTAATCCATCGACTGATACTACTGCGTCTGTTGCATCAAGATGATCCCATGTTGTACCATTGTAAACTGCCCAGTCACCAACCGAATAAACAACAGTAGAAATTGTTCCTCCAGTTGCACAAACATAGTACCAACCAGTTTCTGGGTTATCTGGATATGCGCCACCTGCCGCACTAAAAGTTCCCTTGTATTCGAGGGCACCAAGCACTGAATCAGGAAGCATTGTTGCAAACACTTTACCAGAACTATCTAACGGTGCTAATCCATTTGCTACTGCCTTTGATGCAATAAACGTGTCAATCTGGGCATGAGTATTTGTACCAATATTTGACAACAGCGTGTGGTCAGTTACTCCGGAAGCAGGTGTTGCATTAATCCATTTACTGGTTGCAGAATCCCACGTTACTACCTGACCATTTGCAAGGGTGCCATCAGTAATAACAACATCCTGTAACTTATTCAATTTGTTGTCATATAACAGCGAATTCCAAGGAGTTGAACCATCTCCGCATTTTACGTCTCCTGTATCAGTTTCCCGGCCATATTCGCCTTGTGCAAGCGTAGGATTATTTGAAGTCCAATTTGCTGCTGTGTCTCGTCTAATTTGTATTCTTGTCATAATTAATCAGTTGAATTTCCACCATCTATAACGCCGAGATCAGAACTAATTGCCTTAATATATATCACCTGATCGTTCCAGTCTTTGGCGTTTAATATTCCATTTACTAAATCCGTTGCGTCATTATCTACTTTTGTTGAATCCCATGACATTATGGCACCTCATATGAATCCATTACTTTAAATCGAGATGCAACTCCATACAACACTTTCCCTGTTGGAAACTCGGTATATGCCTGTAGAAAATAGAATCCATCTTCGTTTAAATCACCGGACACAGAAGTATAAGATAATACACCATTCGTCGGATCACCGTAAACTATAGCAGGCCATGTAGCCGTTTTGTTCGAAGGTTTCTTAACCAACAATGCCGTATTAGTGGTGCTTGTTAAATCATATTCTGTAGAAACTTCAAATGTAATTCCGACTGAATTCTTATATATATTCATTATGCCTCCTGTAATTTACTTATTAATTGAATATTATCACTATAACCGCTACTTAACTCAACATCGTCATTAATCTGACTATTTACCAAGTTACTTCCGTATTGAACTCCATATCCAAAGATAGATCTACCGTATACTATTTTTCCAAATATAGCAGCATTGAACGTAGTTATTACATTATTCTCAATTTTACTAGTAATATAAACAGCGTTGTAAATGTAACTATTCTGTGTAATACTGTCATAAATTCGAGAAATAAAACTCATGATAATGCATAAACATTATCATTATAAAAAAGAAATGTGGCTTATCTATGTTGGTGATATCGGCCAGATTATATTATCTGGATCAGTTTGTAGAGTAATGTCTCGTAACGATTGACGATATTTTTGCCATGATGCTTTTTCGTCATCGGTAAGAGGCACATCTGACAATTGAGTCCAATCGCACGCACGTAACATCTCTGTTCGCTGCGATCTTATGGTATTCCATTTCTGTTCTGATGTGGGTGATATCGGAGTAATATTAACAACTACCGGTGTTCCTGACCATTCAAGATACGGAACATACTTTGTAGAGTCTATATATCGCCCATTTTCGATTTCATATATCCGGTAATACCATCCTCCGGAATATTTTTCGTATTGCTGTCCTGTTTTAGTTTTAGTTGTGTGTTTTTCAAACATGGTTATTTCCTCCGCGTAAGAATTGCAGAATTTCCAGAATATCTATCTATCGTTGATATTCGGATCTCTGAAAGCCGACCATGCATAAAATTCGCAGGTGTCCCTCCGGATGGCATCGTACACCCAAGGTATAACAATCCTGTAATTTCTGCATATCCTGATATTGTTGTAGGTTCTCCAATTAATGCACCATTAAAATATGTTCTTACTTCGTTTGATGCATTTCTCACAATTGCCCAGTGATATTTTGTTGCCGTAGAAACTGTTACATCTCTATAATGAGTTGTGGCATTAAAATAAAACCGAAGTGAATATATTCCTGATGTGTTATTAAGTGTTAAAAATTTTTCATTTCCTCCAGTTGTGGCCCTATGCGCAAAAAATCCCATATATGCGCCTGAACCTGGAAGAGATAAAAAATATGCAAATCCCTCGATTGTAAACTCTAAAGGAAGATCGAACTCTGGAGTATCTATGAATGATATAAAATCTCCGCTTCCATCAAATAAACCTGAAGACCCCACAAAAAACTGAACCGCTTTATTTTGTGTAGTATTTCCCTGCACATTTGTAGTTTTTCCAGTCAGTTCTTTAAATATGGCGCCGTCTCCATTCATTCGAGTGTGCAACATTGTAAATGCATCAGGCCGTCTGATGCCTGCCCCTACACATCCTGAGGATGCAATCATTTCTATGCCACCACATAGGTCAGCATTACCGACAAATCCTGTGCTGTCCCTCCGGTTCCTTTCAGGGCCATAATACCAACAGAATCACCATAACTGATACCATACTTTGTTGTATCAATATCAATGACTGTTGTTTTTGCTGCGGTAGAATCTATTAAAAGCCCGGAATATGTGTTATAGGTGATAACAGGCGTTACAATCTCGTATACGCTATCAGAACTCGGATTTGTCGTCCATGTCGCAACCTGCGCAATTTTCGTTGATCCGACATAATCTATGATTTTGCGGCTCTGACCAAACCCGGTTCCTGAAATGATTCGAATCCACATGTTGTTGTATGCATCATCACTTGCCGAAGCACCAGACGCAAGAGTGATATGAGTGGCGTCTCCTGCCTGTGCCGTTCCGGTCGCTGTTGCTGCTCCTTGTCTGACGTTAGCGTATCCATCCGATGAAGAATCCACAACCCGACTATACATGAGAGCACGAACCATATACGCCGGGCCCTGTTGCCAGATGAGTGTTTGGCCTAAATCGTTGATGAGAAGTGCCGCTTCTGTTGAGTCCTCGTAATAGCCAGGGATAAGAATCGGTAACTGCACAACTCCTGTTTTCGTATAATACAGGTTTGATACGTCTCCGGATAGTGAAGCCCCTGCAATAGTCATCAGGTTTGATGCCATCCCAGTTATCACGCCATAATACACTGTCCCCCCAATCGTGTATTTGAGACCATATCCTGCCTTTATGTCAGCAGTTCGATCACTCGTCATCGTGAGCGTGCTGGTGCTTGCAGGAGTGGCTGTATACCCGGTAGATATTGCAATCCATTGACCGTCTGATGTAGAAGATTGTTCAGTTGAATATTGTAATCCATTGATATATTTGGTCATGCTCTCACCTGTGATTTTAAAGTTTCTATTTCGGCCTTTAATTCCTGAATTGCTTTAACGAGAACAGGAATAAGTTTTGCTGGTGATAATTCTAATTTTTCCGGGTTATCATCATATACCAGATCCGGAATTGTAATACCAGTGTCTTCCTCTACTTTTTGAACATCCTGCGCAATGAATCCAGTATCAGGAATACCTATTTTTCCGCCATCTCTCATATTCCAGTCAAATGACACCGGCGTCAATCGATTGATAAAATCTAATCCTGCTACGATTGGCTTGATATTTGTCTTGTCGCGCCTATCTGATAACCCGGTAATACTTGTTACCTGACATCGGAGTGTAGAAATTGAAGAATTTCCAAGAGTTACTGTATTGCTGACAGTTGCACTTGATCCAACTGCGTTATATCCTATAGCCGTGTTATTTGTACCTGTAGTAAACAAAACTCCTGCAAGGCAGCCAATTCCAGTATTGAACGTGCCTGTTGTAAGTCCTTGTAATGATGCTTGTCCAATGGCAGTGTTATCATAACCACCATTAGTATTGTACATCGAGTTTACCCCAATTGCTACATTTTCATACCCGGATGTATCAGTGTGTAGCGAATTACGGCCAATAGAAACGTTAAATCCTCCAGTTAAATGAGATTTAAGTGCCTGATATCCGATGGCAGTATTGTAACTTCCACTTGTGTTAACTCGTAAGGCGTAGACACCAAGTGCTGTATTTTCTGTGCCACTGGTAAGAGCATTTAGTGCTTCTGTGCCTAATGCAAGTGACGATGTATTTGTAATAAGTGGTGTTTGGATCATCGATCTCGTCACAGCGGTCAAATAAGTACTCGTGTCAAGTGACCAAGTGTTTGCTGCGGTTTTCTTGAGAAATCCAGATGTCCCGGTTAAGTTCCCAATTGCAGTTAGATCTGCATCTACTGGCTGGTAAATCCCGGTATGATTGTGACTTGCAAGTGCAGCGTCTGAAATTCCATATCCAGCAAGTGTCGTTGGATTTGTTCCTGCTGTGACTTGGCCCTTTGAATTTACAGTAACCGATTTAAATGTTCCTGTAACAGAAACTGTTGGCAATGTAGTCGTAATTGTAGCGTTCGCAGATCCGTCAAATGCTGCTGTTCCTGATATATCACCAGATAAAATAATGTTTCGTGCAGTTGCCAATGCTGCTGCTGCTGTGGCCGTGCTTGCGTTCCCGGTTAACGCGCCGATAAATGAGGGTGCTGTAATATTACCTGAGTCATCTACGGTAGACAATGAGTCCTGAACCAATTTCCCGGTAGCAGAATCAAATCTTACAATAGCATTGTTCGTTGCTCCAGATGGTCCAATTACATCACCAGATCCTGCTTCTCCCAGCGCCGTTAAATCCTTGAATTGTGTGGTGCCGTCCCCGATCTTTAATTGGTTAGTAGTTGAATTATATCCCGGTTCATTGTCCTGTAAAACATGGGTTGAGTCTGTGACAGTGGTTGCTGCCAGTTTTATTGTATATGTCATGAGAATGTTCCTCCATTTATTGTCGTGTCTTCGGCACCGTAGATTACCCAACTAAATGTAGTATCTGTTGCAAACGCACTTGCTCCTGAAATCGTAAAAGTCGTGGCATTTACATCTGATATTGTGCAATCCGGAAGAACTTCGAATATTATTGGTATTGCTCCATATCCATGAGTTACAACTTCTGATGTTTCCCCGGTTGAAATAACAGCAGTGCCATATGTAGCAAACGATCCAGCACTTGATTCACCAGAATTCATTTCCCAGTTTCCACTAACTCGTTTCAGGAATCCGTCTCCTGATAGTGCCGCAATTGCCGTTAAGTCGGCGTCTACTGGTTGATATGTTCCTGTGTGCGTGTGGTTCGTATCTGATTTTGTTGCCAATCCTGCAGTTAACGCCTCCACGCTCGCAAATTCATTGGTATCTAATTCCCATGTATTTAACGCCGTTTTCTTGAGTGTTCCAGTTGTTCCTGCTAATGCTGCAATCGCAGTCAAATCCAGATCTACTGGTTGATATGTTCCATCGTGATTGTGAGTTGTAGCAGATTTGGCATCAAGAGCATCCTGTAGATCAGTTTGCCCACTTATTGAACCGGTGATATTTCCCCATTCCAGAGAATCTCCCGTTGCGAAATTAAGTGTTCCGTCTGCTTCAATCGTGACATTGAGCCCTGCTTTTATTCCACCAACTGCTAAATCTGTTGCGATTGGTAATACAGACGCGAATAACGTCCCGCTCGTGATATTACTTGCTACGGTCGAGTCTACGTTAACTACATTTCCAAGAACTAAATCTGCCTTTGTAATAGTCACTAGTGGCCCAGAATGTCCATTTACTGATGTTACATATCCAGATGAATTACCAAGTTCGTACCATGACACAGTTGATGTTGCATAAATGCTGCTGACACCTGTGTCAGTATTAACCCAGACCCACCCATCTTGAGGATCTGTTGGCGCGACAGTTGTTGGAAATACTGCCGTAATTGAAATTTGTCCAATATACGTGCTTGGAATTTTACTATCTGCTCCAAGTGGCACGTATCCATTTGCAACTCCTTTACTTGCTGCGTCTTCCGGCGTAAATCCAAGAGCGTCTTGCTTTCCAGTCCATGAAACGATTTGTGTATCTGTTACGACTCGATGACTTGAATCACTTGAAAGATCAGCAAGTTCGTCTGGTATTGGTAAAGTTATATTAGTTGATAAATCATAACCGTTAATCGTTCTTGTATTAGGAACTTTTGCAGCCAATACAGCCGATAAATCTAACTGTGCAGCCAGAGTTCCGGTTATACTACCCCATGTGCCGCCTGTTGTTCCGGCGGCTCCTGCAGGTCCAGTTCCTCCCCTGATAGCAGGAGTTACATCAACCCACGAAGTTGTTGACAATATATATTGGAGTAACGAAGATGTTCCAGTAATATAAACCAGTACATCGTTAATTAACTCGCCCGGATTAGTTACAAAATATGCATCTCTGGCTGTTGTGTCAGTAAACACATATTTATCCTGTACCACGATGGCACTCGCGGTACTAATATTTGGTCTGAATACCATGATTCATCACCGTTAATAGATTCCGGCTCCCATAGTAACAATCAGACCAGTCATTGTAGTAGTGCCACTAAATTTCAGATTGACTACCTGATCTTTCTCTAAAAAGTATGTTGCAAGCATCTGGAGTTTTGCTGGGTAGTCCTCGTTTGGATTAGTCAAATAATGCTTGTATCCACCATCGTCAACGAGATAATACCTACCCGCATCTTCCATCGTGCATTGAATTGTAACAACGGTAACATTGCTATTTGCAATACTTCCCGTTATTTCTGCTATGACAGTATCAGCAGTTACCGCAACTGGAGATGTGAGTATGAGTTGAGGGAGATTCCTCAGTTCTGTTACATTGCCTAATACCATTTATTTTCACCTATAAGTAAAATATATAAACTTACAATATATAATAAAAGATGCAAAAGATAATTATTTAAGTCTGGACGATCCATTAGATATCATGCAACTCAAAATGGCAATTATAGGAACGATTTTAATAATGCTTCTCATTGGAAGTGTATCAGCATATTACTCTCCGTGCAACAACTGTTATGTAACAACTCCAACCATTGCTCCCGTGTATGAAACAGTTGGTATATCATTTGATGTGAGCCCGGCCTATGTAAAATCTGGGCAGTCTACTCGTCTATCAGGATATCAGACAAGTGGCACTACTTTAAGTCCGTTAACTTCATGGCAATTCATGTCTCAATCAGGATCCGATATACAAGTATTAAACGGGCAATCGGTAACATTTAAACCAAAGAAGAGTGCAGCAACATATTCTATATCGCTAACTGCCAGAGACACGGCGCAAATGCTAAATGGGTACGTGAGATACGTAGGAGTTGTAAGAACCAGATAATTTATATAGTAATAAACACAACTAAATGTACCACCCAATGAAAGAGAAAGTTTTTCTTTCTTTTTTGTTATGCTGGACTTAAACCTTTTCTAGCGTCAAATCTTCAGTTATGGTCACTTTGTCTTCGAGTGTTTTGGCGTCCATTATAACGAAGGCTGTGTCATCACTATAGCCCGCAACTTTGAGTAAACGGTGGCCGAGGTCATTTATGGCGTTCGTGATAAGGTGGCCCCATTCATCGAGGTTGGCCCATGTGCTTCTGTTGGAGGCTTCATCGACACCGAGGCCGTCTGGCACCTGCTTTTGGATGGCGGTTACGAGGTCGGTAAAGAGGCGTGCATTGTAACGTGATTCTACTATGCTGATTAGATCGGTCAATAACTTGGATTTAATTGGGGCGCCGATTTCTGTGACGAATATTTTGTCGTGGAAATAGCGGGCGTTTAGGTGGACTTTTATGCAATCCGTGTATGTTTTTGTGCTCGTTCCGTAGGCGTTGCTTGTGGTGAGGCTGACTGTGTAAGTGCCAAAACTTGGAAAGGCATGGAGCGGGTTTTCGGCTGTTGATGTCGTGCTGTCGCCAAAGTTCCATAAGTAGGTCGCGCCGTTCGATGATAGGTTTGTTAACTGGACATTTACTGGCACCGTGCCTGTCAGGACATTCAAGTAAGCGGGCTTGAAATTTGCAATTGGAGCGGCGCCTACTGTGATCGTGATAGAATCTGTTGCTGTGACGCCATAATTGTTTGTAACTGTGCAAGATACTGATTTCGCGCTAGCCGTGTAAAATAGCGCCGTTGGATTATATGTTGTGTACGTTGTGCCGTCAATCGCCCACTCGATACTTGTAATTGTTTCGTGAAGCGATAAAGAGGTTGTTATGATCGGCGAAAACCTAATTCTGGACGGAATCGTATAGTCATCGAGTAAGTGCGATGTTATGGAGATTATCGGAATTGGATCGGTGATAAGCGCGGTTCGTGTTGTATAACCGTTGTATTGCTGATTAGAGGCATACAATGTAACTGTGTATGATCCGGGAGTCTCGTATATATGGACAGGATTTTGTTCAGTTGAATTTGCGCCATCGTCAAAGTCCCAATACCATTCATTTGGCTCTCCATCTGATGCATCGGTAAACGTAAATTTATTGAAGTCGGTAACTGCTTCTACTGCGAGTATATATGCAGAATGTGTATATGTTCCTGCTACGGTGACATTTTGGCTGGTTGCTGAATTTGTAGTGCCCCAAACACAGTCTCCTTCGGTGGCAGGGTATCCACTTGGTTCAAATGTTGGGGGAAAGTCTACAATGAATAAATAATCCTTGGTTTCGTCAAAATTGTATGATATGGCATCTGTATAGACTGTTCCACTTACTGAAATACTGCCGCTTGAACTGCCATTTACGGTAAGCGGGGTTGGTGTTGTTGTGCCATTATATGTGGAGCCATCTCGTTCTACAATTGCCAGATTATTGAAGTATGTTATTATGTCACTGGATCCCTTTAATTTTAATCTAATGGCATTTCCAGAGGTAGTTATAACAGATGCCGGGATTACGCATCTGAATGTTTTGGCAAGAATCTGACTGTATTGGGCTAATATTACACGACTAAATAATGTCGTGTAATTTGTTCCCTGCAAATAAGTAAATGCAGCACTTAACGAATTGTTGCTTACTGTAACGGGCAATGAATATTTCTGAAGCAATGCACTATTTATATAACCACTTGCGTATGCTTTGTATGTACCAAATGCTTTGTATATATGAGTTGTGGCAAATGATGTCTGCGAAGCACTGTTATATGACTCACCGTCGCCGTATATTAGTTCAAAGGTTGTCAGTGTCGCCGGGCATAACACCGAGATCGAAGTTGATAACGGGGGCGTTCCAGTGGATGGAGACACTATCAATAGTATTACATTTCCGGTGAAGGTTTCTGCACCCCATGTAGAGTTTACTGGTTCGTTGGCTGCACATGCACGCATTATGACATAATCATAAAGCATGACATGAGAGTTATACCCGGCTAGCATTCGATAGCTTCTTAAAAATAAATTTGATATTGTTGTGGAATTTGCTATAGATGACAGCCTATCAATATATACATTACTTGTATAAGACGCATTATCTGATACAGTATACGATCCATTTGTTTTGCGTATTCTAAAATATCCAAATGTCGATAGGGTTTCTGGAGCATTTTTTGTAGAATTTAGATTGTAAGTAGTTCCCACACAAGCGTAACTTTTTCCGCCATTATTATCTGCATTTTCGTCATAATAATGCATGAATGCAATAACTGCATTTGCAGAAGTCCTTAATACTAATCCATTATCGGATAATGCTGCAGAGCCTGTCCATCGTAATTTTAATATTATTTCAAAGTTATCTTGTGTTGTAAACGGAGTATATATTCCGGTTACATCACTAACAGCAAGGGGGAAAGGCACAGTTAATATAGATCCCGATGCTGATGGAGTTACCCCAGATGATGTCCAAATCGATGTGTTGTATGTATCAAAATCATCAAAGAAATCAAAGGTGTTTGTTCCGCTTGATTCACTGATGGCTGATGAGTTTCCATAATATGCGGTAACTGATTGAGATGCAGCAATGGTTGGGAACTTGACCCAGATAATGGCAGAAACTCCACTTGTGTAACTCTCTATCCAGTATGATAGCGAAGTAGAGTCGTCTGTACTGAATCGTATATCTGAAAAATCGGTGTTACAATGCGTATTGCAGTATAAAGTAGATCCAGATGATGTGCCGGTTCCGTAATATACCGTGAATTTGATTTGGTAATTAGTTAATCCAACAGATGTAATTGTGTGCGTTTGTTTATATAAATAGTTGGAAAAACTCATATCGATGTATGAGCATTTACATTATAAAAAGAGTTTATATTATAGCATGGAGTCTGGTATAAAATTAACTGTTGGTATAAACTGATTTTGCGCCTGACATGAAATTGCCATAATACCGCTCGGAGTCGCAACCGATGTAAGACTTGTAAGTGTATATGGTAATATAATACCGGTATCCGTAAATGTTAGTCCGTTGACACTGACATATAAGTAACCAATTCCACTTGAATATGACATGCCATATATTTTATTATTGTGCGAGATACAAGTTTCTGTAAATATATTGTGTGAAATTGTTCCCATTACGGTTCCGGGATCATCTATTGAGTTAAATACTGTTAGGACTTGTGTAGTAGAATAATGCGAGTACACATATAATATTCCATTACACGGGATCATATTTGCACCGGTTCCAGATTGTCCATAAACACTAATGGGTCTTATAATGTCATATTGCTTGCTTGGCACGTAATAATGACCTACTGGATTAGTTCCCCACCTGTGCCATATTCCTGTATCATCAGCAACATAAAACATGTTTATTATTCCGGTTACTGGAAACGCCGCTTTGTTTATGTAATGTGTATGCGGATCAGTAAATGATGCATTGACATTGTTCCCATTTAAATCATAGATATCTAAATATGCGCCGGTATATTCGCTGTATACACTGGATATTTGTAACGGGCAAAATCCAGCCACGATATATCCTTCATATACGCACATTGATCCATTTGTACTGTTTGGAATGTGGTATCCGGTATCAGTTATTGTGGTCACATTGCTATCTATGAAAAGGTCTTCTCCATATGAGTATGTACTTCCAAAACTCGAAAATAAATATTGTCCTCCCAAATCCCAGATAGTGCCTCCTCGCTCTATATCTCTATATAAGTAACCAACTTTGATCCAATATCGTATGCCAAGAGAGGTTATTTCTATGGAGTCTTTATCGTATGTCGTTGATATGATACACGAGAATAATCCAGGTGTATTTTGTGGAACCATTGTGCAAACCATTCCGTTTATTACACACCCCTTACATGAGTAAAGTGTATACCATTCAGAAGTTGGTGCAGAAAATGCTATACAATTTGTTCCTACTGAATCGATATATTTTGGATCGTTTAGATATATATCTCCAGTTTTAAGGTATATATGTGTAGGTTTAAACGTAATTGGATGTGGAATAGTGCTTATTGAAGGATATAACAACTTTGGCACAATTTCACTTATTACTGTTTTTCCAGTCGCAGTAACAGCGGTCTCAAAAATCCAAACCGTTCCATTCCACGTAGCATATTTTCCAGATTGCCCTATCCATAATCCAGTAGGGTCTTCTCCAACAAGATATCTGTCATTTATAGCAGGCGATGATGGAGGAGTAGACGCTATGCCAAGTGCAGGAAAGTCAAAATCCCAAATAAAATCCGTGAATGTATCAGGGTCCAGACATTTATTTTTTGGATTTGATTGTATTATCGCTGTGAGAGTTATATCAGTTGCAGAATTGACATACAGTGATGCATTTATTGGCAATGTCAATGCAATTGTCCTGCCACATCCAACTATACCAATAAGTTGTGCGGCGCACTTAATAAGATAGTCAAACGCCATGCTTGTATAGTTTACTGTCAGCCTGGGACTTTCTATGGTTCCATCTATCGTATCAATGAGATGTTGCGTTCCAAGATCGTCAACGTAATAAAGATAATTTATCCATTCAGGATGTGCAGCGAAATCTCCTGTCCATAAGTCAATCGTGGCACAATTCATCTTGTATTCTATATACGAAGCGGGACCATTTTCGAATACTGCAGTGTTTGTGCCATAGCCATTATATCCTGAGTTTCGTATAGTGCCACTATACCATATTCCAGAAGGCCATTCTGCTGATACAGAATACATGAGGAGCCGATTGCTAATATCGCAATCCTGTCCAAGGCATTCGCATGGAGAACACTCTTTACAACAGCCGATATCAGTAGATCCGGCCCGGTGACGTTCCGCAAACTTAAATGTTATTTCGGTTGCCGGGGCCTGAAGTATCCCACCTGTGCAAGAGTTTATCAGTGTCCAATCCGGATCCCCTTCTGATCCTTTGTTGAACCAAAGTGAAAATGCGCCCCACAAATGTGCCACTTCTCCGTAAGAATCGATAAAAATATAGTTTTTCCCAGATGCGCATTTTCTAACTTCAAACACTGCATATGGAGGAGATGCCTCTGTCTCAAAATACATCAATGAAATATGCCCATTGCGTCTATATCCGCACTGCTTTACTGGAACCGTATCTCCGTAAATAATGGTGCCGGTATAAAGTGACGGGTCATCTGTAGTTGTGCCTATGCATACCGCAAATCTCCGAAGCCAAATTATACACCCAACAAGCAAAGTTCCATATACGCGCTGATTAGTGCCAGTCATTGTCTATAAAATGGGAGGTAATAGTATTAAGATATATTTATCCATCCTACAGATGAGTTGATATACATTTTTACTTTACTGTCAGAAGTGTCATAATAGTTGTCTCCGGTAGCAAAGGAGGTCGGATATGTTGCAAATTCTCCAAGATATCTAATGTATGTTCCCGTGTGCGTATGATCAACTGATGCGAAATATGATGCATGATACGTATCGAGTGTATCGGCGTCGAGAGAACTACCATGCCCATCGTGATTTACATCGATGAGTTTGCCGCCATCAACGTATATGTAGGTGCCATCACTGGTTAACGTGACGCTATTTGGCTCTGTTGAAAACCCACCAATGTTTATAGCGTCGAATGTTCCGAACTCTCCATATATGGATTCTACACGAACATTGCTATATGCGTCAAGTGCAGACTTAATATGAAGTTCCCCATTTACATCGAATAATTTTACTCCGGCGTGAATCTGGAAACTTTCATTCGGTGTACCATCTCCTGTTATGAGAGTTGTATAATCGATACCACTATCTTTTACGGTTTTGCCATCAGTTCCATCAAATGCCACTAAATTGTTATTTGTTGCAACAGGAATAGAGTCTATGTAACCTGTTCCGGGGGTTGCCCATTCTCCGGTGTCACAGGCAAACATCGTTCCTGTTGGGGTTAATGAGACTGGCAATTCGTTTACTTCAAGGAATTGTTTTGCTTCAAAATACGTGCCGTTAAACTTGATACTGTAGCCGGTTGGAAATGTAGTTAGATCGATATCGCTGCCTGACCACGGCAATGATTGGTATGCTGTCGATCCATCACCCACTTTGAATCGACCTGTTGGGGCATTGGTAGAGTCGTTTACTTCTATTAGCAGAGCAAATTTAGGATAGACGGTTGTATTTGATTCCCAATTTGTCGTGGTATCTATGGCTCCCTGTAAGCGATATGTCCATTTATCAAGTGAATCACTGAAATATACGGTTTCGTCATCTACCGGGGATCGTGAATTGTCGGTGTCTTTGTTGCCGATGGATCCAGATGTATAAGATAAAACAGACCATTTTTTAACACCATCGCCAGTTTTCGTGTTTCCCGTGTCCACCGATACTGCAACTATTCCAAAAGGAATAACAGGATCCGATAAGATCCAGTTTGCTTCGTAATCTGGCATAGTACTATCAAATGGTCTAAACATGATTAATCCCTCATGATAAGGCCGTCATATGCCACGGTTATTGATGTTGCCCCAGTATTTTTAACAGTTATATAATCGGAGATATTGCAATGATAATTGTATGATAGCAGGCTTGTTGAAGCATTCATTAATTTAATTGGAGTGGTGCCATCTGTTCGATATAATTCACAGGTTGCTCCAAGAGGAATGTATATGTTATGGATTGCCCATTCGGTGGTGCCTCCAGATGGAGAGATAAGAATTGATTGCCCGGCTAATACTGTTTCGTGCCCGGCTATCATATCACCCTGCGTCATGATTAACCTCGCCCATAGGTAATTTTCCAGACCATGGCAAACGACTCACCACTGGCAATGACCCAATCGGTAAATGTTTGTCTTGAGCCCATGTATCCACTTGTGAGCGTTGTGTGCAGTCCGGCCTCCTTGAGAGTTGCTGATTCTGTTGCCGTTATCACAATTGTATACTGCACGGTGTCTGGATAGGCTGGATCTGTGTTATATGTGCTTACATAACTGATTGTTGCAAGTTGACGAGCCATTACTGGGGAAACTAACTCATTCAGCGTATAATCGGTGCTACTTGCTGCGCTGGTTCCTACTGATGCATAGGTGTATTTTCCGGCAGTATGGACGGCTAAATCATTAATTGCATAATTTGTAAGGGCATCACCGGCACATTTGTATAATCCGAAGTATTTGAGGAGTCTTTGCCATAAACTTGGATTGTTATTGGTTTCAAATTCCTTGTGCCACACTCCTTCTTTGTCTATTCGATATCCTTCAAGGGTATCTATACATCTGGTATTATCTTGCATTTTATTTCCTCCTGTCTTGTTAAGTTTTACGTTATATAGTCTATGATTAATTATGGTGTTATACGATAAATCCCGGCATTTATTAGGTCGGCGTCAGTAATTACGTATATATCTTTGTAGATTTTGTGATTAAAGTCAAATTTAAACTTGTATTTGTGAGTGTCCGGGTTTTGCACGTTGATAATATTTGGTGTTTTTCCATCCATGTAAAATATCTCACTTGCCTTCACACCATCGATGCAATGCGTCTGATTGTCACTAAATGAGAGAGATTGACCGTTATAAATAGGGATAAATGATGCAAAGTTATTCACGGTAAAATTCAAATAGTGTAGGGGCTCGCTCAAAACAGATTCGAGCACTGTAGCATCCTCAAATGTTTGCCATAAGGTTTCTCTGAATGGTGCAGCAATTTCACTTCTCGCGATTTCCGTATATGTGGCAAATGCACGCTCTACGTTGAAATAATGAATTTTGTCTACGTTTGTTGCTATTTCAGTCGCTGTTATAACAGAATCTATGGAATCATTTGGCTTGATATCAATTGCTATAATGGCAGTAGGATCGTCAATGGACTTGTTATCGACTACTGTAACCGATATTACGCGAAATTCTTCTTCTGCCGCAATTCTTTGTGGTGTAATAACATCAATTTTATCGCCATTCATCCATGTGCCAGATGTAACACGGCCCCAATCTGAAGTCGGAAATGCTGCTTCTGCCTTGTATAAGAATGTTGCAAAATCAGTCATGGAAATGGAGCCACATTCGCTCTTGTCAATTGGGAGTAGTTCAATTGTCTTTGGGTAATAGGCCTGCAGTATGTTGGTTCTATTTGCTGCGACATTAGGGGCGAATTCTTCCCATTTGTTCACGACAGCATATACCTTTACGACTTCGCCTGTTTCGTAGCCTTCAAGAGCCGCATATATCGGAAAGTCTAATCCTGCCGTTCTTGTTTTATCAGCGCCTTTTGGTAGTGTATATATGTGTGCTGCTTCAGAACCCCGATCTCCAGCAGTTCGCATATTCATGAATATTCCATCTTCAGAATAGTTCCACTGCCATTTAAACAGCACGTTATTGAACGTGACAGCAGACGATAGTTGATTTGTAATCGTGAACTTGTAGCAAAATTCAGGAAGCACGGCCCGTTTTATGGCTACCTGATCAGCGACATCCTTGGTTAAATCAGTGTACCACTTTACTTCGAATGGCGGAAGTTGCCCGAATGACGATATATTCCACGTAGGCTCTGGCATTGCAGTATATGTTTCACAGGTTGGAAATTCTGTTTCTGTGTTATTTGCCGTGATTAAATTTTCAAATATTTTACTATCATATGAAAGATTCCCTTCGTACCACGATGGTATATTGGAGCACATTATGCTCATATCCCAGTCTATATCGAACATTCCATTTGTGTCATCGGTACTTCCAATAGTGTTATAGACTCCAATGCTGGCACTCTGGTAAAATGCCGGTAAGAATTCAAGATTTTCAAGTTTTATAACACCCTGTGATGCAAACTGAGTGCCTGCAATTAAGCCAGTTTTGTCGAAAATCAAATCAATGGTAGTATTTCCTGCTACTACAACATTTGTAAGCACTGCACTTGCATTTATTGAGGTGGATGATCCGGCTTTTTGGTAGGTGTTTTTATCGACTAAATCCACGATACTGGCAGTAATTGTTATGTCCCCGGTGCATTCAGGTGGAATTATAACTGGCTTCAGGCTAAATACATCTGCAGCAATTCCCGTTGTGGTATTTGGGCCATTTGGATCTAACAATGTGACGGCGCTATTAATGCCTTTAGCGTAGCCATTTATCGTGTAATCGACCCAGACATCGGCGGTGCCATATCCTGAAAAGGTAAACGTGCCCGGATTTCCCGAAGAAGTTCCCTCAATAATGCTGTTTAGAATCCATGTCCAGGAAACGCCGGTTATTACGTCAGTGATATTTTGTGGAAGCAAGGTTCCGGTTGCCGCCTTTCCTGACGATGTTAATGATAATGTTGCCGGTGGCTGTGCCATTTATATCACTCCTACTGAACCAATGCCAGTGTAGTAACCTTTGATTTCTTTATTTTCAGTTGTGGCAGGCACTCCATCACAGCGCTTCAGAGCATCCTGATAAATGTCGAAAACGCTAAAAAACGACGATCCGACGATAACTTCTGTTTTCTGCTCGGTAATTGTCATTTCTTTAATTTGCCACACTTGGTCGCTTGGATCTGTCTCTGGTTCGGTGTCCGTTCCTGTTCTGTAAGGCATGGGAGTCGTTGTTGTTTCGTCACCAAGACCAGTAAAGAAGTCGCCATCCTGAAATCGACATACACCTGCCTGAAATGTTACTTTGTATGTATCGCGACCTCGTTGTGTTGCATCAAACACCTGTGCTGCAAAGTCTGCAAGCTGTTGATCGTGCAGATCAGAGTTAAGTTTGTACTGGATACATTTGGATGTAGCAAAGGCCGTTGCTGATTCCGGGGCGATCGCACGTTGATCTGCACTATTGTTCCAGAGAATGATATAATCTGCATTGTAATCAGAAGTCGAGGCTGGAATCTTGGTGCTGTCTTCGATATACTCGCTCATCGGATTAATTGTGATGCCGTTTCTCACAAAGCCGTACTCAAGTGCTCCAGTTAGTGAATTATACCACGTATAGAGGCCGCATTGGTTAATGAGGAACGTGTCAAGTGCTTTTCCTACCGACATACCAGACAAAATCTGCGGTGATATCTTTGACGATTTGCCGGGTAATGTGTCTCTGACTGCAACGAGTGGCGACGTACATACTCCGTATCCAGGATTGTAACCAAATACTGGCCCATCCAGATAAAACTGTATGATTAATTTGACCATTTCTGATATAGTGAAATAGCGATTGACTCCGTATGGATTTGGGATCTTAATTCGGGATTTAAATAGTCCTACTCCGAGTTTTGCACAATGCTTACGGTTTAGGATGTCACCAATTTCAATGCAATTGTATTTGAAGGTGCCATTTTGTGAGTTTTTTACTTCGCTCACTAATCCGTAAAACATTGGCTTTGTTGGATATGTCTCTGAATAAATCTGGATGATGTCGTCTACGTCTAATTCCTGATAGATAGTCGAGAATTCTGCAGTGTTCAGGTCTTTACAGGTTGCATGAATTGTTGTGTCGTATATCTGGTAATGTGACGCAAATCCCTGTTTTTCATAGAAGAATTTCACGTTGTCGTATTTTACTGTGCCTACTCCTCCTGCGAATAACTGGATTTCGTTTAGGGCGGGAATCCAGATATAACCAAGTTGCATGGAAAAGTGATACTGGCCAAGTTTGTTTGCCATTCGATCCCACGTAAATGAATTGATTCTCCATAGACGGTTACTTAATTCGGGAACGAGATCGTTTCCTGATGTCACTGCAATGGCACGGCTTAATGCTTCATCTGGTCTATCGTCTCTTACAACGTCGAGTCTGGCATTTGCGTAGGTGCTCATCACGAGACTGTCTGTAAATACGCCGGATATAGTAGCCGATCTATCTTCACAGCCTTGTGGAATAGTCAGGGGCTTGACCATCTCTTCAACTTTTAATATTTTGGCCTTTGTAACAATGGTAACTTCTTCTAATAGAACTTCTGGTGATATACCATCAGGATCCCACTCTGATGCACCAGTTACTAGATTTTTCTTCTCTACGTAGAAGGTGAATTTTATCTGGGCCATTAGATCACCGCTGGTAAATACCGACTAATGACCAAGTTAAATAGGATTACACTACGGCGCTGTGATGATCTAGTTATCGTGAATGTTTCAACTATCCATTCTGTACCGAGCGGGATTTCAGGATGATCGGTGTTGTCGGTGCAAGTTATGATTGAACAGGGCAAGAACACGTTATATAGAGTGTTTACGTTGCGTGCTGTGAATCCTGCAAGAAAAGAGGTAACATCGATTACTTTGCAAAGAACGCCATCAATGGTATACGTTTCAGTTTTTCGTCCTTTAACGTGCGTATACGGGTTGGATTCCTGCGTAAAGGAAGGATATGATTGAGAGTTAATCTCTCGTTTGTTTGTTATTTTTGCGGATTGCAGATTGTGCGTAATACCGGCAGATGTTGGATTATATTTTTTTAGTCCGTTAATCATTGTGATATTAAGACACTTTTCTGTAAACACTAACATGATTATGTAATGCAATTTTTACACTATATAATCAAAAAGAGAGTCTTATGATTTCGAAGAAGTGTTTACATTGTATTGTTTCAGCAGATCCGGCAATACTGCCTTTAACTGGGCTACTATGGCCTGTGCATTTTCAGACTTTTCTCCACCATTAATCGTGAAATTAAGCGTAATCTGATTTGACGATGTAACGAATCCATCATTTGGTGTCTCGTTTGTTGGTAAGTTGTTATTTAAATTTGCAGTAGATGTCTGTATTGCAGTATCAAACGATCCGAGTGATGTTGGCAAATCTGTCAATGGCTGAATCGCTGCTTGTGCAGAAGCATTATCAAGCGAGGTGGTTGTTTGAGGCATTAGCAATGGTGCTAACAATGCTCCGAATCCACCGGGCGTTCCTGCAGTTAATGCAAGTTGTGCTGCGGTATATGGATTTTCAGCAATTGCGCCCGCTGTGTTTTTTGCAAGATCGACGCCAGTTGCACCAAGTCCTACCATCGATGTTCCGAATCCAAATATATTTCCAACATCGAGATTTGCTAACTGTTCAATCATGTCATAAATGCCAGAGTTCGCATCTGCTAACGATCCACCAAGATTTAATCCACCAACTAATGGAACTTCTTCGCCTATGCCATAGTTTAGGTTAGATCGAAGCATGTCTGAAACTGCTGTATTACCACCTTTTAATTTTGTACCAAATCCTTCTACGTTTTCTTTACCGAGTGCAGTATTCCATAATCCTGATAACCCAATATCAAGAATGCCAGATTTGTTCATGTCTGCGATCATTCGAGTGTCTTCTTTTCCAGACATTCCTCCCCAAACCTGCATTCCTTTGCCAAATGCGGCACTAAATAACCCACTGTCAACTAATCCCGCAAATTCGTTTTTCCCGGCGCCTTTTTTAATTGCTTCTGCAGAATATTTACCACTGAAATAATCATCAGACGTTTTTCCAGCAGTTAACAACCCTGTTCCCATGACGACTGGCGCTGTTCCAGATAATTGCATTGCTCTACCGGCTGCCGTTCCAACTCCTGCAAGTCCTTTGCCTGCAACAACAGATGCTGCATTTCTGACGGTGCCTTCTCCGATGACTTTTGATATTGCTGCAGGAGCAGATAGCGCTGCTCTTTGAACTGCATCTCCGGCAACGCCTGTCACAAGGTTACCAATGTGCATAGATGCAACGCCTAATGCTGTGTCATATGGATTTCCATTCGATGATACTGCTGCAGTAGCAGGCTGTAACCAATCTGCCTTGTCAGGAATAAATTTTTCCCACGGCGTATAAATTTTGCGCCCAGTCATCGATTTCTGACCTGGTGATATTTTTGGAATGGACACAGTAGATAAATCAAGAGATCCCTTATTGTAATCCGCGACTTGATCGTGAGTAATAAAATTTGTGCCTTTATATTGCTCGCGTAATTGGCTTATTAATTTTTCTTGTTCTCTATTGACTAATACTGCACCAATATTTGTCTTTCCAGACTTATCGACTAATGAGTCTCCTGGTTTTGATAGTAATGTAAACGCACCATGTGTATATGCTCCTCCCGCAGCGCCAGTTCCTGCCCCCGCCCCATTATAATCAATTAATGACGTAGTGTGAAATCTTTTTGTTGTGTCTACTCCGTTATTAATCAGATTATCAAGAGATCCTAACTGATTTGACAATGTCCCTTTTGCAATGCCATGAGCATCTATATTTGATCCAAGATGTTCTTTGCGTAAATTAGATTCCAAAAATAAAGATTCTGCATAATTATCTATCTCATTTGGCGTCCCAACTAATTTTTTATTTTGCTGTGCGATAGGAGAATATGCAGCAAAAAAATCTTTTTTAAATGTATCAAAGGACTTTGCGGGTATACTAACTGATCCAGTAGGACCGGGCACGTTTTGCTTGTTATATCCTCCGGTAGTAAACCAGTCCATGAAGCCAGCATTGCGTTTTGTTTGTTGGTTTCCGTAATCTTTTATATCGCCGTAATTACGGTATCCGCCATGTTGCGCCCATAATTCCTGTGTGTTATATCCAGCGCCGCCTTTTAATGCTCCAGTCATTGCCGATATACCTGCTTTTGCAGTGTCCACGGGATGAGTTATACCAGATACGATTTGTCCAAGATCTGATTTTATAGTAGTGGATGCTGATCCTGCCCCACTTTTAATTGACGAAATAACTGTTGAGATTGTCGGGCCAAGATCAGATATTGTTACTGTGATATCTCCGATTGTAGTTGCTGCCTTTCCTAATGCAATATATATAGCATCAAATGCACTCATTAATCCAGTTGTGATTAATCCAGTTGCGTTTTGCACTGCAGCGACAAGTAATTCAACTATTGTTGTGGGAGAAGGAGTTGGCGTATGGCTTGGCGTCATAGTTTGAGTTAACGCACTTTGCATGTCTCGTAACTGTTGTGGCGTCGCAGTAGGCGTTGTGGGTGGCGAAGGCGTTGTAGAAACTGGAGTTGGAATTGTTGCAGGGCCTAATCCGTACAATTTCGATGGGAATAAACTACCAATGTCGGGCCATGGAATGTTATCGAAGAAGCCTTTATCTTCTTTCTGTGCTCCCCAGTTTGCGGGCATGTTTTGGACTACGACATTGATCGCGTTGCCGTTTTTGGCATCACCGAGCACTTTTGAGGTAGTCATGTTGAATGCCATAGACTTCGAAAGCGGATCCTGTAATGCACGGTTTTCATTTGCTGCCTGTGCATCGAATGGCTTGAGCATTGACGGCATTAACGGGCCTGCAGCGATGGTACCTGTTGCATAATGAGGCATTTTGTAGCCTTTAGGAAGGACAGTTTCCCCAGATTGCAATGCAGCAATGGTATCATCAGGAGATCCGGGCACCATGTCTCTGGATGGCACTGGTACTACTCCACCTGTGTACATTCCCGGAACTTCGGGCTTATATGTTTCTATGCCTTGGCCAAACATCCAGTCTGATGCCCTGATACTAAATCCAGCGATCCTGATTTTTTCGCCACCAAGCGCTTCGACTGCGGCTCCAAGTGCTTCGAGTCCCACTACTGCAAGCGCAATTAATGGAAGAATTGATACTAATGCTGCGGTAGAAGTCATACCAATGGCAGTAAATCCTGCTGATATACCATTTAACATTGCCATTATTTCGGCACCTGTTCCAAATGCTCCCATAAACAATGATATCCCGGAAGTCAGGGGTTGAACAAGCATCGTAATTGCCATAATCTGCGCAGCCATCGTAATGAGCCATTGATTTTTACCAATAAACTCTAATAGTGGAGCAATCATTTTAATTGCATCTACCAGTGCTGGCATTGCATTTGCTGCTGATGTGATTAATGTTACGAATGTAGCAAGCATGTCCTTATCGGCTAATTGGTTGAATAATTCTCCTATTGCAGCATTTAAGCCGTCTGAAAAGTCTTTGGTGGTAAATATGCGGGCAGCAAGAGCTGACATTGATAATCCAAACGTGGCCTGAACACCCTGAACATTTTGCCATCCTTTAACAAGATCATTCTGTGATACTTCAAACTTTTTGAGTATATCAGTGACTTTACCCATTCCACCGGCGAATGCAGAAACATAGCCCACGTTTTGGAACACGGTATTAAGATCAGAGAGGCTTCCCATTACCTGATTTAATGCACCCTGAAGTTGCATCATCACGCCAGATAACGAGAAGTAAACTCCCATTGACGACATAGAAATGGACGCAGCCTTCCACGACAGTCCCTGAGTTACTTTGCTGGCCTTCATCCACCCAGTTTCCCAAATACCCTGCCTCTGAACATCTACAGTAGATTTTTTACCAGTGGATGTTGCGCCAGTCTCGTATTTCGCAAGAGTTTCGTCAACTTTTTTCTGGTAATTCAAGAAAAAGGTATCGACTTCCTTTGCCCCCATTCCAAATTCTTTTAGTTTTTCTCTAAACTCCCCGAGATTGGTTTCCATTGCTGTAGTTGATTCAATAAATCCGTCTGCTCCTGTTTCCCAAGAATCTACGAATTTAGTGTTAACCATGCTTTCTGCATCGAGTTTTCCAATACCAAATACATCAGTTTCACGAACTACATAATCTTTTAAATCTGCCTCGATCCCACCTTGCTTTCCTTTTATAGCCTGTGAGTTTTTATAAAGCGCCTCGTTCAAGTCTGCTTGTGTCTTTTCTCCGGAAAGTATCTCTATGTTCTTAATGCCAGTAGTCAGTCCGAAACTTGCCTTGCCGGTATAAACGTCCTTTTTGTCAATTTGCTCATTTAAAAAGCCGGTGCTAAATGCGTTAATGCCCGCTCTGATATTTCCGGTACTTGGAAGATGTGGAATTTTTCCCTGTCTAAACAGTCGAGCCAGTGGATTGTTTACTGACTGCTCGTGCATACGCTGTGCTATTTCTTCATCATTACCTTGTGCACCAAAATAATCACGCAAATACGGAGCAACAATTCGTGTAAGTCCACCAACGACCCCCATTGGTTTTGTGCGATATCCTTGCGAGGCACGTTCTTTTGCAGCACGATATGCAAACTGATCCTCTTGTTTAGTGTATGTAGCCTCTTCATTTACTCCAATAAGCGGATTGGTTGCATAGCCTTTATTAATATTATCAATATATTTGGCTTTTTGCTTTTCGAATTTCGCAAGGCGGGCCGCATTATCTTCGTCTACAAGCCCCTCCATGTTACCAGTTGCTTTAAATCCAGTAGCGGCAAACTTTCCAAGAGCGTCACCAACGACATGCTGCATTTTTTGGAATGCTGCCGTAACTGGCTTCATGCTGTTAATTAATTCGCGAGAGTATGGCGCAACCTTATATAACTCGTCTTCATCTGCTGCAACAGGTTTTCCAGATGCCGCATTAGCCATTTGCAATCTGGGAGCATTTCTTCCACTAGTTGCAATTTGTTCTTCTGTAAATGGAGCATATGTTCTTTCAAACGCTGCTTTGTTTGCACTTTTCATCATCCCGGATCTTTGATTGAAATATCTTGTGGGATTTGCCATTAGCATTTCTACTGGATCGTGCTTAAGAACATCACGCATCTCACCAAATATATACTCTCCATCGCGCTTCGAGTTGAGCACATTGAGAATATCTGCTCCCGGACTTCCCTTTATAAAAGTGGATAAATCGGCCTTGGTTGCAGCAACAGGCTTGTTAGATTTTTTGTTTGCTGCTATCATCTTACGAAGGGTAGTAACTGCTTGTTTTGATTTATCTCCTTTTAATGCATCGATTTCTTCTTGTGTATGAGGTGCGTACTTGCTCTTGTGAGATATAGTCTTATCTGGTGATATAACACTAGTAAATATACTTTTAAATTCATTTTTACCAAGCAATCCTTTGTAAAGGTTCATGGGATCTTGGAATAATGCATCATAATCTTTAACAGTGTCAAGCCCGGCACTATACATTCCGGCAGGATCTGCAAAGTCAACTATATCATCGTACCAAGATTCTGCTAATTTAGGATTTCCGGCAGCATCACTGAAGTATTTTGGATGTTTTCCCGGATCGTTTTTATTTACCGATGTTGTTACTTCTCTGCCTCCTCCTATATACGGATTGATTTGTGGCTCTTTTGGAGGAAGTGATGGCGGGCGTCGCTTTGAAAGATTTGCGTCATCGCGTGCTTCATATCCGGGATACGTAACCGTGTTATAATATTCTAAATCTTTTGCATATTTTTCTTCGGCGGCGTCATATCGTTCATTTCTGCGTTTTGAGTAGCCTAACCCGTCTGGAGTTCCATATTTGTAGCCGGGGATAGATCCACCATTTGCATAGCCACGTAATGCAGATACAGTACCACCATTCATGTGCTTGAGATAGTCTTCCGATGAACTATCTTTAATTATATAAATGATATCATCCATTGAAGTTGAGGGATTTTGAGCAGCGTTTAGAGTAATTAAATCATCACGACCTCCTCCCGGACCTTTAAACATATAAGATGATGGTGTGCCTCCTCCAGTTACTTGCTGCCATTTATGAAACCCTCCAGAGTTTAATGCATTAAGCCCCTTAGTTCCACCCCATTTATCTGCCTGATCTCTTCGAATTCCTAACTCGCCATTTGACACCCGGATTAAATTTTGTGCAGATCCACCTGATGCTCGCTTCGGAATTTTGAATCCTGTAAATTTCTTTTCGGGGATCATGCCATCGATGTATTTTCGACCAAGTTGGTTTAAATATCGATCATCTGATAACCTACTGACTAATTTGCCACCTTCTGCGAAACCGTCACCTATGTTTCCGGGAGTCATGGTTTGCAAGTTTATTAATTGATTTGCGATCTCTGCACCGGGTGATAATTGTGGCTGTTGGTAGTGCACTAATCGAGCCATGCCCCTGAATGGATTAATTGCTCCGCCCCTCGCATAACCAAATGCTTTTCTCCATGCTCGCGTCGCCTGTAGAGTTTGTCTAATATGATTCTCGTTAATTTTTTCATTTCCAAAATATCCGCGAGTCTGTAAATATTTTAAATTGTTAAGGATGTGAGTTCTCTCATTTTTGTCCCATCCAGCACCAAATACAGAATTGTATTCATTTGCCCATCGATCAGGTTGGTTTTTATAATTTCTGTTAGATAATGTTTCAAATAATGGTGTAACTGGAATTTGACCCGTCGCATACGCTCCCTTAACACGGTTTACCATGTCTGGATTTGTGTGCAGCCATTCATGCTTCAATGTTTCTGCAAGAACGTCTGTGTAATTACGGCCCTTCATGTTTGCAATCTTGTTAATTCCTGCGCTGTATAGAGTAATTCCTGATTTGTCGTATTTGCCAGTTACAATCCCGCCTTTCTTTTCGTAATGAGTCCCAAAATTTATATCGACGTTGTGTTTTCCTGTAAGTTCTTTAAAATCGTTATAAAATGGCCGAAGAGTATCTAAAACCATGTCCCTGTGCATAATAGAATTCTTGCTGCCGGGACGAACCTTTCTACCAATAATACTTACTCTTATAGCATCGTCTATCGCAGATTCTTTTTTCCCGAAAACCGATTCACGGAGCCTCTGGATAAATCCACCACCTTCAAATGTTGGAACAGATCCGCCGGATTTGAAGGGCATTGGAATTCCGTGGGTCATGAAGCCTGATAGTGCAGAGGCTGATACACCTACGAGTCCTGCTGTGCCACCAATTCCTATTGCGGCGTCAAGGATTCTATTTTTATTGCGCTGGAACCATGACTGTTGTGGCTGGGCTTTTCTGGTAATTGTTGGAGTCCCGGTAACTTTAGGTGTGACTTGTGCTTTGAGAGCGTCGAGGTAGCCTGTAGGAGGAGCCTGTATATTTTTCAGTGCATTACGCACATTTATTTCTCTAATGGCATCCTTGGCCTGCTGTTGCATCCTCGTGTTATATGTCATGGAGACCGGTGCTACTTTTTGCTGCTTAACCGGTGATGTCGTTCTGTACGGAGCAAGCAATGAAGCAACATCATATCTGACTGGTTTTGCAATTTTTCTATAGGTCGGAAGTTGCCGTGCTACGGTATATTGCGGAGATTGCTTGCGCTGAACTCGCAGAGGGTTCCCAAATAAATTTTGCCGTGATATCGCACTTGATTCCTTTAGCATTGAAAAGAATGATGCTGAATTTATAACAGATCGGAATGTTGCAGCATCGCTTCCCTCACGACGCATTAACTCATCCGGCCTTGATGTAGTTGCTAATCCAGCACCCCTAATTACTCTCTTTGTCTGATTTCCAACTTGCCCGGTGCTATATCCGGGATCACTGAAAAATCCCTTTGGCACACGAGCCATGTTTATTGATTTCGATGCTTCTATGATCTGCTGGGCTTTTTCAATTCCGATTTCCATGCTCATGTACGTAGTGCCACGACCTGCTGCCTCTGTAACGGCCTTTATTTGCTTGTAATTAAGCCGATCTGTGTCAGGAGCAACCCGCTCTATAGCAGGTTTAATTTTCTCGTTATATGACGCAATAGTTTTGGCATCTCGACCTGTATAGCCCGCATTTTTGACTTCCGTTTCTGCTTTTGCGTAACTTTTAAGTATCTTTTCGAGCTTTGCAACATCTCCCCTTGAATAGTACATGGCCTGATCCGTGTGATGCTTCTCAAATCTGGAACTGATAGCATCGCGCTCTGTTGCGCTTAAATGAGACGATGATTTATCTCCGATTGAAGACTGCTGAATCATGGCATGTGCTAATTCTTTGTCAGAAACTGCCCCGTTTACAATACCGGCTATCTGTTCAGGAGTATAGCCCATCTGCTGAAAACGACGAAGAATCCGATCTACATTAGGGAAGTCAGACATGGATGTCTATTTAAATATTACGTTATATAAATGAATAGAAGCAGGATAAATTTATATGTGGAAAAACACAACTAAATGATGCACAAGTAATAAGGCGAGAGATTTTCTCTTTCGTTTTGTTATGCAGCAAAACTTTTGTAATCGTTAACCGGGGCAAAATAGAGGTTTAGTAATATCGCGATCTGGCTATCACAAGATTGTCAATTAGATTGATTATAGACCCGATTTGTTGAACTGTTGCGTTATATGTTCCTGTGCCAATAACTGACGAGTTTAATTCTTTGAGTAAGATATCTAAATGATTTTGCAATGATTCAATTTCAGAATAAAATTGTGAACCTACTTTGTCTTCCATGTATAGTAGTTAACTTCAGAGGATAAAAATGTTAGTGTGAGCGTTGGCCGCTTAACATCGGTGAGTAGATTTCGTTCCAAAAGTGCATAGACATGTCGAGATCGAACATAATGGTGTCTATCCAGTTTGGATCGTCAAAGATTTCGTGGAGCGCCTTATGAGTGATAAAACAATGAATGCCGAGGACTTTACGCCATCTCGCATCATCGTCAAGATCGCCATCGGGGTCGATTTTACACGGGCCTTTGTAGTCGATAATTGGCGCGTTTTCAGGCAACAAGCCGAAACAAGTCCTTGCGCACGTTCATTGTATTGAACGAGGCTAAGAATAACACCCATTGATCTTCTCCGGGCACGTCTTCGTACTTGTGGGATACGAGAATTTCTGGCAGCACTTCATCGAGCCACTGGACAAATACTTCCTGCATTCGCTCCTGATCGGCTGGCGAGGCATCTCCGGTTACGTCATCAACGGACTTTGGCATGGCCTTCGTTAAAAGCCTAAAATGCAATGCACCGAGTTTGCCCGTGGGCTTGGACAATTCGTAGATTTGATTTGCCGTCTCAATTCTGATGCTCCTAGCCTTTGGATCGGGCTTAAAAACTGGCTCGTCTTCTGTTACAGGTAGTGCTTTCTTGGCAACCATATGTTAATATATAGTTATTAACCTGTATATAAAGATAAAAATAGGGTGGTTTATGCGAAGACTATCATAGTAGCCGTTGTATTGGTTGTAGAGTTGACTTCTGCTCGCCAGTTTATGGTTTTGTCGAAGCGGGCGCGGCCTTGTGCAGATGCGGATCCTGATTCTATTTTGACATTCGTGATCGTTATCGTGGCGATGAGAACTGCAGGATCAGAACATGTTGCACCGGGAGTATTCAATGTCAGGGTAATGGTTCCAATATCACCGCAATCTCCTGCTGCTTTTTGGAGTCCGAGCCATTCTGATGAGGCCAGCGTCAATGTGCCACTTAAACTGCCGTTTCCACTTTGTAGGATATCGTATAGTTGTTTAGTGCCGATCACGTAATAGTCCTGATCGATCGGAATCTGGCCGTTGATAGTAATTGCTGAAAACTTTATGCCTGCGTCCGGACAACTGATTTGGGACACTGATGCGATTGGAATTGGATCGGCGTAACTCGTCGGGCTTGTTACACCTGTTATTGCGGCAACAGTTCCAACTTTGCAGGAGACGAAGTTGTATTTGACCTTCGCGTAGTCTTTTACAGTTAGGGATAATTCGAACGAGTTTATGGCAGTGCTTGCAAAAGAGAGGCCGTTTGTCTCATCTCCGATAACGATGGTATTGTATGGTAAGGCTGCGAGAGTTCCGCACATAACGTCCATGACATCGGTGATTGCGTATTTTACAACGTCTATATTACGGAGGGCGCCGTCAAACGAGCCGGTATTTATAACGCCGCCATCATAGATTTTTGCTTCGCCTGCAGAACCAAAAGATTGTTCAGTGATTAAACTACGTGTGGGATTGATAGACGCGCCAGTAACCGGGACATACGCTACTGTGCCACCCGATCGAGATATTGATACACCACGAAATGTCGCCATAGTTTAGTCTCCTATACTCTCCTCAAAAAGGAGAAGTTTAGTTGTTATAGACCTCGATAGTAAATTTATCGGTGTCGTTAATCTGTGCCTTCCATGTGACGGTCTTTTCGAACTGATTACGGCCCTGAACTGAACGGCTCATTTCAGTTAACTTTGCAACATCACAGGTAATCTTACCAGATTCTTTGGTGCCATCTGGCGCGTGGAGAATGACTTCGAATTTACCTGCGGGCACCGCATTCGTGAGCACGGTTCCGGTTGCTGCGTCTCCGAAGAACTCCTGATTGGTTTCATCGAGCACATTGCCGTTTGTTGCTCCCGTAGTCTTACCAACGAGCATGGTTCTGATACGCTGCCAGTCACCTGCCCCGAGAGTAATCTGACCACCGAGATCGGTAAGCCCATTGTAGTAAAGCCCCTGTAAGAATTCTGAACCAATGAAGAAGTAATCCTGATCCATGGTTCGTGCAAGCGTCATCGTGAACGCCTTACATTTCAGCGTCTCGGCAGATCCGCCTTCTGGAGTCCACTTTAATACTGCATTGTAGAAAATTGCCGGTTCTCCATTGATCGTGTTGTTTGCAGAATTGTAACCAACGTCAAATACCTCGGCACGCCGTGCAATCCACTGGAAAGTAGATTTTGCGTATTCCTTGACGTTCAGATTGATTTCAAAGTTCGTGATACCGACACCACGATAGATCGTAGTAGAACCGTGAACATCATTAGATCCGGTCGTATCAGTTGCCTGTTCATCAATTACTTTCAGTGCAAGAGGCATTGCTTCCATTGCCAGAATGTACTTGAGCCCGGCACCGTGTGCAGTGTTAGATGCTACAACCTCTGGCGTCTGATTTCCTAATGCTCCAAGTAAAAGACCTGAAGTTGCGAAATCCCATCCTCTGAATGCTGCTTCGAACGAGCCGCTTGACGAGTAAGTACCCGCGTATACGGTCGCTGCAGCCACCTGATCAATAGACTCTTCAATAACGGAATTACGATTTGCGGCATCACTGAAGGAATTAACACGGATTGTCTTAAATGCATTCGTATGAGTCGCCCCACTTGAATATGTAATCCAATCGCTAGATGTGTTATATCCCGGAGCAATGACGTAGTCGTCTATTTCATCGGCATCATACGCCGATATGTCCGTGGTGATCGCTAATTCTCTTGTCGTCAATTCGTTTCACCTTTATATATTTTGTTTATTTTAATAATCGTAGATCTTGCAGATTCACTCGATCATGTATTTCCAGTTACCTTTATATAAGATAATTATGGCTGTGCGTTGTCAGGATCTGATATGTCCATCCAGTCGTTTTCGAATTTATAACAACAGGACATTTCTACTTGCGTTGTAGTGCCGAGTGGCGGTGCGTGGACTGGGCCAAACATGAACGAGGTGCAATTTGGGGCTTCTGACTCCTCGACGTACTTCGTTACAAATGACAGGATGTTGCTAATTTTGTACGGGACTTCGTTATTGTCGTTTACGTTGAATATAATTTTGAGCCAGACAAGATCCCAATATGATTCCTGTGTTTCTACGCTGTTGTCAAAACTGTTGTAGACGACGCTACATTCGTTTTCATTGAGTTCGTTTGTGTAATTACTGTTCGTTGTATAGTTGAGTTTGCGCATGGCTTCCTCAACATAATACTTTACGTCCTTGCGACGTGCTTTATATACTGCCATTAAATGTCTCCAAATTCTTTAAATGGGTTAAACGGGCCATATTTGTTACGATAAACCTGTGGATCACGTTTTACTGTGCCATATCCTGATATATCACGGTGTTTATCGTAGGGAGAGTCGGGTGTAACTGGCCCAGTTTTAGATTTACGGGATTTGCGTGTGGCTTCGTCCTTCGTGATATTCTTTTCTTTTTTAGATCCGGAACGAACCTTGGCGAGATCTGACTGTTGTAATATGCCCATTTTGGCAATCATGTCCATTACCCGCTTGTGCAACCGAGCATTTGTTGCTTCTACCTTTAATTGGAAATATGCCTGCCATCGGAGCCAGTACGATTGCTTAATTCCACGCCATTTTTGATTTCGCATCTTAATACGGCGATCAAGTTCCGGGATATATGGGTGTCCGGATCTGACTCTGGCCCCGTGCATTAGAACATTAACATAATCGATTTTGCCACCAGTTGAAGAATAGCACGGCTTTACAAATAACAGGCATCCATCGGCAGTGATATCAGTAACCGATAGTGACCGACGAAGTTGCCCAGTATGCATTCTACCGGGAAATTGTCGCCTATTTTGAGTGTATTTTTTCTCTATGGCTTTTCCTTTGGTGCGATAGAGGTATTTTTCGTCTCCTATGAATGGGCCGCTCATTTGGTGGGGCCTGAATGCCTTGTTTCTGCGACGAAATCGTCCACTTTGACGTGCAAATTTTTTGGGCCTCGCGTTTTTTGCGTAACCGGATTTTCGAAAATACATACCATAGGCACGTCGATTAAAGTATTCAGGAACGCCTATGTACCAATCGTGCTGTAATTTGCGGGCTTCTGCAACAATCAACTCTTTAATTTTTAACGAGACCATATTTGCATAATCGAGTTGAAGCGCCTGTGATGCCGGGATTCTGGCCTTTGTGTTAAACCACATGCCATTTTGCATCTTAAAAGAATTGAAGCCCTTACGCTTTTCCTGCGTAAAAGGAACCAAGTCTTCTGACACGACAAGATAAAACGATCGTGTTGCGGTTGGTTTGCTCATGACTCAATGAGGGTCGGGCTCATGATGCCGTCAACCGGCGTTCCAAGGGCATTGATGTTCAGTGACAGATCATTGTTCAATGGCACTTGTGTGATATACGATAAACAATTATATGCCTGCATCAACAGCGTCTGAAGCAACATCGGGGCACTTTCCGGCAGTGTTCCAAGGCGTCTTTCTGAAAGCGTCGTGTAATTTTTGTAACTAATATAGGCACCAAGTCGAATGGTGCAACGTCGCACATATCGCATTTCGAGGTCGTCTGCCGCAATCATACACACGAAGTCCAATGCATCTTCTAAATCGTTGACGATTAATTCGTCGTCTATAATATCGAATCCCGGATCGCCTATCGACTGCCTCACTGGTTTTGTCAGGCTATCTAAATTTAAATCGTAATCTGCCATGTAAAGCAATGGTGATTTACAGTATATAAAAAAGAGAGTTATGTATATTTGTGGATGATTTGCTTTGCTACAAAGTGTTTTCTATTCATATAAATCGTTGCATCAGTATAAAGCCACTTTAAAACTTTACCTGTGTTAAATCCTCCCTGAACCAATAATACATATGTGTTTTTATCGTTGTTTTTATCTTGTTTATGAATATGTACGGATGTATCAGGAACATGCTTTTCAATTATTTTTTTAATTCCTGTCATTGCTTCAAATGTGCCAACTATAGAAGCATTATGTTTATAATTTTGTGGTGAGTTTTCATTTCGTTTATCTTTACGCTTGTAAATTGATACATGCCCATCACCATCAAACCAACCTCGTATACAATGTCTCTGAATATATTCAGGAGCATCAATTATTACTTGTGGAAATTGCAATATAAGCGATTTTGCCGGAACCATTCCATATGAAACAAGTGTATCTTTCATGTGCTGACTGTACATGACTAAATTATATTGCGGTTTTGCATTTTCATAACCACTACTATCTTTTAAATATAACGGTCTATCATTTGAAACAAATGAATTTAATTGCTCCACAAGATAGCCATCATCTTCTTTTAGTGCGAGTGAAATTGATGGCTGATCTTTTGCTACATTTCCATCAGCATAAAGCATCCCGAGAAAATATGCCTTTTCTTCAGTGTCAATATTATCAAAGAAATCTTCAGTTATCTGATATTGATTTTCTTTAGTTGGGCGTGTAACTTCTCCATTTCTACGTAAGATACTAAGGATCGTTGTATCATCAACTTCATATAAATGACTAAGTTCTCGCATTGTAGCACCGTTTCTATACAATTTACATACTCTCGCTTCTAATCTATCTCCCAGTTTACGCTTTCCTCCAACTGGATCTATTTTAACATCATTTTTATGCAGTGTTCTATTAATTAATCCATAATCAAGTCCGAGTATGGCTGCAGTTTTTTCCATAGATCGTGTTTCTTCATATGTCTTGATTACAAGATCTACATCAATTGGTTTACATCCAGTATTGTTATTATACCACTCTCTACGTTTAATGCCAGAATTAACTACAATTGTTCGTGCAGTAGTCGATCCAATACCAAACATTTCACCAAGTTCTCTATATGATAAACCAGATATGTAATGCTCAACTAGTTGACTTTTCTGTTCATTGGTTAGTAATATACTTCCCATGATCATATATTGGCTATTAAACTATTTGTAATTTGTGGCATATAGAAAAATAGAATCAAAAACTATGTAAAACAGACAATTTTTAAAAATGAGAAAATTAGAGATATTTTGTGGTATAATCAATTTTGTTAATTGATCATGTGGAAACTGTGGAAATCTTCATTATTCTGTCATTTGTGGCCTGCTGAAGGTAGGATTGAGGTAACGTCTTTGTACAGTAATACTGAGTCACCATATATGCGTCTGATCCCTCGTCTGCATCACGAACCTGCTCGACGGTTGGAATTTTTCCGCCAGTGTAGTTGTAATGAATTGCAGTCTGAGGGCCTTTAATAACACACAGAGCAGTGTTCTGATCATTAAGCTTCCGTGAACCCTTGAACGTAAATCCAAGTTTCTGAGTAAGCCACGAGTCAACTGCATCAGTGCGCAGACGTCCCATATTTCCACCAGAAGTCCCATTATCACGGAACATCTCAGGAAGCTTGAGCCGACCGAAGAGTTTCAGTGGGTAATACACAACAACGTCTTTCAGTTCGTTCTCGGTAACATTTGAGTTAGGCTTATCGAAGATTTCCTCAATGAGGTTTGCGATATCACCAACTACATCAGCCGCATTGTTATTCCACGGGGTTCCTGCTGCCTTGGTAGTTCCGGCACCATTCCAGAGTGCATTCAGAATATCGTTATCTCTGGCAATTGCCATACCACGGGCGACAGCATCCATTGAATAGTTCCACTGGGTAGCCTCGTCGTTCCGAATACGGCTCTCATCATCGATCATGAGCTTAGACCGGTATTTGTTCATTGAGAACCCGATATCGAAAAATCCTAATTTAGAATACTCCCCTGTAGCACCTTCGTTAATCTGATAGGTGGGCAGTGTGTGGTCTTTCGGGAATCTCAGGTGCTTGTCAAGAACATCGGTGTTCTCCATCACAACTGCGTCCATGAACTCAACGTATGAAAGAGTCTTGAACCACACGAGCTCGGCAATCATGTCTCTACGAAGAGCGTCATAAGTCTGCCCGTCAGAGGTGTATATACCTGTATTATATGTCATATTCATTTTAATTCACCTCATACCTTCACGTAAGGCGTGTTTATACGGACCTTTACGAACTTTGCTCCTGCTGCGCCTAATGAGTTATCGGCTGCCAGTTCTGCGATACCAATGACCGTGTTGCCAGTCGTTGCGATAGATGCGAATCCACCAGTTGCTGCAGCGATTTCTGCATTCAGCGTGATGTTAATTCCTGCTGCAATCGGGACACCCACGAGCTGATCGGGAATCAGTGGCACGACAGTGACCGGCGTAAAGAGAATCTCGTCAGTTGCGAACCCGGATCCTGCTACATCGGCATCTAATGGGTAGAATGCAAGTGTGGCCCCGGTTAAATTACTGGTAATTGCAGTCGTCTTGAAGGACCAACCTTTTACTGCTGCTCCCGTGGCTGCGGGGACGGTAACAAGGTATCCATCTGCGCCAGAATCGTAATCTACGGCAGGCTTAAGGTCCATTAACAGACCGGCATACTTTACCTGATACGGACAGGCGTATGCAAAGTTACCTTCTCCAATGCGTCCACCATTTACGGTAGTTGAAGTAGTAACCCCTATTTTTCCTAATGCTGGATTAATCATATTTTTTACCTATTATGTACAGTTATATCACTGAGGATCACTGTACTGGAATCCTCAGAGTTTTTGACAATCTTTCTGCTGTCTCTTGATCAAGTTGCATTTTGAGTGATTCTGCAAGACCAATGACCGTAGGTTTCGTTGATTGGTTCTTGCCTCCCTCAACCCCGAGTGGTGTACTTTGTGGGGAGTTCATTGGCGTATTCTTGACAATTGCTACTTTGAGTGCGTCAAGAGTCTCAATCTTCAATTTAGTGTCTTTAATGTGAGCAACAAGTTTTTCAGGACTTTCCTGTCCGAGAGCGCGAAATTCTGCCAATTTAGCAGTATATGCGGCTTTCTCGTCCTTGTCGAGTTGTGCCTTGTAAGTTATGTTCTCTGCCTGCAGTTTGGTAAACTGGTCGAGCAGTTCCTTTGGAATATTTTCTGCTGGCTGTTCAGTCGATACCGGCTGCACCGTTGCTAAATTATTAATAACGGATGGCTCTAAAGGCTGCGGAGTATTAGATTTTAATGCGGCGATTTCCTGCTGCATAGCCTCTAACTGCCCACCAATCTTGGTCGAAAATCCTTCGACTATCGACGCTGCAATATTTTTAGCAAAGTCCTGCGGATCAAATGCTGGCGTAGGAGTAGTCGGAGCGATCGGTGCAGTTGGCTGAACAAATGTGTCTGTAGGAACCTGTGTTCCCTGTATATTTACGGTTGTTACGGGTTGTTCGTCAGGAACGGTCATAGAGTTTACCTCTGGGGCAGAAAATGCAAACCGAGTCATGTTAACTTTAGTTTGCTGCATTGCTGGATTCGGGACAAAAGCAAGTTTCACAATCTTTCCACTGACAACTTTTCCAGAAGAGTCTTTTTCAAAATCAATGACTGGTGATATCGAATTGTAGCCCATAGCAATCGCATTTTTGACATTATCGGTATTAAACACGATTCCCTTATGGCCTATTCCAGTGTCGTTTTCAGCAAATTGCGTTGCGTGCCCAACTTCTTCCTGAAATCCATCCTCGTGCTTAATAACAAAAGGAATGGACTCGTCTATATTATTGAAAAGAAGTTTGGCGTCTTCCGGAGAGATATCTACTTTGTTTCCAGAATGTGAAATGAAGCTTCCAATTTCGAGGATGTTACCTTCTGTCTTGATTACATCCCCGACCTGTTTCCAGTTTGAAACATTGCTCGTGTTACTCGCATTGTTTAAATTTTCAGCCATCAGAAAACAAGTGCTGTTTTCCTACATATAAAGAAGTTCAATAAAAAGAGTTTACATAAAGTTGCCAAAGAATGCTCGTGACTTCAATCATGATAAGAATTTATAATATATGGAAAAGTATTAAATATTAAGCAGATCAATAATGTACAGTGTCGCTTAAAGCCTATAAGTTTAGAATATATCCTACCAAGGCGCAAGAGACTGTGTTAGAACAGACTCTTGAAACTTGTCGTAGAGTATATAATAAAACTTTGGCTTTAAAAAGAGAAGTTTATGAAGCCACGAAGACCCACATCTCCCTGTTTGAAACCAATAAACAACTGACCCAATGGAAGAAGGAAGAACCAATTTATCTAAAGAAAGTTCATTCTCAAGTACTGCAGAATGTACAAGTAAGAGTGGATCTATCATTTCAAGGATTTTTTCGAAGAGTTAAAATTGATTCCGCTAATGCCGGATACCCTATATTTAAGGCAAAAGGCAGGTATGATTCTATCACCTATCCTCAGCCCGGTTCAGCATTTAGATTGAGATCTGGTTGTATTGAATTATCAAAGATCGGATCAGTTAAAATTAAACAACACCGAGCAATTGAAGGCAGCCCCAAAACTTGCATAGTTTTAAAAACATGTACTGGTAAGTGGTTTGTTTCAATCTGTTGCGAAGTTGAGAAGAAATCTAAACCAAAACGAGAGTTTAAAGCAATTGGAATTGATTTAGGTGTGAGAACACTTTGTGCCTTATCAAATGGGGAAGAAGTCCTACCTCCAAGATTCTTAATGCAAGATGAAAAGATCCTTGCAAAAGCACAACGTAAGTTAAGTGCTGCTGAAAAAGGATCTAAAATGAGAAAGAAGTGCAAGAAAGTAGTTGCGCATATTCATGAACGAATATCCAATAAACGTAAAGATTTCTGTGAGAAGTTAAGTCTATCTTTGGTTCAGACCTACTCTTTTATTGCATTTGAGGATCTGAAGATAAATGAAATGGTGCAAAGATCGGATTGCTATATCGAGAAACATATTCTAGATGCTGCATGGAACCAATTAACAACCAGAACAATACGCAAAGCGGAAGATGCTGGTGCAAAAGTTGTGTTTGTTAATCCGTGTAATACTACTAAAATGTGTTCACAATGTGGAACGTTAGTACCAAAAGATAGAAGTGAAAAGGTACATAATTGTCCCGCGTGTGGTCTTTCCATAGGAAGAGATCATAATGCAGCAATCAATATACTCAGACTGGGGTTGCAGTCTGTGGGTTCAATCCCTATATGCCCGTCACTTTAGTGGTGAGAACAATCACTTATGAGATTATTCATATAATACAGACTTACTTACACTATCTCCCGAGTCAGTAGTTTGGGTGCCCGCAGATTTGGGTGTTGTGGGGCTGTTTACCTTCCCATCTGACCTGCCTCCTACAACGCCACCGAAATTAGCCTTTGTTTTCTCGATCTCCTGTTGTGCTTCAGTTTTAATTTTCTGCTGGTGTTCAAGGGACAATTCGTCAATTGAATGTACAATTTGGGTATTTCCACTAGTGAGAATTCCATCGTCCTTAATCTGCTGTTCGTTTAATGGCGCGAATCCAACTTCTTCTCTTATTTCGGTCGGTGTGAATGCCCCAATATCCTTCATTAACTGGGCAACTTTTAACTTTTCGAGCCGTGACGCCGCCAATTCGAAGTGAATCTTAACGTCTAGATGAGATACCGGGTAATCAGGATTAATCTGTAATAGTCGTTCCTTCATATTTTCAAGAATTACCTTGGAAATACGTTTTGCGATCTGCTCAACGCGCAGAGATGCCCCGGACGCAATAATCAACTCGCTTGCATACGACCCATCGCTCTGACCCCTAATAACAGATGGTGGCATTCCGGCTCCATCCCAGATACTTCCGTCAATTTGCGCCAGTAATCCAGACGCATCCATATAAGAGTTTCCGGCATGTTCCAAGTTTTCAATTTTGACATTTGACGAAGTAACATGTTTTTGATCCGGCGCAAGAGTCTTTAGCCCTGCTGCATAACTCGAAATAAAAGACCGTAGTGCTTTATCTGCCGCTTTACGTTTCTGCACTGGAGTTCCCGGAAACAATGCGACATTAAATGCATTCGCATCAATTATATGGTGCTCTCTGGGAACATTTGCCCATCTCCAAATCGTCTCAATGATATATACCTGCCGTTTCATCCAAATTGGAACAATGCAACGTTGTAATGGTGAGATTCCATAAATGCCGAAAGTCATCCGTTCACGATTATCAATGATATTCAGAGGCACATCTGACAATTTGAGGTGAATGAATTCGTCCTTTTCTAAAATCGTCTGTGTAGTAAAGAAATGTTCGTCAATTACAAGGAAGTTTTCATCGGTGATGATAGTATTTGGCGAAATAGCCCCGTCTATTCGAGCCTTGTCGTCTAATATAGTAATCCTGTTATTTGGCAAGACTGTCAGGCTTAAATTGTCGTGCTTCTGTAAGTACAACTCGCCCTGTAAGTAAAGAATTGCGGCCCATGTCTCCATAATTGACGGAATATCAATAAGACGCGAAATTTCGTTTGCGGTGTCCTTCATTTCATCGCGTAATCTTGATTTGCTAATGAGAGCACGTAGTTCTGGCTCTAATTGCCCGTCATATTCCTCGTTATTTAATTTTTCATAAATTTCGTCGGGAATAGAGTCAAGCATGGTATCACCAATCAACATAAAATAATTAAATGACGATCTCACCATTTCGGCAACTTTGTTTACTACTGCGGCAACTTCCGGTTCCCAGACATATAATTGCTCATAAATATCACGCTCGTTTAATTCTTCAAAATTAGATAAGCCGATGAGAAAGTTTGCAATAGATGACGTTATCTGCGTCGCGTTTGCTGCAGTTCCGTCTGCTGTATTGTGTTGTATTCCGGGGTCTTGAGATTTGTAACGATTATATGTTGCTGGCAATCCGACAGTTCTATTAAAGTTGTCAGCAGAAGAAAACATCTCGCGCACGCGATCCACTATTGTCATATGTTAACTAAAGTGGATTTACAATATATAAAAAGAATTAGTTTGTAAGATACATACAGATGGATTCTGCCCACATCTTGACCCTTACTTGTTCAGAAGGACTTATTTTATCGTAATCGGTATTATTAGCATGGCAAATCATTTGTGCCACGCTCTCTATCTTAAGGTCGTCCATTAATATTCCACTTTGATTTTCCTGTTATTAAGCATAAAAATCCACATAGTCATCATCTGCATTACAATAAACATCAAGGCCGGAATATGAATCAAATGTTGCAGCACATCCAATTGTTGTCATGCCTGAATAATCAACTGAATCATCTGATTCAAGATACCAGATACAATTTGCCACGGTATCGGCACTATCCTTCGAATTATGCACGTAAATTCCGGCCATTAATGCAAAATTGCTCCATTTATCGACTTCCAGATCATAAACTGGCACCGGATTATCTAAAGTTATCTCCTTTTTGGATACAACGATTATATCAAGTCCTGATACGGGCATCAACTTATCTGATCTTGCAAGATCTTTCACTTGTTTGTAATCGCCGTGTTTTAACATGAATGGATGATCTGGCGTGCAGGTAATAATGTTGCCGTTAGATAAGGTGACTTCGAGCAATTCTGTTACGTATTTTGTCAGGCGTGCCTTTGCTCTTCCGGATCTCAATTTTCCCTCGTCATTGCACGAGCACACCCAGACATGATCCATGTTGGTTAATGACTCGATTGGAACATATTGTCCGTCGAGCAATTTGACCTTTGTATCGCCAGTAAAGCAGCCATTCCACGGATGATCTACTTTCGCCTTTCCACCAGTCATAATTTTAATAAACAGGGCATTACATTCAGTTTCTAAATTGTCGTCGTATACTACGTTTAATTTGGTGTTGGATAGCCCTTCCTGTAATTCGCGCCACCGATCGTAGTCTTCTTTTGCAACAATGTGTTTTACGATTTCGAGGCCAAGATCGCGCTCTACCGCTTCTAGAATTTCAGGATACATATGTACATCATATAGGAAGGCGTATACATTAAGGTTCATACACGCATGTATAATAAAATTCTTGATATCTGATGGAAGCACGGTAGCATCTGTGTCTCCCATTTTTTCAAATCGCTTAACTCCATCTATTATAACAGTGCCAACTTCTGTTGCTGGATTAATATGTTTATAACCAACTGATATACCAAAAGAATCGTTTTTATATGCAGGATCAATTGACATTACACGAGGAATTGCCTTTATTTCCTTTTGCAACGTCTCGTAATTTGCGTCAAGCACGTTTAAAATCGTCTTATCGAGTTTAATGCCTTCTGGGAACTGCAATCCTGACGACATCTGCGGCTCATTTGCAAAATCACGGTAAAATCGCGCTCTGTCACCCTCACAAGTCTCTAATAAGTATTCTTGTGTAACAGTCGGGTTAAATTCCCACGTTTTATACATGTAGGCTCTAGCAAGTCGATTACCTTCTTGCTTTTTGAACTGATTATGAAGAGCCATTTGGCGCCCATTCTGTGATTTCAACGATGATAACACAATAATTTTACCGTCGCGCTTAAATGTTTCAGTTGAATTTGCCAATTTAGTAAAAACGGCCTCAGAATCTATCTGAGTATCGGAATCCGGGAAATAATCGTATTCATCAGCAATAAAACACTTATTTGTGTAACCTGCAAGAGTAGTAGCCTTGGCAGCCATAACCTGAGCCAATACATTTTTGCGAGGTTCTTCAATCTGATATGTATCAAAAACCAAATCAGGAAAATTAAGTTCAAACCATGGATTTCCTTCAATTAACGCTCGCATTGAGGCAAATACACCGTCTTTTGCCTGTTTCATTGAAGGGCATAAACAAGTAAGCGCAATAGTTGAACCTTTCCCGGATTTACCTGTCATTAACCCAAAATGTTTTGCCGGACTCGCCCATGAAATAACCTCAACAAGTTCATAAGCCATAATAGTCGCCGTAAGCGTCGTTTTTGACGAATTATGCACTAATATTCCGTTTGCGATATAACAGTTTCCAGACGGAACATACAAATCATACATCTCACAAGTAAATTCTTCTTTATCCCATCCTCTGACTGTCGATTCATAAAATTCACCATTGTAACTATTATAGCAAGTAATTGAATCTCCAGAGTTAATCTCTGATAAAGGCACCCAAATATCATTTATTTTAAACTTGTGATCTTTTGAACAATATATTGTTACTCCATCTTCAAGTAGCATTTTACACTGACTTTTAAATCCCGTATAAAATACCATACCAACATTGACCCACCCAATAGGATTTTTAACATGAATCATCTCTCCTAAGTGAAATCTATTATATAAGTCTTCTATTGTAATTGTTCCATATTCCCAAGTTAGAATGCCTGTATCACCACGAAGGCATCTCTGGCCTAAAGTGAGACTTAATTTCTTGATTGGGAGCAATGATGGATCATATTTATGGCCGTAAAACTCCTGTATGATTTCTTTTTGTTTGGGCCACATTGAGCGAGGGGAGCCATCTTCTGCGGGGCCTGGAAATCCTAAAATGTCCTCGATGAAATAAATGGGATCAGATCTGATTCGCTCCATTTCGAACATGAAGTCGAGATAATCTACACCATCAAGTGTTTCGCCATCAGATATTTGGTATTCACCTTCCGGGATGGCAAGACGACTATTCTTCTTCGGTCTTCCGGGAGGCATTATTACCACTCATCAAGGCTTTTTGTTCTTTTATATTTGAGATGAGCGTAGGACGACATACAGGACAAGCATTTTCGACAATTGATGCCGTTACCAAGCGCAAATTCTCCTGTGCCTCGATATACTTCAGTTTAAAGGTGTCACCACGAGAAAACTTGCCCTCTAACTCAGCTAACAATTTAAGAGTTTCACGAGTTTCTTTCATGAGTTTCATACCCCGATCCATATTGTGGGTACCAAACTCTTCTGCTTCCATCATGAACGCAAGCCATTCTTTCAGGCGTATATGCATCATGATCACTTCTCGCTTAATGAAGTCAGGATCGTTTAACAAATCCATGACATCAACTGCTTCTTGTTTACAATCGTGTTCATTGATGTGAATAAGCACATCTTCGACACTCATATTAAATTCGATGGCCGCATTACTAACCTTTTTAACGCCAAGATTGAGTTCTGCTGACCAACGAGCGCCGTAATTACCGGCGTTGCAAATGTTACAGCCCATTATACGGGCTATTTGGCCTTACCGGTATTTAAACTAAAAATACTTATAGAATTAAGTCAAATATAAAACGATGAATCTAACAGAAAGAAACGAAAAAATAGAATTACTGAAACAACAGGCACAAGAACCCATCAATGATCTACAAAGTAGAGTTACACAATTAGAAAATGAGATCGAGACATTAAAACAAGAAATCAGAAAGTTAAATAATAGAACAACTATAAGATTTTAAGTTGATCTAATAAATTTCTCTATTATGGCATTTGCTTCTTCTTGTGAAGAAACTGCTCCATTATCTTTGTATCTGGGATCTGTTGAGTAATCGGTGTCATCTCCCAGACGATATCCATTATCATTTCCAGAAGATGTATAATGATAAAACCCATCCTCGTTTATAGACACATCGCTTTCCTTTAAATCTGGATGCTTGGCCTTTAACTGTTGCCATTTAGCCACTGCAGCATCTGTTGAGGCTACATTTTCATCAGGCGTATATTTGCGAGGCACATCATATATATCGGCATACATATCGTAATTTTTCTGATACTCTGTTTTGCTATCGTAATCCTTTCCATATGCCTTTAGGTATGGATCGTTACGTGCTGTGTCAATCTTGGCCCGCAATTCAGCCTCTCGTGCCTTCTCAAGATATATAAAACTGGCATACAGTGTTATACTCGAATGCTCTGAATAATATGGCTTTAATTCTTGATAACCATCTCTATATAGCCGTTCAGCCGTCTGGGTCTTTGCATAGTTAATCATCTTCTGATCAGCATTTCTATGTGCAATTATATCCTGCCAATGAAGCCCGTATAACTGCAAGTTTTTCTTAATTAGAGTGTTATCATAGTATTCATCAGTGAAACCATAATTGATTTTGGCAATCATGTTAATGCCGTCAGATGACACGACTGGCAAATCATATTTATAATCCGCATAAAATGTTACCTGTTCTATAGGAGGTGCTAAAAATGGAATAGCAGGCTTCCAGTAACTACCACCGTCTCTAACCATGTGATATTCGCCATTATCCATGAACATTACCGGTGCATCGTAAACCAGCCCGATATCTGCAGGATAAACTACCTGAAATCCGGGATGCAATATTCCAAATCCTCCAATTAGCAACACAATTATAGTTGCAGCCACTATTTGATTCATACAATCTTATTATTCGTCCAGACTTAAATAGGTATCGGCTCGATGATTTTATATAGGAGTAAACACAACTAAATGATGTCAACAACGGAAGTAACAGAAGGAAGACATAGGCAATCTTCTTTCTTTTCTTTTGTTAGGCAAACTTTTGACGCACTCTTCTGGCCCGATTTCCAGTATATAAACATAGTTAAATGAGGCATGACGCGGCTAAGCGAGGCTTTTTAACTCTGGACGACGACTCTTTTGTATGGCAATTTATGAGCCTTGTAAATTTTTGAGGTTGCAGGCATGTAGAGGGCGGCCTATTGACTTTACGTTTTGCACCAATTGCGAAGTTAATGAGATTATGTATAAGCAGGTGCCAAATTTTGACGATTCGTTCGATTATCATTGCCGCTTTCATGAGTTCCCGCGATCTACGGGCCTGTGTCGCTTTTTCGAGGCGCAGCGATGACGATTCATTATCATAATTCATTTATTGTAAAGGGGCAATGGTCACAAGATCAAATTGTAAGTGGCGGCACTTCTCACAAGGATGCACGGGGTGTATTTGATGGTAATTATATGCGAGAGTATAACACCACTGATAGATTTACATTTGTGCATGAGTACAATGCCGGGAGTGGCGAGTGTTCGGTCTGGTGGTTAATGTGATTGAGATTTATACGGACGGAGGATGTAGATTAACGCGACCTGATAAACTTGGCGCGTGGAGTTACATTATTATTGGAGACGGATTTGTTGTTGATAAGCATTCTGGTATAGAATTCGACACAACCGTCAACAGAATGGAGTACACTGGACTTATTATGGCATTACGCGCGTTAAAATGGATTAATATAACCGGGCATGAAATTAAAATCACGTCAGATTCGCAGTTGCTTATAAATCAGGTCACTGGTAAGTGGAATGTCAATGACCCGGTGTTGCAAAACTTAAGATTCTTGGTGCTTGAGGCGGGTAGCATTTCATTGAAAGATAACCAGGTAGCGTTTATATGGAATCCGCGCGAAAGTAAATGGACGAGTGAATGTGATAAAATGTGTAACGAAGCAATGGATCAGGTGAGATAATGAGTATATGTGAGAAATGTGAGTATTATGATACGTCTGATGAGGAGGAAGAGTGGTGTAATAATTCCGGTGAGTTATTGGGCGATACGTGTGATAAAGAGGAATGCGACGATTTTCAGGAGCGCGAAAATGATTGATTATAAGAAGTTTTTAGATGAGTGTCAGTTTGGCTTCGAATTGCAGGATAATGGCAATTATTATGCTTGTATAAAGTGCGCAACCAAGAAAGAAACGATTTGGAACATGGCGCAGGTGATATCATACAATAACCACGATATGTTCAGGGAGATGTTATACCGTAAAATGGATTATTGTTATTTGTCTATTCCGGGAGAAATAAGTTTTTATGCAGGTGTTAGACCAGACTGTGATAAGTTTGCAAGACACCGCGTTGTTAGCAGCCCAGATTTAATTGAGCAGGGATACGAGGAGATGCCTGTTCATTGGTCTGGAGTAAATTGGGCCCGAAAATGGCTGTCGGTTAATGAGTATAAGGCGCTTATAATTGACGCAATTGAGACCTCGTTAGTTGAATATGCTGACGAAATAAAGAACAAGGAGTTATACAGGGAGAAAGGCGCCGTATTCGAGGTGTGCCGCGAAAATGATTGAGATTGGGAAAACTTATATTAAGGAGCCGTATGATATCGGTGGCGAGGCATTTGTTTTTACGCCGAATAGACCTGCCGAGGTGACATATGACAGAATCGAGGAATATGGATGGGCCAATGGAGGAGTTTTTACATCTGGATTTTATTGCGATAAGTTGGTCGAGAAGGTTCATTTATGGCTTAATAAAGAGACAAACACCTGTATTGAGTTAATTGAGCGCAAAGATTATGAGGTAAATATTGGATTCTTTGGAAATGGATGGAAACTCAAGCGCGGGTATATTGAGGGTCCAAGAAAATACACCATCAAGGTAGTGCTGCCAGAGGACTGCATTAATGACATGGTGGCTGGATATTTGCTATATTCGTGGGCATATAGAGATTCTATTTTAAATAAATATGGGTTGCCGAAAGGTACAAAGAGACAAATTTTGGAATTTATTGGTGAGAATGTCGAGTCACAGAAGACCGTTTACGAATGTTAAATTGCAGTAGTTAACTTTATCTATTTTTACGTTTAATGTTATGTGATGATACATAACAATATTCTCGATATGGTAAGTGTTCTAAATAGGCAGTCGATCCTGGTGCTTGAGATGGTGATCAATGGAACGTGGGAAACTGCCGACTTTGATGATCTGAATTCGCTGGATGACCTTTATCAGGCAGGTTGGGTTGATGGGATTTCTGACGGCGATTATTGCGTGTGGATCATGACTAATAAAGGCCGAAAATTGTATGATGTGCTGGGCGATTTAATCATTTAGTGTTTCGAGTATTGCGTTAAAGACCATTGATGGTTCACCCATTTTTAGTATAGGGAGTTCAAATTCTTGTTCTATTGACAGTGCCGTGAGTATTGCGACTATTTCAGAATCAGTGGATGAATCCAGATATTTAAGGTACATGGATTATATGTGTTATTTTACCCTTATTATGTGTTTGGGCGCGTTTGCTATGTTTATATATGGTTAATACCCGGCAGCAATGTAAGCGTCTATGATTTCTTGTGGAGGATCGAGTTTTATGCAGCGCTGTGCAAACGTATAGCCCATCATTGTTCCTATTTTGCCGTCACGAATGCTTCTGATGCCAACTCTGTATACGAGTCTGCGATGCTCTAATTCTGATTTGAGATCGAAAATTTTGCACCAGACGAACTCGACATTGTTTCTCGATATAAACACGGCATAGTCTCCGATGTTTAGAGGTTGACCTAAAAAGTCTCTTATTTTACGTTGTGACATGGATTACCTGACCCGGAGTATATCGTGTAAGTCCATTCGTCTTCTGAATTGGCGCAACTGGCTTTATATGGGCAGGAAGAGCACTTTCGTTTGAAGCATGGCGGTGCATCGTTAATTGACATGCATTAACTTATGGAAGAATAGATATTTAAAAGTTTCGAAAATGGAGGTGATCCATTTGGAGTGTTTTGGTTTTCTGTTTTGTTTTTTTTTTTACTGGGATGCGGCGAGGTTGATGTCTTCTGCGCGAACAGTGGACCGCTTTGCATGGACGGCAAGTTCGGTTGCTCTCTTCGCAAGATCGGTTCCAATTTCAGCAAGCTTGGTATCGAGGGCGATTGCGGCCTCTTTTGATACACGAGTTACACCGGCGTTCTTCATAAGGCGCACTACTGCGGCCATAGTAAAGGTTGTGTCGTTTGACATGATATAATGTTGATTCGGATTGTATTTAAGAGTTTTCATTTTGTTGAGTGGGTTTAGTTGACTTTTCCAATTGGAGTGCGTCGTGTTCGATGGAGCAACAGCGCTTGCTGGAGTCAGTAGTTTTGAATTGGAGCCCGCAATACTCGCAGTTGTATACGTAGGTTGGATCGTGTCTATGTTCGTTTGCGCACTGTGCCGAGCAGAAAAGCCCCTTACCGCGCTCAATGTCGCGTGGATAATACTCTCTTGTTATCTGGCAACCAGGATGCTCACACATTCGATGTAACTTTATGATCATGTATTGTTATTGGCTTGCGAAGGTTATATAAGTTTGGACGAAGAATTATTCTATCAATGAATGATAAGCCGAGTTCGCAGGTTAAGGGCAAGTTTGTTAGCGAGACTGATAAGGCGATTTGTATCGTGTATTGGGGCAGAAATGAGTGGTTTCCAAAGAGCCAGATAAGTGGTATTAATAAAACGGGTGAGGAGGTTACATTTGCTGCACCGGACTGGTTGATAGCCAAGAAGCGCAAGGAGATCGTGTTTGAAGAGGCAGTTGATGCTCCTGCTCCGGTAGTGGCGCAGAATTGGGCATTTTGTGATGAATGTAAAGAGGACTCGTTTAACATTTGTAAACAGGGCGAGACTTATTTTATACAGTGTGCAAGTTGCGGGAAACAGTTGAAATTATGATTAGAAATATTCCGTATGAGTATACAGTGGATCGTTATAAGACGAAAGGGATGTGGGCGTATCGATGCGCGGATGAGATCGGCGAGCAATTGGATGATTTGAAGGAAATGCTGAAAATTCACGAAAGAAAAGGCGAGTGGGTAAACTTTGATGAATTGGAATTGTTGCCAGAGATGATTGCTGATTTGATCTTGGCACTGGATTTGTATTGTTATTCAGATGGCGTTACTGGCACATGTGTTAATCGTGTTATTGATAGGCGAATTGCTGGTGACGATAGCAAGTATAAGAGGTGTGGCTTTTGAGGAATGGTGAGTAAGATGCCAGTAGTCACATTTATCTGCGTCAAATGCGGGTATAAGCATCGGTGTGAGGCGAAAACATATGATGATTCGTTTTCTGGAGTGCCAGAAAAACCAATGTGCTTTCAAGGATTAATTGATGAAAATGGGGACGATAAATCAGAATTTGAGTATATTACTTGTAATTTGGATGAGATTTAATGGCTCGTCGTAGGAAGGTGTCGGTGCAGTTTGCGTGGGATATTTGGTGCGTTGGAGCGTTTTGGTTTGGAATTAAAAGTGATCCGATTAAGAGGTTGCATATCTTTCCAATGCCATTTGTTGTAATTGTGGTTGAGTGGATAGAAGAGTAAACTTTTCTTGAGTTAGATCAATTTATACATTTTTGTGATTATTTTCGCTTTGAGAACAGCCCCTTATTATATATTTTACAGTTATTTTCGCTCTGAGATTTTATAACTGTGTAACGGGTTTGGATTGTTGGTTTTGTGGTGTCTGCGTTGTTTGTTCAGAGCGAAAGTCAGAGCGAAAACACCAACTTTTTCGACGCGAGATTTGTGTAGACGTTTTGGTGGTCTGGATTTGCGTTTGGAGGCCGTAGAGCGATTAGAATTTTCACTCTGAAATTTTGTGGTTGATTTGCTAGAAAAGTAAAGTGAGTTTAGTTAACTGCCGCTGTACAGATGAGGCAGGTAGTCATCTCTTTGCCGTTTAATTCAAATTTGGACTGCGAGACGTGGTGGACTTCCTCAAATGCGTCACCATCATCGAGATCGATATACATCATTTCGACTTCGTGATCGCCATCTTCGTCCATGTACTGCTGTAATACGGTGATTAATTCGCTACATTTCATAATTTGACCTTCAGGAAAGTGTTAGACCTCTATAACAAAAGAAGAAAAGAAGACTCTTCTCTTGTTGGGGTGCATCATTTAGTTGCGTTGATAAATATTTATAGTTAATTGTTGAGGTAATTTGATTGATGTTAAGTGTAGTTGATTAACTATTATATTGGGAGATATTTTCATGTTGTTAAGATAGGACGTATTAGGATAAATAGTTAATTGTAGGTGGTTTAATATATCTGGACGATAGATATGTATTATGAATGAAGTTAGTGAGAGGTTGAGGAAAATTGAATTGGAACTGGAGGCTGTTCGTGGTATGATTGACGATGGTATAACTCATCCACTGAGAGATACTTGCCCTTGTCTTGTTGGGTTTGTAATTAAGCATGGTGATGGTCGCAGGTATGTGAAGAGAGATCTTGATGCGTTGTACAGTAATGTGGGTGGGAATATTGTCAATGCACTTGAGAAGTTTATTAGGGAACATTCATGAAGTGGATTTATTTGGCTGTTGTGATCGGGTTGTTGACGTTGGTGGCAGGCTGTACTAGTTATGCTCCTGTTGAGGGCGATGTAGTCGATAAGTATATGGTTGAACCGGGATACAAAGCGTATTACCCAACTTATTATGCGGTTTACAGGGATGACACAGGACACAGCAATGTGAGGTAGGTATCTGCTGATGTATATGCAAATTCTGAAAAGGGTGTTAGATACAAATGGAGCGCTATATGATTGAGTTTGGTGGTTGCTCAATTGAGATGTTGGATTGTGTGAGTAAAAGTATAGAGATTAAGACTTTGTGCAGTCAAGCAAATATGAGGCCAGAAGTATTCTTTGAGCAGTTGAATATCATGCTTGAAATGAATAATGTAATTACATGGTTATCGGAGCTAGATACTGTACAGAGAAGGCAGGCTATTGCCGAGATTGATGGATTTACAGACGATTTAGCGGAGTATTGGGATGAGTAAATTGGTGTATGTGAGTGTGGCGATTGTTGCAATTTTATGGATTGTATTTGGGATAGTGGTTGTTGCTGGTGACAGTTTCGTGATTTATGTCATGGATGAGAACTCGAATGATTTTGTTGAGTTGAATGTTTCGGGAGATAATTTGACTATTAGTGGCAGAGAGGAGTGTAGAGGTGATATGGCCGGGTACTTTTATGGGAATTTGACAAATGCGACCAAGGTTATACATGTGAGCGGGTTTTTGGAGGAGTAGAGATGGATTTTGAATTAACTCATGATCAGAAACTTGCTGTGAAGGCGCTTGAAAGAGCATTTAGGCAATGTAAAGATGCCAAAGTTTACATTTACAATGATTATGGAACGCTGGTTGCATTTGACGGCAATGTAGTGGCTTATGTTGATGATAAAGAATCAGAGTATTCCACTGAATTTAATTTTGGGTATTGCGTAACACATGAGTATAATTTGGATTCGTGGGCAGATGATGAGCATTTTATACATTTGGTGGGAAAGTAGAAATGATAAATTGTAGATTTGCAGAGAGGCGTTATTATCAGGGGCTTGGAAGGAGTGAAGTTGGATGCTTTTATAATTCTGACGGATCGCGCAATTTGAGAGGATCTTGTGCGTTTGATGCATGTGATATGGAGAAAGAAGCATCTCGCTATTGTAAATTTTATCAGCCGGTAATAGAGTGCGCATCTAATGTTGAGTTGTTGTTTCTCGATATTGATAGTAGGTTAAAGGATATTGAGTCGAATATTAGTGATGTAAGAACGATGATATGCAGGTATAAACATGAAGTGTAAGTATTATGAGTTTGCGATTGAACATGGTGTAGAGTATAATTTGTGTAAACATCCCGATAAACAAGACCCGGAAAGTGATTTTTGGAGCATGTGCGATTATAATGGGTGTGATGAAAGTGACGAATGATGATAAGTGGGCTGTGTTTATTGTGATCTTGGTGCTTTTGGGGCTTATGAGTATTGGGATTATGTTGTATAAGGCGCAGTCATGATTGATAAGGGCGAAATTAAGAAGATAGTGAATGAATTGCTGGGTTATATAGGAAAGCATGATGGCGTGAAGTGGCTATGGGAGCGTATACAGGAGTTATGATGCAGTTAGAGTTGACAGAGGAGGAGTTTGAGTTGATAATTGATGCATTTGAACTGGTTGATGGTGAATATACATTCAATTACAAACAACAGGAACTGTATGATAGGTTAGTCGAGATGAGGAAATGAATGTTGGGCCGAAGCGTTATGAAGGGTGGACTTGTAATGGATGTGATAAAATTGACCCTGAATGGGTAGATGGAGAGATTGTATATTACTGTAATACGATTAATAAGTTTATAGATGGTGATACGCCTAAAGAATGCCCTTATATGAAGGTTGATAGTTCGTCCAGATTTTGGAAAATATGATGCGGAAGATGAAATTAAGAATGAGTGCGAAGTTGCATATGCACACTATATGCGTCGTTAAATGGGAAATTTCTTATCATGATTATTAAGCAGAGTGATATTGAGTGTACGAACTTTGATGATGTTACACAGAGTTGTTACTATGGTATGTATAAGCCGTGTGAAGAGGATTACTTTCACCGCAGCGGAGGAATGCCATATCCGTGCTTTTGTACTATGATTGATTCGGAAACTATTGGCGACAACACGACCGGAAAGACTCCAAATGTTTGGATTGATATTAAATACGTAGCAGTTTGTTGCAAACATTATACTGATAAGCCAAGAGCGATAGACTGATTATTAGGTGCGGATTTGTGAGTAATTCGAGTAGTTACAGGGATCAAAGGGGTTTAGTGAGTTCACGAACGCGCTCTTATGGGTGTGCCGAGGGAGGACATTTGTATATGGTGATAGAGGTGATTGGCTGCTTCTGGGCGATGATGGTAGTCAGGTGGTTATGGATCAGGACGATTTTGCTATCTTTGTTAAGGAGTATGAGCACAGCCGTGGTTAATAGAACAGTTAAAATGGGTTTAGTTGTGGGCGATGAGTTAAAGCCGAGTCCGAGTCCGTTTCCAGGTGCAATTCCAAAAGTATCCCAGGCGAGAGATGGCAGTTGGTGGATAGATGCCGTTTGGAATTCTGATGATTGGGCGAGCCAAATAAACATTTCAGTCGGAGGAACACAAACTCGTGCTGAAGCAATTGAATTATGGAATAAGAGAGCGTGATAAATCTATGAGTTCGTCCAGATGTTTAGATGGTTACTTTAACTTTTTTACGTCCAGACATACTCGATAACATAATTAATTCGGATCCTCAACGGCTAATATATTTAGACCTATTACAAGGCTCTAATTTTATTCTATATAAACCTATCGCTTAACCACGCATCCCTATATAAACCTTTCGATAACCGATGGTAAATCGCGCACAAAACATGGGTATATAAATCTACCGATGTCAGACATGCCGACTATATAAACTTATCTATTTCACGCGCACAAATTTGAAAGTGTTACGAAATTAACGGTAGTACAATTGCATCAGACTGTCAGCGCGTCGGCGTAACTTAATCGAAGGGTTGAGATGAACAATCATAAGGACAGGTAGGTGCCGCAGGTCTGGTACCCCCTACATATGAGCCAACTTTTTGGCACTGCGCGGGTAAAACCAACTGGTATAGCACCTGAATATTATACTATTGTATGAACAGATGGACAAAATGCTCAACCAACTGGTATAACACCTGATATAGTAAACCAACTGATATATAAGTCGATGCTTAATATCTATTGTATAGTAAGTATCTAAAGGATAGTAGGTATAGAAAATATTGTGATATCACTGAAATTAGTTAGGTAGAAGCTAACTAAACTTAGATGGTACTAAACTTTTGTGCCCGGTCTAACTTTGGTTCTATGTAGTATAGTTCAACCTGTGAATAGTTAAATTATCAAATAGTTTCATGAGTTAATTATTTAGATAGTGAACTATTTAGTGATAGAATAGTTTAGGGTGTGAACTATTAAGGTTGCGAATAGTTTAATTAGTAAATAGTTAACTGATTGAATAAATTTAGTTAGTTAGAGCTAACTAATTATCACTTTTGTACATTAGTGTATATTTTTATACATCAATGTACACTTTTGTACATTGAAGATCATTATTGTGCATCAATGTATATTGTTGTACATTGATGTAAAGTATGTTTTACATTTTGTTAAATATTTCTAACATTTTGTAAAGTATGTTTTACATAATGAGTAGTTAAGGTTACATTTTGTAAAGTATGTTTTACATTTTGTAAAGTTTTCACTACTATACATTGACAGGTAGTGAATTATAATTAAAAGAATACCAAAAAATCCCTTTGGTAACTTAAGTTACTCATGGTAACTATTATGACGTATGTGTCAGTTAACCCATAGTTAGAAAATAACTACCAGTTAGAAACTGACTCTCGGTCATAAATGACTGACGGTCATAATTGATCAGTGTATAATCAGACGATATCAAATCTCTCTCCAAACACTCACATTAGCCCCACAAACCCACATACACAAATGGATAATAAAAGATACTCACTGCATAAACCAATTGATAAACAACTGCCAAATTCACGTTAAAAAATCAGAGGCAGACGCAGTGTCTAAATTCAATTTAAACATCATAATGCACCCCAAAAAAATTATCGTGCCGTACTCCCCAAAATACGCTTAATTTCGACGTAACTTAAGAGAAGGTTTATATAGTCAGGCAATAGAGTAGTATATAGCAACAAGTGAGGAGAGACACAAGCGCGGTTCCGGTGCGCAGTCTCTCTGATGTGTGGAGCAATGCCGGTATCTGTGCCTCTGGTCTCAGGGTGGACTCACCAAAAACTTTTTCGGTCCATACACCTGAAGAAACTTCGATGGCACCAAACACAAAACACCAAAGGAGATACCATAAAACCCAAAATAGAACCCACAAAAGTATCTAAATCTCATTTTCCGGTTCAATCCATCCGGCATCTGGGAATATCAGATGTTAGAATACCGGGAGATTGTAACCGGTCACATTACAAGCATAGGAGATTAAACAATGTTAAACAACAAAAAGAACCACATATACGAAATTATCAAGTGCACGGACTATTACGCATTAAATCAAACCCAATCAAGAGGAATAACAAAAGTCCACTTAAAAGATCATACGACCGGAAAAACCCTAATCAGAAGAGGAAAAATCTATGTGCCCTCAAATAGTGGATTCATTGATATACACCTTGAAGGAAAGAAAGTTATGCTCTCATCAATCAGTACAGGTGACAAGTGGACAATAGGAACCCAATCGTACAAGGATGATGAAGGCAAAACCTGTACGTTTTATGTCGCAAAATTGTATTGCGAATAAATCCCATTAACTCTTTTTAGAAATTAACTATAGCCCATTACTATAGAGAGTTATACCTCAAAAGTTAATATGTTTAAATTAACTAATGGCTTCGATAAACGACTAACAGTAAAAGAGAACCAAAATGAGCATGAAAACACTATTAAGACTCAGAAATGAGATAAATAAGGCAATAGAGAACGATCTATTCCTCTATACCTTTGATGCCGTATTAGAAGACCTAAAATTACTAAATGCAGCCATTACCGCCGAAAAATCAGAAATTACTGAAAAATCAGACATAGAGCCTAAAAGTCTCAAAATTAAACTTTTCAGGAAGTAAACATTATGAACCAATGTACAATTACATACGGCCATGATCACTTACGGTCATGTACGTATTACAGTATCAAAGGATCAAACCTGTATAACCGCTTCTGGTCTATACAAAAGCTTAACATGTTTATTGTTAAACACAAGTTAACCATTTCACGTTACATAGAGGATATTTAACATGCTAATTGAAATAATAGCAACATTAATCATACTATGCTACTTTCCATTACTCGCTTTTAAAATGGCTCAATTATCAAACCATTACCGGAGATAAGGATAAATCATGAAAACTAAATTTTTTGAAGGCGTTACGGCAGAAAGAGACTATAAAAGGTTCATTTCTGAAAACTACATAATAATCGAAGGATTATTTAGATCAAACCTTCCCGGAACCGCAAATAGTACAGTATTACTGTATTATAGTGACTAAAAGTTAAAGGAGATTAATTAACAATGTACAAAAATAAAGTTGTAAAACCAAACAGGAACAACAAAACAGAGTCAGTACGCGTACCAGTGAGAGTACTCGACATGATCAAAGATTTAAGCGTGGCACAAAACATATCAGTACAGGATACATTTTTGATAGTCGCGTCTGAGTGGCGAATGTATAAACAGACTCAAATTAGGGTTAACCAATGACATATATCAGAGTTAAAGTTACCAAAAAGAACTTTAAATTAGTTTTTAATGATCCTGAGTACGTATTAGAGTACGAAACAAAAATATTCAGGAGTAGGGAGAAGTTTTATGAATTTTGTCTCTCCTTTTTCTCACCGGGTAAACACGTAAGTTACTCAGTTTTTTCATACCCACAAAGATGGTATCAAGAGTGGAGATCATCGGCACCTTACCCCAGCATAAACGAAATAAGACAAGTAATCATCCTGAAGTCAGACGTAAAACTAAATAGTTATTACGTTGACAAATATGATCAGGCACTTCAGGCAATGATTCATAAAACTACTTAAACCTTTTTGAGAAATTAACCTGATCTCATTAATCAGGAAGGTTCTAAAATAAAACCCATAAAATAAAATCCAATAAATAAAATCCAATAAATAAAATACTACATAAAAACGCTATCAACCAAAAATATCAAACGATCAATCTATCAAACAACAAAAGATCCGGGCATAGCGTTCTAATGTGAAACCCTTAAAATTACAGGAAAAGTTAACGATCACAATCGTACCTTAGGTACATTAGAGTGAATTAAAGGAGAGATAAGTTACCGCTTATTTAATTTAATTGTCTCTTTCCTAATACTCTCAATTGTCCTCTCAATATCTTTCAGCACTACATCAGACGGCTTATTACCCGATTTTTTACATATAACCCCGTAATTAGCAACATATAGATCCAGTGATCTAAGTTTATTTGTGATATCCTTCATTAATTTTCTCCCGTATGTTACCAGCCATAACAAACACCTGATTAATTCTTACCTCCTGATTATCGTACCTCAATGACAGATCATTGTACGTATCAATCAGCTTAAATACTTCCTCCTGTAAATGTTTAACATAGTCCCTTAACTCCTGAACATCATCAATCGAATTAGGATTCTTATAAAAAGGTTTAGTTACTTGAATCATCATTTAAATAGTCCTCCACTTTAAAACATTCATACGGCATAGGATTATATTCATCAAAAAAGTCTTCGCCCAAACAATAAGTAGGTAACTGTCCCTCAGATCCCAAATATCCACCATTAGGCGCACACGGTGAGCATATACCTCTCAAGGCATAGTAAGGAGATTTAATAACCGTTAAATCATTAGTATTATTGTCATATTCAATGATATAACCATCTTTTTCATACCTGTACCGACAATAATCATTCTGATAATTATCACTAAAGATATCCTGAATATTATCATCAAACATCCGGTCTATATCAAGGTTATGTTCTGTCAGATAATTATTAGACAAAAAGGAAGTGATAGCATCTTTAAATTCCTCCTTCAAATTAGCAAGTGCATCATCATATACTAAATCATCACCTTCCTGACAGATATCTCCTAATGCTTCACCTGATATCATATTACCATGTCCGAAACCAAAATGCATATGAGTTATTGGATCTTCATTATATATCATCACTGTACCTCATTTGAATACTCAAGATTCTCACGATTATATCTCTTTTCCTCAAAATTATACAAGAATTTATTAACCTTGAGACTATATACAGAATACTTAATCACTGGATTATCAGTACCCTTATAGACAGATACATTAAGTTGTACCTCATCTGGATTCATTGATCCCAATATCCGAAGGAGAGGCAACAAATCAGTATCTATCTTCTTAATCGAATAATAACGGCTCTCATTCATCGGGCCAAGTGAATTATTCCATACCTCACCATGCACGCAAAAATTTCCAATATCCCCATATTCGTACTTATCATCTCCTGACTTAGATCGTATAATACGTTCATACGAAAACGATACATCCATATGCCTATCGAAATTGACCGCATGATTAGAAGTGATCTCTATCCCGATAATCCGACAATTTTCAGACTCATGGTACTTCTTTACAGCCTTAAGCATTTCTTTATTCTCAAAAACAAATTCTTCACTCATTCTTTACCTCTCCTTCGCTTAAGTATAGTCTACTCGCAAACAGATAAACCTTCCTATTATAGATACGAATTCGACAAATTGAAGCCCATAACCGATAGTTATATATGTTCAAAGATAGACTATACTTAAGCGACAAAAGGAGAGGTTGAAAGATGAACAAAAAACTTACACCTGAAAGAATCGAAGAGATTAAACAGATGCTATCAGAGTGTCTCAAGGAAAGTAATAATTGGATATACTATTCTATTCATAAGAGATCAGGCAATGAACGACCTAATCAGTACGTATCAGTGTACACCGTTACCAGCGACAAAAGCATTAAAAACCTAAACTATTTAATCAGTGAGTATTTAGGTCTAAAACGCGATCTCAACAAGCCCGGAGGTTACATAGTTACGGGAGATATAGAAATGCAAATACGCAACCATCTAAGCTTTAAATTGTACGGCAATGACTATCAGATCACTGCAATGGACATATCATAAAGGAGAACGATCAAAAATGGCAGATACATTATGCCAAAATTGCCGATCAGAGAATAAATGCTTTCTCAAGGAGAAACCCACTGGTAACTATTGTCCTTACAAACAGGTACAATTAACAGGTACCACAAAAGCAGGAATACCCTTTTCCTTGCTTCAGGATAGGATGTTACCGCTTTTCTTATGACTGGGGAAATACTATCCAGTTTTCAGAAGGTGGATCCTTTTCAATCGGCAAAGGTTACGCTTCTTTTAGTGGAGGACTATTTGATGCATTAGACAAAAACGACATCAAATTAACCGATGAAGTAAAAGACGGTATATTCTGGTACCCACATCATGGATATCTATGTGCCGACTGCGCAGTATATCTAACATTCCGGGTATCAGTGTACGAATTTACAGGAGATATTTCTAAAGTCTCCTTTTGCTAATTTTTTGAGGTGTTAAAATGACAATAATGGAAAATGCAGGAATTAAAAAGGAATACGGAGCCAAAACATTAGACGATCTGGTACTTTATTGCGATCTTGAATATCACAAGCTAATAGATCCAGATTTTAATCTCTATGTGGGATTATTATACCGCGATCACCCGATAATAGATAACAGAATGCATTTCAATGTTATTCTCTGGAAAGATGAAATATCAAACAATTGCATATTAGACGATTTTAGCCCTTCCCCATTGACAAATAACTCAAATCAATGGATGACAGAAGCTGCACAAATGACAGTTTCTATGGCATCTCAAGGCAAAGACATATCAGACAGTGACGATCCAGATGATAAAGGCTTTATTGAATGTTATGAGAGCCTAAAAAGCATAGGCTTATCAGACTTCAACATTGAACAGATTGACTGTATGTTACAGACATTAGACGAACAAGATGAATAAGTTACAGGAGAAATAAACAATGGTTACATGTTCAAAGCGCAATGAAGAAATTATAGCATCAGGACGCAGCACAGGTTACGGCAAAGATCAGAACGATAACATCCTATGCTTTTCCTGTATAGAAACAATTGAAAAAGAAGAGATCGCAAATACTGAGTTAGGAGGTAAACACCTCTTCTATTTCACTGAAGAAAAAACAGGAGAAACAACATTTAAGGAACTTGTCAGTAATTGGCCGGGAAATATCAAGTATCAAGTCTACTACTCAAGAGAAGGACATCACAACTTCGGCCTCAAAATGATCAGTGTATGGTTTAGAGATCACGTTAATAATCACTGGTATGGACGAATCATTAATCCTGACTTTAATCAAGCATTTTACGCAAAACGAATCAAAAATTAAAGGAGTAATAAACAATGACAAACGAAACCAAGTACTACATAGTATCCGATCACTTTTCAGGAGGGCATAGAATTTACCTATGCAACAAAAAAGATAAACTTTTCACGTACCATAAAGAAAAAGCCAAAACCTACAAGAACCCCAAACCTGTAATAGATATCTTATTCATTAGCAAAATTCACCATAGTACAACAATTCATATCAGTACAGGTTACCCGCCTAAGATATGGACATCAGGTCTGTATGAAGCAATGCGAGCCGATTTCAAGGAAGTGATCGTTACATGACAGAAGACGATCTAACAAATGACGACATAGAGTTAATCTTATCAGGTTTAATCTATTTCAAGATCACTCGGCACCCAAATAACCCAATTAAGGGAGACATCGAAAAACTATACACCAAAATTATTAAACATTACCCTAAGTTACAGGCAAAATTTGAACAAGGCTTTATCCGAGGTTAAAAGTTACAGGAGTTAAAAACATGACTAAAATTAATGGTAAGTATTGGTTCATTATTAAATTCATCACTTCTTCAGGTATAACATGGTACAAAATCTATGAAACTAAAATGGGCGGAGTAGCATTTTACGAACCCAGAATAGTAAAAGATAAACTAATGTGCTGGAAATATAACTACACTATCAAAAACACAACAATTAGAGACTACGAACATAATTTCGTTATATTAGATTATTTTCCGGGTATACATGACAAAATGATCACTGAAGAATATACAAAAAGTAGATCTTAAACGAGGTATCAAATCATGTCTAAAATTACCAGATCAGGAGATGGCAGATATACCATTAAAGTTACAAGATGTACTCGGTTGCTGCATATCGAAACACCTCTCGGCATCATTAATCTTTACCCCAATTTATTAGACGAAAATAACAATCCAATCATAAATATATCTATTTTACCAGATACATCAGACGATAACGGATCGCCCATAAATGTTAAATGCCTAACCCCAAATGATGAGATCATAGAAGGAAATACTTCAATCCGCATGAAGTTAATGAAAAACCCTAAACAGTTAACCCTAATTAACTAATAAATCAAAGGTGGTACATGTTAACTAAAAGTGATCAAAACATAAAGAAATTAATTGAATTAGGCTATGAGAAAATTACAAATTACCCAACTCGCAAGTACACCGTATTTAAAGACAAAAACAGTAAAAATAATTACATCTTCATAAGCTCTAATATATCAGTACGTTACGGCTCATCAATCTCTTGTAGCAATGCCATACCTATTAATATTCTCCTATAAGTTACAGGAGGTATAAAGTATCAATTAAAAATTATAAGGCATTCTCATGCCCTCTATGAAAGCCTCATGACAAATGTTACCTAAGTTACTTGCAAATAATTAACATAAGCCAAAAGTTAACTTCTATATGAAAACACTGGCCTACTATTTAAATCAATTTTATATTAATTAAGCCATAAAAAATAATCTCAAAATGAAAAATTATTAACCTGAACAATCTCAAAATGAAAAAACTAATTTGTTTATGTGATAAATCTAATAAATAGTTATAAATATTCGTAGGATGTATAGTTATAATCATGTCAGCGAGATCAGTTAATAGAGTACTTGAAAGTGCTCTATATTTAATGGAATATGTAAAGTTCCAAAGAGACGATGGTATTTATTATGCCTTTTATCATCCAAGAGATATAAAGATACAAAAACTTGAATTAAGACCTGATGCACCCGAAGAGTACATTAATTACATGCTTGGTATTAATTACAGTGTCTCATGCGATGATAAACATCTTTTTCCGGGCATTAGAGACGTTTCAATGTTAGACACTACTATTAAAACAGATCCACTGGTATACGTTAGGGATGATGGATCCTATGTTAAATATGTAGTACGAGAAGAGTTAAAATCTGCATTACGTCAAAAATTTGGTGTTAAGCCTCTGAAACCATCTGAAGAATTCGGGTCAATGAAGACATTATTGGGTATTGCTGATCCAGAAGCGGCAGTAGAATTAAACACTAATGTTACTGCCAAAAACAAAAAACCTGAATCATTAGAGCAATTCCTAAAAAGAACTAAGAAAGTTACTCGTCACTGCCTTAAATTAGACTGCAACGAAAAGATATCCGTTTATAGATCTGATATGAGAAAGGGAAGAGGCTTATTTTGTTGTACCAATCATTCTAACGAATATAAGTCATGGGACAGAGTAATTAACATCTGCAAAACGTGTAAATTAGAATACTCATCGTTACAGGAGGAAGATTTTTGCTGTGATGAATGCGCCGAATATTGGTGTGTAAACAATGGATGATATAACAAGAGAAGAAAGAAAAGACAGCAATAAGATAATTATTGACGATCCATCATTACTTGACGAGGATAGTGTTTTGCCTATCGGTGCTGGTGGATGGACTATGGTTTATAAAGTATCTAAATCAGAAGTAGGCGATAAGATAACCTACACTATATTTACAAAGGTAAAACGTAAAATGGTTGCGCGATCTTTTCTATATACAAAACGTCAATTAGAACACATGACACAAGAGCCTATATTTTTAGGCAATAATAGGGGAGATATTCGTATTTATGTCTTTTATAATGCAGCGTTACATAGTCATAGCACAACTCACTATGCGTACAATTTTCTAAAATAAATTATACATATTTTCCAATATGAAAACCGACCCCCTTTATGTTTTTTTATCTATATTTTTCGTTCTGACAAATTTTTAAAAAATTAGAGTATTATTTATCTCTTAAATACAAAAATAACTTCTATAATCCATTATTTTCATAACGAAACCCATCAAATATTTTCGTTCTGACATTTTAATACACAAATTAAAAGAGCCACATACCACCAACTAAATTAAAAGATAACTTCAATACTCCCTTATTTCAAAGCGAAAACCAAAATAGTAACTTTCACTCTGACATTTGAAAGAGCGCGAAGACCATGTAAAATTATTAGGAGGTGCCGCATACAAAAACGAAGGAGAATCACTAAAAGAGCATATGGTTAGGTCGGTCTGGTAAGGATATTTTGGAATTTTCTTCCATGTTGTAAGGTTGATCTTTATAGTATATAAACTTATGCACATTTTCTCCAAAAATACATACCTTTAAATACTTAATCATTAATCCTGTTAGTAAATTCGATCATGATCATAAATTCATAACACGATTAATTATCTAATATATAAAGATAACTCACCTCCTTAAACAAGGCATTAAAAGAAAAACAACTCAATTAAAAACGTCTAAAATTTGCAATCCAAATCTTTATATAGTAGATATTTAATCCTATTAGAACGAAAAATAGCATCAAAATTTTCTAACAGGATTAAGCCTCTAATATATAAGTCTATCCATGGGTCACAAACAAGAGCGTAAAAGTAAAACAAACCTCGTATATCATCTCAATTTTTGACCAATACATTTATATACTCAAAATATAAACCTATTAGAATGAATCGAAAATGTAGATCGTGTCTGGAAGAAAAGGATGAATCAAAGTTTTACAAATACAATTTAAAGCACGATAAGAACCCAATATGTAAAGAATGTGTGAGAAAATACCAAAACGATTATTATTGCCGTAAAAAGTTGGGTCTAATAGCAAAGGAATATCTTAACCCATATACCAATAACAATCAAATATGGTGTGATTGTTGCAACATAGCGAAAGATAAAACCCAATTCTTGAAATCAGATATCAACATATCGTTATTTGTCTGTAAAGAATGTAAAGCAATAATTAAACGAGATCAGATAAACAATCTAATACTTGATCACTTCGATGAATCATAAGATAATCTATCAATATCATATTACGCGATATGCAAAATTCCACTATCTTTTACATCAATTTATAAATGCTCAATATCATACTGACGAATTATCCGAAGAGTATAAATATCTGGACGATCAATCATTATTCATGCAAGGGATGACACCTCACAAGAGGGATGAAACCTTGCTAAAGAACGAATGCTAAATATCTCTACGGTTTGAATGCTCCTTGGTTCCTTCAATAAAGCCAAGTCAAATCGGGGTGTAAATTTCTCTTCGTGAAATTCACGTAAGAAGGATTTAAACTGAAGTAAGCCCTGTTATCATTGTGAATAACAGAAATGTAGGACGCAAGTTTATAGATGAGCCATGTAATGTGATCATGAGAAGTTCAGGATATCAAAACAGAGTATGAAGCATTACATGAGAACAACTATTACAACTGGTTAGAGGGTTCGCGTATCCCGAAAACCAGTATCTGGAAACCGCCATTAAGAATCTAACAGGAGAAATGAAACAAAAATGAGATCAAAAAGAGAACGACTTGAAATGAACGATAACATGATGACCATTGTACACAAGATGAGTGAGGGAAATCCTGGTGCAGTGTCAGTAATGTCTCTAATCATAGCCCGAGATCAAACAACTGCATTCATGACGTTACTGGATCTTGATGATATGAACATCCGGGGATCCCAAATCTGGATCGGTTACAAAGATCATTGCCACGAAGATCTTAACAAGTTTACAGAACTGGTCAACGCAAGAGATCAGGCACTCGTATCATGCATCAATAAGGAATCAGCCCGAGAAGGAATAACTGAACGCTGTGTAACTCACGGAGCAAGTTTCAAGTAAAGCATACAGGAGCAATGATAAACAATGACAAAATTTAACCATGCATATCACAATGAAAATGACCTTGTAGCGTTTGATGATTTCGCAGATCAGATCCAAGGTATGCCAAGAGCGATTATTAAGCCCCTCTACTTCAATGAACAGATAATCAATGAAGACACCGGATTGTCAGAGTTGAAGCCCTCACGTTTTAATGCGGTGCTATCAGAAGACGAAACTGTTCAGTATAACGCAGTAACCAAAAATTACAAGCTTGCCCAGCATTCCGATGTAATGTACCAGGTGCTTAACACAATTCAGGCAACCGGAATAGACGGTAACGCACGTTTGAAGTCGTTCGGGAGCCGGGCATACATGGATATGGTTTTCTCAAATATGCAGATCGCAGATCCTACCGGTACTGATATCTCACTCGGTTACACGGTGCGAAACAGTTACGATTCTACCGGCGCAATTAACCTCTTTCCCTTCGCAATCAGAAGAATTTGCTCAAATGGGCAGATTATGAGACTTACACCCGATCTTCACTTGAATGTTATCAGCATCAAGCACATGGGAGACATCGAGTTAAAGGTCAGAGAAGGCATGAAAACACTCATCGAGAACACCATGCGAGTTCAGAATGTCTTTGTTACCATGATTGATCGGGCAAACAACAACGTCATTGAATTCCAAGGCAATGAACTTGAGTTAACCATGGCCGAATATTCAGGCTCAAGATTTAGCGCCCGTAAGATCATCGACAGTAGCAAACTTCCCCTATCAGGCGAGATCAGTCAGTGGCAAATTGTTAACGCCATGACTCAATACGCCTCATGGAATGCATCATCCGGGTCTTCCTACGAACGCATTGAAACAGGAGCCGAAAAGATGTTCAACCTCAAACCTGATGAATTGAACAGCATCAAGAAGGCAGCCATTGAAGCAGAAGAAAAACGCCTTGCAAAACAGGTACTTGTCACTGCACCACTAACCATTTAACCCATTTTTGCAGGTGAAGTATCAACAGGAGACGATAACTAAAATGATGATCGGTAAACAAATCAAAACAACGAAGCAGAATAGCCGAAGATACCAAAACATGGCATGGCGAAACAGAGATCATAATCTAACAATTTTGAAGTAGTGTTAAATGAGTTATCAATACTATGACTAAAACTTTTGTTGCTGAAATTTGCTTTATTAGCAACGACAAGAACGATTCAGAAGCACGATCACGATTGTATCGAATTATTAACAATCCAGAAAACAATCTGGTTAGTGCATCAATTGAAGATCTCTACGAAATTGAAAACGAGTAAACAAAATGACAAAATTCAATGAAGAAGCAAGCAAAACCTTCTACTATGACGAAAAGCCATCTCTTCAAATTAAAGGTGACTACATTTACGCTTTTAACGAACTTGGAACCAGAGCATTGAGCATCGCAGAAATAGAGGCTCACATCCTCCACTCAGGTGATATCATCGAGGATTAAACAATGGTACACTATTCACAAGAGCCTCATTTGTGTCCTTGGTGCAAGGCAGGTGACTTTAAACCTGTACCAAATGAACAGAAGATCGTCCAAGGCATAGTATATCAAATCTGGAAATGTGACAACCTAACATGTAAGTATACCACAATGGCACGAGAACATGTACTACAACAGCATTAAGACTAATTTCAAGTGGCTACCCATGTCTTCACGATTGATGCAAATGTCAATTCAGGCCATGGTAAATCACAATCACCTACGCCACATACATCAGTATGGCAACGTCTATGAAATAACATTCATAAACATCAAATCAGAACAACTCTACACCTGCTACATAAAACATTGTGGCAACGAATTAACAAGGTATCTAATCAACCGACCACAATTCCGGGTAATTGAAAGTAATCTCATCACGAACATCGCAAACAAATACGATAACAACCAGTGATATAAAATGAGAACTATTACAAAAGAAGAATTACAGGAAATTATAAAACTGCATAAACTGTACTTTATAGGAAATCCTACTGGAGTACGTGCATATCTAAGTAATGCAGATCTAAGATATGCAGATCTAAGATATGCAAATCTAAGTAATGCATATCTAAGTAATGCAGATCTAAGATATGCAGATCTAAGATATGTAAAAAATATTTCCAATTACGTAGAAAGCACGACTTCTATTCTTCCAGAGGGTACAATTATAGGATATAAGAAGGCGTGTATTAAAAATTCTAATAAGAGGTGCATAGTAAAAATTAAGATCCCGGATTATGCTACAAGAAGTAATGCTACTGGTCGCAAATGTCGATGTAATGAATGTATGGTGCTTGACATAACAGGCATAGATTGCAATATCCAAGATAGGGATATCATAGTATCATCACATGATCATGATTTCATATATAAGATCGGAGAAACACTCAAAATAGATGATTTCGATCTAAACAGATGGGATGAATGTAGCACAGGGATACACTTCTTTATAACTAAAAAAGAGGCTCTTGACTATTAAATTTTTAAAGGAGATTTCAAAAGTGAAACTAACCAACAGAGAACAAATAGTCTACGATGACATTATTGCCCTATCAGAGTTAACCGACGATCAGACCGTAAAGATTGCTCACATATCGGTCCTTACATCAATTAAGGGAAGAACTCTTTCAGGCATCATCAGTTCCCTCCAGAGACGAAATTTAATTAGTACAGATGGCACTATCATTAAATTAACACAGGTGATACAAAATGAAATTTGAACCAGATCACGATAAAAAGATCAGCATAACCTTGATCAATAAGAGACTGAACTTCTACGCACAACCTGAATATGACATAAAAATTCGGGTAAAAATAAATGGCACAAATGAAGTAAAGGCCATAACGTTGCCAGATTATGTTACCAAGACGCCTAAATTCAGAGCAACAACAGAAGCCGCAAACCTGATAACAAACATCGAATCCAAAACCCGCCTCATGCTCCGAAGATGATAAATCATGACATCAATAAAACTTAATCCTATTCCCGATGATTACTTTGAACACTGTAAACAAAAATATGGAGAAGGTACACAATATGTCATCTTACATGAAGAATTATCCGAGTTATCAATTGCATGTAATGAACTCCAAAAACTTACATGTAAAATTATCAGAGGATTAGAAGATAAAAGAAATACAGCAACAGATGTAGGAAATGCAGTTGATCATATTTATGAAGAAATTGCAGATGTGAGAATCATGCTTGAGCAATTTATTTATACAAAGCAGATAGAGTTCTACATCAATGACTACACAAAACAAAAACTCGCAAGAGAAGGTTTTTAAATTATGACTAACGATTTAGAATGGATGGATGTCATTGCAGGAGGACTGGTTGCATTATTAATAATATTTCTAATCGCTTGCATAGCGGCATTCATAGCATGGGTAACACCAGTAGAGACCATAGAAATCACCGATCCTAATATCCAAATGAAGAACATCTACAAAACTTATACCGATAGATTTGGCAGGCACGAAAGTTTCACCGACACCTATTTCATTGAAGATATAACAACACATCGAGTATTCAAAACAATAGATCTTCACAAAGCAAACAAACTCCGATCAGGCACTCACTCAATCGAAATAAACATACATGATGAGATATTACAAGTATACAACGTACCTGAAAAAATCTTGACACTCAACTTAACAAATCATATCAAAGTATCATTCAACTTTGACAGACTACGATTTAAGTGGAACATCTATGGAGCAACGATCTAATGAAACTACACAGAGCAGAAAACGTATTGAAACTATTTGCAACCGGAAAAATCGAGAAAGTAAATTATGAGTATGAGTATCGTGATTGTAGTTGTCATTTAAGACAGTGGTTTAGAAACATCTACACATTTACTCAAATCAATGGTCCGGTATCACTAACTCACACGTATTGCAATCGCAAAATCAAACTGAAACTCGAAGAAGAGGAGAATCCAGATTGTAAGTTTTACGATGTTGAATATATGATGTTCAACGATTACGGCGATGATAACTTCGATCCAGAATCCGAATTCTACAAGAGAGTATTTGATTACAATGGAGTTGGAATACCTGCCACAATCATCATTGATCAAGACTGCAAACTGTATATTGCATCTATTTACAAACTGAAAACAGATTATGGCTACACACTGGACTTGCAATACTTCTGTGATATTCCGAAAAACATCTACGATAAAATCTGGAATGGTGAAATAAATCACAAACGGCCATATCAGATTGTAATCAACAATTATCACATCACAGGATTTCTAACGAACTACATTGGATTCAGAGATCTACATAAAAGCATAGAAATAAAAATTAGAAACCAAGACAACGAATACTATGTGTTTACAGTAGAAGGATATCGATATACAGAATTGACACGAAATGACGCGAGATTAACATGACCGAAGTAACACATGATCGACTTGTACCAAGATTGTATCTCATTAGAGGTCTTCCCGGTGTAACTAAGTTGCTTGGATCAGGAATAAATATTAATAAAACAATGTATATATGTGATAGGAAAAGATTCTAATTTATTAATGTTTAATGGATCAATTAAACAGATTTGCGATATTAAAACAGGTGATGTATTAATGGGAATAAATAACAATCCTGCAATAGTTAGATATAATATATTAACAAGTGCGGAAATGTATAAAATTAGTCCCGTTAAAGGAGATCCATTCAATTTGTCAATATCACATTGTTTATACGGGAAAAGAAAAGTTAGCATAATTGAAAGAGACATATTTTTAAATCTAAAGACATATTTAGAGTCAGATAGAATGGCATTTAAAGAGCGATTAAAACTATGTAGATCTACTGCTGTAGAATTTAACACCAATGATACTTTATTAATTGAGCCATATTTTCTTGGAATATGGCTTGGTGATGGGGATTCTAGTTCTCAAAAAATTACAAACCCAGACAATGAAATTATTGAATACCTAACATATTATGCGAGTTCTATGCATATGAAAATTGCAAATTACACACCATTAAAAACAGCATCTGCATTATGCATTAGCAATGGCAAAATAGGAACTCCATTTAATAACAGTCTGTTAAATAATATGCGATATTATAATCTTATTAATAATAAGCACATACCAGATTGTTATTTACTATCATCAATTGAAAATAGATTAATGTTATTGGCAGGATTATTAGATTCTGACGGCCATCTACATGCCAACGGAGGATATGAAATCACATTTAAATCGAAGCATTTAATGAATCAAACAAGGTTTTTAATAAAATCTCTTGGGATAGCAGCCTACACATCTGATAAAATTGCAACCTGTCAAACAGCAAATGGAAAGTTCAAGGGATTGTATTATAGAACATCTATATCAGGAAACCTTGATGTTATTCCATGTAAAGTCAAGCGAAAACAAGCACAAGAAAGAAACCAAGTCAAAAACGTTTTAAGAACGGGATTTTCAGTAGATAAAATTGGATATGATAATTGCTATAATATTATGGTTGATAATAACTTTATCATACTTGATAATTTCACGATAATATGCGACTCTTCAATAATAGGAGACTGTATTATATGACAGTAAGAAATTCACCAAGATTATATTTAATCAGGGGTTTAGTAGGATCTGGAAAAACAACGTATGCAAACACATTAGGTTGTATTACAATTGCGCCATCTGATATGATGAGTTATAGAGGAGGTCAGTATAATTGGATAAAAACTAATTATATGATATCAAAAATCCATTTTAGAAAAATAGTAAGAGATCTCATGGCTCTGCAAATTGATATTTGTATAACCGAACTCTTATTAGAAAAAAGATTTATCGATTTTTGGCTAAAAGAAGCAAAAGACAATTATTATGAAGTGCGCATTGGTACCCTATTGACCGATCTTAACACAAGCAAATCTCGAAACATTCATAATGTAAATAAAACGTCTATTGCAGAAATTCACGAGCAAATGGACTATGGTATTCCAGATCAAATAATTGATTATAGCGAAGGAGAGTGGGATAAATCAAGCACAAACAAATTTAGGTCTCCTAATTTTGTTCCTAATGAGGAGAATCATTATGGGCTATCATCAAATGATATAATTGGTAACGAGATTAAAAAATTGATATCTGATAACCAACTGGAAAAAGCAATTCAACTGCATATCGATATGAGTAATTATTTAGGAGCAAATGTGACAACCGACAAATCTGTTGCGCAAATCGTAGTAATCAACGACGAAACGTACATAAATAAAAGTTCATTGCTTCGGATCATGGCACACTTTAAGACTGCCATCAAAGAAGCAAATGAAACGGCACCAGAAAAACGCAAGATTATCGTCTACACTCTTGAATCAGTAGAAGACATAATCAAGAAAGTTAATTAGAGGAGACAGCAAACACCATGACATACATTGTCGTTATTGGAGATCCAGCATCAGGCAAGACTCATTTAGTGCAACAATTAATGAGCCAGTCTGACAAACTTTACGAAGACATTCAATCAGCACAAGACATACAAAAAATAATTAGGTATCATGAAGGTAACAATGAACTCATTAGATGGCTCATTATAGACACCACAAAACCAGATTACAAAAATGGCCTCATAGACATAGAGATTGGAAACTTGCCCGGCAAAGTAGCAATTTTGAACATTATCAAACCTTGCATGAGGAATCAATGTTACCAAAGAACGTATTAGAAAAAATGCATCGATTAGAAGCGGCAGGTCATGAGTGTTACATTGTAGGAGGTGCTGCACTTTATAATTTCGCATATCTGAACATGGGCCTCACAAACTACAAACAGGAACCAAAAGATTATGATTTATTCACTAATTGCCCATCAAATGAACTATTAGAGATATTTCCAGAAGCAAAACCAATGGGAGGTCAGGATCGACTAAACAAAATCTTCACTGTCATTACACCCGATCAAGTAGAGATTAGCATCTATCGAGGCAATGGCGAAAGAACCGAAACAGGCAAGACAATCTTTGATCACCAATCCACATGTGATTTTAGCATGAATGCGATTGCTATGAGTTCCAAAGGTGAATTCATCCTCCCACCTGATGTAATTAATCACCTAAAACAACAAAGACTCGTAGCAATGGGCAATCCCGAAGATCGCATAGCCGAAGATCCTAACAGAATTTTAAGGGCCTTTAGAATTGCAACAAAGTACGACCTGACCATTGAAAATAGTTTATATTGGGTATTACTAACCACATCAATTGCCTCAATCCCGAAGGAAGTGATCCACGATGAACTATTAAAGATCCTACCTCTTGGAATAGATCAACTTTATATATCTGGTAAACTATTCGAGATATTTCCACGGCTAAAAGAAATGGAAAACATTACAGGGCGAGGTATACACCATGAGGAAACTTGTTTGGAACACACTCTTGAAACTTATCGACAGATGCTACACCACACCACTGATCCGATATTGCTCTTCACAGCGATTGTACATGATTGGGGAAAAGTCACCGCATACGATCCAGACACCAAAAAGTTTACCGGACACGAAAACATTGGAGCCAAAGAAGTAAAAGCCTTAATGCAGGATCTCAAATTCAGCAATCACGACATAAAGCGTGTAGTGTGGCTCGTTAAAAATCACATGAAATGCCGCAATGACGACGATTGCACGAAACGCTCACGAAGCAAATGGTACAAATTCCTAAATAGAATGGAAGATGCCGGAGTCTCAATCAGCGATCACCTAACCCTGAAATACTGTGACTCAAGAAGCAGAATGGTAACCGGCTACTGGGTGCATGAACAGAGCCTAACAACGCTTGAAACCTTCACCGATCAGGACATAACCGCACAATGGTATAACCGGTATATCGGTGAACATTTCCCGCAAAGACTAAAATATATCGATGTATCAGGAACCGATCTTATAATGCTCGGAATACCAAAAGGACCACTGATCGGTGAAGTGCTCTCAAAACTTTACATAATGGTTCTTGCAGCCGAACTCCCCAATGAAAAAGAAGCCCTAATAAACCAAGTAGCAAAATGGCAGGAGGCCAAATCAAACATCTTCTTAAATTAATAAATTAATCATTAGACATTAACAAAACCTTTATTTGCTCTTAAAATCAATAAAAGTTAAGTGAGTGACACACTGGAGAATCAAAGCATGAAAGTAGGCTCAATACAATGTCAAGGGATCATTACTCTTGACGGAGAACTGATACTTCCACCAAAAGGATCCGTCCTTGAAGTGGGAGGCATAGAGATTGCAAACATAACCGAGATCGTCATAAACTTCGTTGTTCACACGAAAGAATCAGATACCACATGGATTCAGAAAGGCCATCACCGCAACATTGTAATCTCCCACGATGACATGATACGCAAAGCCCGCAGCGCAATACGAAACACAAAGCGCTTCAACTTTTGGGTCAGCAACAACACGCTAAACATCAAGGATCACCGTCTTGGCCCGTACAAAAATCTGATCGGCCACATCAACGGCAGAGTATAACAACAGAGTATAAACAAAACATTTAAGTATTAACACACACAACTAAATGATGCACCTTACTAACAGAAGAACTTTCAACAGAAAGACTAACCACCTTTCTTTCTTTTGTTATAGACGCTAAAATTCGCACCGTTGAACGCACTTTTCTTGAAACGACAACGCGTCTAAATGAACCGGCCTCCAATTCTGAACGTGCAGCGGGGCGGCATTTGTGTTTGCGCGTCGTGGCCCGGATGTAAAACGGCACGCATTTATATTAGCGATTCGTCCGGTTTTCGACGTGACTTCAGAAGGTTTAAGTATCTGGACGACAACATTATAATACAGAGGTGACATATGACAAACTATGTCCAGTTGATGAAGCAAGATCGACTGGAATCAGAAATTGCAGAAACGAGGTCGAAGATTCGCGAGTTGGGCGACGCTGCCGACGCGATTATTGGCGATCTCGGCAAATTAGTGGGGAATGATGATGCAGACAATGTTCTGTATACAGTGAGTGAAATAGGCAAGGCTCTGGCGCCATTGAGCAAAATTGCGCTGGAAATGGAAGAATTGGAGAACTCGATCCCTGGATGCGGCATTGAGGCGTATGATGTTGCAGGCGACAGGTAGCGTAATTTGGTAAATTTTACATGGATGAAACAACATGGCAAGAAACACCGCACAAACAATCGAAAAATCGCCCGCTGCTACAAGGGCACGACGAACGACCACCCGAAAATTAGAACAGGCTCCGCGCTCGAATAGAGGACGCAAGGCCGAGGCAATTAAGGAATTCATACCGCCGACTACGACCGCAAAGCGCTACCGAACACGAAAAGATTACGTTGGCGAGGGCTGGAAGGCTACTGTCGATGAGGCAAAACCATCATTGAGCAAGCGGGTCGCGGCAAAATTCGAGGCTACCGAAACCGCCATTAAGGCAAAGGAGGCCGTTAAACAGGAGAAGCCGGAATCGCCACAGTTAACGATCACGAATGAACTATCTGGCCCAACTGATCAGACGCTCGCGTATAATATTGCCGAAATGTGCAACAAGTACGTCTTTCTGATGAAGGACATCTTTGGCGGGCAGGGCGGTATCGCAGAAATAGACATTCACATAAAGGTAAAGCCCGTGAGCGTATCATGAGAAAGCCCATAGACATGACACGAGTAATCATCGGTATAAGTTTCATCCTGATTGGGGTTGCGGCAATAGCGTTCCAATGGTGAAGTGAGACAGTAAACTGAAAGTGGTCCGTGGCACGATAAAAGACGGCTAGCCCTCTATAACAAAAAAGAAAGAAGAACTTTCTCTTCTGTTAGGTTGGCATCATTTAGTTGTGTCTACAACCTTATAAAACTTTTTATTTAAATTTTTATAGTTGTGTTTAATGTAATTGTATCTGGAATAACAACATTAATAAACGTATACATCATATAGATATGTATGGAAATTAATCAGGATTTGATTAATGAGTATATTTCTGGTAAATCAATCAGGAAATTAGTTGTTGAATATGGAATATCTGATCATTTTATAGACAAAATGCTCAAACAGGCAGGTGTCACAAAGCGACCAAAGACAGTTTCTCGTGATGTTGTGCTTAAGATGATTGACGAATACAAAAATGGTGATAGTGCTCTGAAGATTGGTGCTCGATACGGAGTATCTGATACATCTGTGTTTAGGACGCTAAAAAAGAATGGTGTAAACATAAGGGCGTTGAAGTACGCAAAGCGACATTTTCCGATTGATGAGCACTTCTTTGACAATATAGATTGTGAAGAAAAGGCATATGCATTTGGATTATTGTTTGCAGATGGTTGTAAAAGAGACGGAGAGAATTGTGTAGCAATCACACTAAAAGAAGATGATCATGATATATTGCAACACGTAAGTGAGTTGATTCAACCGGGTGCTACTGTGCGATTCTGTGACAGGAGTAATTGTAAAGATAGTGCAAATAGAAGAAGTCAATACAAGATTGAGTTATGGAATGATATCATTTCAAATACGCTCGTTTCTTATGGTCTTATACCAAGAAAGAGTTTAGTTAAACAGTTTCCAGAAGTAATATTAAATTCTAATGAAGATATTATTCGATGGTTCATAAGAGGATATTTTGATGGTAATGGATCAATATTTTGTGTCTATACTGGAATAAATATTCGAAGTGCGCGAGTTTCTATATCATCGACGTTGGAAATGTGTCATACTATGGAAGATATTTTTATTAAGTATATTAATAGTCATGATTTTACAATTACGACGAGGCATGAGGTTAACAATTTTGACATGTCGTGTTCGACTATTGAGGGATCTCTAAAGTTTTGTAATTGGTTGTATAAAGATGCAACCATTTTCATGCCTCGTAAGTATTTCAAATATAGAGCATTAGTTTATAGAATAGGTGAAAACAATGACAAATCAATTTAGGCCAGTAACACTTGATAATTTTATTACAAGTAGTAGCATTAAAGATGTAATTAAATTTACAATGGGATCGGCAAAGAAACAAAAGATATCGTTCCCGCATACGTTAATTACGTCTATGCCAGGATGTGGGAAGACCACGCTGGCACATATAATTTCTAACGAAATGGAGGTTAATATCAGGACATTGATGGGGCCATCTATTAAAGATGGAGACGATATATCAAATGCATTTGTGGGGCTTAAAGACAAGGATATTTTATTCATTGATGAAATTCATGCCGTAAAGAAGCAGTTTCAGGAGATGCTGTATTCGGCAATGGAGGATAGATTTGTTCCAAAACGAGTGGATGATCACACATTTAATTATAAAATTAAAGATGTGACATTGATTCTCACGACAAATGAATCGTCAAACTTGCCCGGTCCACTGGTAGATCGATGCAGACTCAAAATCAAGCTTGACAATTATAGTAACGATGATATTGCTACAATTATTAAGGCGAATGCAGTAGTTATTGGCATAGACATTACTGATGATGCGGCACTCATGCTTGCAGGTGTGTGTCGTGGCGTTCCTCGTGTAGCAATTAACAATCTGATCACGGTCAAAGATTATGTAATTGATGCCGGGATAAAAGTGATCACAGTAGATGTGCTCAAGGGAGCTCTTGGAATTATGGGCGTGGATCAATATGGTCTTACTGAAATAGATCGGCGCATCCTGCATACGCTATTCAATGCCAAGAAATTGAGCAAAGAGTCACTTGCATCAATGATTGGATACAATCCTGATATCATCGAAAAGGAATATGAGCCATATCTCATGATCCAAGGGCTTATGATCAGATCGTCAAAAGGTAGGATGCTATCCGAAAAAGGTTGGACTATGATTGCCGATGAGTTGATCTAAATGGCAGCCGATATTGCTAAATTTATTTGCATTGCAATTTCTGAAACTATGACAATTCCGAGGGTTGTTGGTGAGGCTGATACCGAGGACGTCATATTGCACAAGATGGTTGACGCACAGTCGCGATCTCCACATCTGGAATATGCAGTGTATGAAAGGAAGAAGTTTAAGAAGCGTTACGACAAATGAATAATGGAGGTAGAATGACTGACGAAATAAGTATACCGAAAGTGAAGGTAGTAATGAAGCGATCTGATGTTATGCGAAAATACAATGGAAAGCCGTGTGTTCTAGCGCGATCTTATCCATGCAAGGTTGAGAATTGCTCACTTGCTCGGTGTGATCGATTGCAGGCATATGAAGAGGCCGGAACAACAGTTAGTAAACCTCCGAACAATTGGAAAGGTAAATCAAACGATTCAGCGAGGGCAATAGCAGCAATTGACAGGCTATATAGAAAGAAACTACCTTAATAAAAGATAAACAATCAAATTTTAAAGGAGGAATTTATATAACAAAGAAGCATGGGACAAATAGTGACAAGCGCGAGCCTGTAAAACGAAACATTACATTTGACAAGATCAGGAAAGAAGTATCTGATGGATTTATCAATGGGTTAAATGAGCAAGTGGAATTTACCAGCAGGCCGGAACTTAAAAAGTTTATGGGGCTTGGTTCGTTTGATTTCCATGCTCGTTATGGTTATAAGTCTACCTTGGTTAATGGGATACCAGTGGCGTGCCTGAAAGATGTTAGGGATCCATTAACCCATGATATTTTGACCAATCATGTCTGGGTAAGATTAAATGAGCGTAATTCAAAGATGCTTGATCATTTGAAGAAGGAGTCACCGATACGAGTCAGGGCAAAAGTAGTGAATTACAACGGTGAGAAGATTGGCATCAAGATCGATTATATTAATCTCGTCAGGGGGCAGCGAAATTATACGATTGCATCGAAGCAGGTGGATCATGGCAAAGAAGAGTAGCGTTTATGGTGTAGTAAATAATATGCAGTTGATTCTTATCGTGGGGCAAAATTACAAATTGCAATTGAATTACTTTCATTATAAGACGATCACGGACAAGAATAAGCAGTGGGTGCCTGTTTGTAATTCGTCTGTTACCAATGATGAGGCATATAATACATATGTCCTTGGTTACGAAAAAATAGAAGATCAATGGGGCTATTGGAAAAACAAGGATGCAAAGTTTCTCACGACCCAGTATGGCCCCTCTCTCTTTATAAACAAGGATAAGCATGAAGTGTACTGGGTATATAGGCGTAATATAGACTTCAAGGCAACACAGAGACGATTAAAGGATCTTCGAATTATAATGCTTAAAGATTACAAGATGACAGAGGTATCATTTGAGGAAGTGTATAATGCTCACCTAGGCCGTCATTTGTTTGTGTTGGCAACGGTGGAGTTTTTATGAGCGACAAAATCAAACGGTGCGCATATTGTAAAAAGATACTCGAAGATGATAATCAGAAGGCATATTGTAATTCTACGTGCGAGGAGTTGCGCAAGATAAAAAATAAGGAGTATTACGAAGCGCACAAAGCAGCAGTTATCAAGCACAATGCTGAATATGCAAAGGCTCATCCTGATCTTAGGAGGCAGATTAGTCAGACGTATCGGGATAAGTTAACTCCTGAAGAAATACAAGCAATGAATATTAGTAGGCGCACTGGAAAGGCTGCATGGGCACGCAAAAATAGAAGGAAGCGAAAGCGAATCCTCAGTATTTCAGTGGAGCAATTGATAGCCAATGAGAAGGAAAAGGCTATTCGGAGAGCGCTTGGAATTGAGGTTCCCGAAGTGGAGGACGAATTAGACGAAAGTTAAATGATCACACTAAACAAAACCTTTTTTAATTATGTTACCTGATTATTTAACATGAGTGACGAATGGTCCAAAGTTTTCTGGGATGATTCTTTTGAAGGAGAAGCCCAGGGCGGTATGTTTTTCAAGTCAATGAAATTGGGAAAATTTATTAAGGAAACTGAAGAGAAAGGTTTCGTAATTGCCGGAATAAAATTTGATGAATCGAACAAATGTGAGTTAATCTTTAAAAAGCCAGAGGAATGATGCACCAATCTTGTATTTATCCAGTATATGAAAATTATAATGAGCCACATCGGTATTATCACAATGTGAATCATGTTCAATCGATGCTTAAGGAAGTAGATGAATTACGGAGAGATCTTGATGTTCACGAGATAGGAATACTGACGAGGGCAATTGTGTATCATGATGTAATATATGATCCACGTAGGCAGGATAATGAAGAGCGATCTGTTGAGTTCATGCGACAACACTGTTCATTTATGGAAATGGAGGATGTTGCGCGTATTACGCAGTTGATCAGGGCTACTGCGCCATCTACTTATGATTCTGATGGGAATGACATGCTGGTTACTTTAATCAGGTATCTCGATTGCAAAACATTGTATGACGAAGACTTGATTCAGATGATGATCAATTTCAAATTGTTGCTTAAGGAATTTCAGTTTGTGAATTACAAGACGTTCAGGGATAATCACTTATTGTTTTTTAATTGCTTTTCTTTTCTTTTGGGCATGGATTCGGAGGTAAAAGAATATTACAGAAAATATGTCCTAAGTTACCGGCCAAAAATTGGTGTCTATGCCGGATCATTTAATCCGTTTCATATTGGGCACATGTCGGTATTGGAGCAGGCCGAGCGGGTATTTGACAAAGTAATCGTGTTATATCCCGAAGGTGAATCGTCATTGGTGCCAGTAGAGAAAATATTGCCATTTCACGAGGTAATTCCGTTTAAAGGACTATTAACCGACTTTATGCGAAAATTGGGATCTGATATAGACTATACCCTCATTAGAGGAATGAGAAACGGTAACGATCTAGAGTATGAAGTGAATCTAAACAAAGCATACAAGGATCTCGGATCACATACGAATGTCATGTATTTTATGACTGACAAGCCACATGTGAGCAGCAACATGATTAGAGAAATTGCTAAAGTAAGTGATCGCTACAAAATGTATGTTCCTGACAAGTTCAGATACGCAGGAGAATTGTAATGTGGGATATTTATATTGTGTATTTGGAAGATTCGAAAATCGAACCTGATGATTTTTCTGGGTGTCGAAAATGTATAGAGTTTTCGTTTGTGAACAATGATAAGTGGTTTCGTGTTAGATTTGAGAACGGTGATTATCGTTACATAAACGCATCATTTATTGAATTCATAGATGCGTCACCAGTGAAGGAGTAATAAATGAAAAGACCAGAGTTATTGTATCATTTGATTATTGAGGTTGCTGGAGAGCGGTTGTATTATTCGGGGCATGGTTACTTTGTCAGGGATATCGCGGAAGCAAAGTTTTATAAAAATTTAGGGCACATGAAACTTGCCATTAATCGCGTAAAATGTAGAGTATTTGGCAAGAACTACAAGCAAAATGAATTTAAGGCAGTGATCGTAGCGAGAATAATTGAGAATCCAGTTGAAGTTGTTGAAATTTATTCAGAGGAAAGATAAATGGGATTTTTAGATCGATTGTTGTATCAGCCTGATTACAAATTACAGAAAATTTGTTATTTTCTTGGAAAGCCTGTTAGTAAAGATACATGGGTGTATGAAGATTCTAATATTTGTATTCGTTGGGGAGGCTCGCTCTTTGGAGACAATGCTATGTTTTCGGGTGATAAATCACAAGTCAATGAATTGTTTTATAATAAATTAACACAGAGCCAGCGAAATTCAGATATTTACCGAATGATGGATGTTGCTTATGTTTGCAATAGATATTATAATGATTAACGGAGTACAAAATGACGACTAAATCGAGAAATCTGCTCATGTCAACGGATTCCTACAAGCAAACCCACCACGTACAGTATGTGCCTGGGTTGGAGTATGTGTATTCGTATTTTGAGCCGAGGAAAGGTGCTATATACAAGGATATTGTCTGGATGGGTGTAATTCCATATATCAAGGAATATGGACTTGATGGTTATGCATTTGAGCATTATGACATACTTGAGGCAGTTAAAATCTGTGATGAGCATTTTGGCGTTCCGGGATACTTCAATGAGAAAGGATGGCGTTATATTCTTGACACGTATGCGGGCAGGCTTCCATTGAGGATATCACAGTTGCCAGCAGGCACAATCGTTAAGCCGGGAACGCCGTGTATGGCAATCGAAAACACTGATCCAAAGGTGCCATGGCTCACGAACTACGTAGAAAGTATATTAATGCATGTATATGCTTCTACGAATACTGCCACTATATCATATGATGTTTATAAAACAATTAAAAAGTGGGCAGATAGATGCGGGGAATGTGTGTCTCCTGTTCATTTAAATGATTTTGGGTTGCGTGGTTCAAGTTCTTTACAAAGTGCAGAAACTTGTGGGATGGGGCACCTTCTTATTTTTTCAGGAAGTGATAATATACCATCTATTAAATGTGCTATGGAATGTTATTCTTCGGGGGTTGTTGGTGTATCTGTAATAGCTGCAGAGCATAGCACAATTACTAGCTGGGGGAAAGAAAATGAATTTGTTGCGTATTCTCATATCATAAAAACTGCTCCGGATAGTGCTATAATTTCATTAGTTATAGATAGCTTTGATTGGAAAAATGCTATTGATACAATGTTTTGTGGTAACTTAAGAGATTTGATTTTAAGTCGATCTGGTAAAGTGGTATGTCGTCCTGATTCAGAAGATCATATTATAAATGTTCCATATATATTAAAAAAATTATGGGAAGTTTATGGAGGATCTATTAATAAAAATGGTTATAAGGTGCTCGATCCGCACATTGGTATAATTGTTGGTGACGGAGTAAATGTAAATATTATAGATTCAATATATTATATTATCGTTAATGATGGATTTGCACCGTCGAATGTTATATGGGGATCTGGTGGTTATTTATTACAGCAACATGATAGAGATACGTTAGGGTTTGCATTTAAATGTAGTGCAATTAGAAGAAATGGTATATGGTATGATGTTAAAAAGACGACTCCCGGTAAAGAGAGCAAGGCAGGCAGGTTCCCGGAACTTGAGGTAGTGTATGAAAACGGTGTAATTCTCAAAGACGAAAGTTTCACCGAAATTCGAAATCGGATAAGAGGTGTATTATGAAAGGTAAAATTTGTCCGTATATGTCCAGACCTATTCTACGCCAACTTTTGGAAGTGGAATGTCTCGGTAAGAGATGTGCAGCAACCTATGAGAAGGTCTATATGAGCAAGACTGAATATATTTGCACGAGAACAAAGTTAGTCGTCGAGGAGATTAAGAATGAAGTATAACGTAATGGTATTTGCTACTGCGTCAGTTTATGCTGAAGTTGAAGTAACGGCAGATTCCGATACAGAGGCAATTGAACTTGCATACTATGAAGCAGGCGATTGGGAAATAGACGACATTGACGATATTACAAATGCTCGCATAATAAGTTGCGAGGAAGATGACGAGGACGAATAATGCAGAGATTATAAATGTTTACTATAAAAGAATGGGTTGTGGTAATATTACTGTCCTTTGTTTGGACTGGAATTATAATATTATCTCCACATTTATTCTCGTCTGTCGAAGAACAATTGCCGTTTTCGTCAGTTCAGGTAAATGTATCAGACAAATATGTTCACGACCCAAAAACAGAAATCGATTACGTTATCATAGACAATGGAAATGGTATGGTATATAGAACAAATAAGTTATGTTACAATCGATTGCTCAAAGGCTACACGTATCAGTGCAATCTATCATATCAGGATTTTATTATTGGAGTTAATAAAGGTGTTTAAATGAATGGAATATCTAAATTTTTAAAAGAGTGGGAAACTATGTCCGATGAAGAGAAGGCTATTGAAGAAAAAGATGCAAAAGAAAAGGAAAATATAAAAGCATTGCGCTGGATATGCAAGAAATGATTACTATATACAGTTTGGGATTTGTATTTGCAATGTTGCCTATTATAGTGATGCCTGCGATAATTATTGGTGCTATATTATCGAAATTAGATAGGGCTGTAAATTTTTATGAGAGTTGGTTTATAGGAGCAATAGTAGCATGGGTAATTTTAGTAATTGTTATGGTATTTGCTATACTGGTGCATTATTGTCTGTTTCAAGTTATCTTGGTGTGATATAATGATTCATACATTTACGCATGATGAGATGAAAAATAGAACGAATGTTTATTTCGATGAAGTTCCCGAAACTATTGAGGAGATTTTATCCATTCGTTTTTATGATTACATCCATAAAATTATTAAGCAAACTAATGTATTTAAGCAATATAGTCACCTCCATTCACAAGTAATTGTGTATAATGGGCTATATATTGAAATATTTGATGATAAACTTGATTGTTTTTATATAGTAATTAAGTTATGTGAGAAAACAGATCCAAAAATAGAACAAATTTGCGATCATGGATTTGAATCAATTAGAGTTTGCCTTGATTGTAATACAGTCGACGTTTTAAAATTTGATCACGTTGGTTACTATTCATCAAGAGAAGGCAGTGTACACAACTGGTGTTCGTCATATGAATGGTTTGTTCATGGAAAAGTTAAGGCAATTGCTATAATTGAACTGGAAAATTTATTTAAATACTTTAATTGTAGGATGCGACTACTCAAGGAATACACTGATTACATGAACAAAGTAAAAGAAGACAATGATAAAATTGTACATTGTAATACTATCAAGTCCATAATTAAAAACAGAGCAATGAATATTGATTGGATGTAATACAATGAATGATGATGCGTTTTTGTACCGTGAAGAACATGGTGACATTGAAGAGCCTGACGAGGATCGGTGCTTGAGTTGTGTGGCTTATGTGTGATGTGATAATTGTGAAGGATTTGGAGACTATTGTGTATTTGATCAGTATACGGATGAGGATTTCGAAGTAATACTCATTGATGGGAGTCTTGCAACACGAAATTGTCAATCAGATAATACTTGCAAATATCATGTAACGAGAGAAGAAGTGCTTAAACTAATTTCGGAGTATAAAGGGCTATGAAGTTATCTTGTCTAATTAAAAAGTTGTGGGCCGATGTAGGAGGTTTGAGTAATGTTTACAGGTGATCATTCTTCTGAATGGCGATGCGATTATTGTAACGTGCAATTTTCTGGTGACATGATGGGAGATATAAAATGGATTCGGGAAGGGATTACTGATGAGGCTATGCATTTTTGTAACTATGATCACGTTGCGAGATATTATGCATGTAAGGCACTATCTATTTAACTGATAAGAACTAACATTTGGTACTCGCGGGGGTATATTCATGCTGCCCTCGTGAAAACTTTTAGCATCAACAGTAGACGAATGGGCGAGTCGCATATCAAGGTTTGTTATGTGATTAAGCCCGTTAAATTCGTTTATTATGTTCGCGGTTACCAAACTCCTCTTTATATATAAAGGGTAACTGTGTTATCTTGTAGCATGTCCGATAATAGCACAATTCACGAATGCGAAAATATTAAGCTGCTAACTGACATGCAAATTAAGATCGCTGAAATGTCTCGTGATATGGTGCATTTTGCGGCATGTTTTCAGGAACTTAATGCGCAGTTAAGCGAGTTTATGGAAAAACAGGAACAGCGGGTGGCCGATATACAAAATACGTGTGTCATGCGGTCAATTAAGTGGAATGAACTGGAACGTGAGGCACTGACGATAAGGGCAGATCAGCGCGATTTATATAAACGGCTCGAAATTATTGAAAGGGTGCATAGTGAGGAATTTGGTGGTAAACAGGCTACCAGACCCTACAAAGATTATATTGTATACGTTTTTATGACTATTACCTCTATTCTATTGACATATCTGTTCTTCACTGGTGGCATTCACGCCGATTGATCTAAAAGTTAATTACTATAGCACAACATTAATCTATTTTTACGTCCATTGTTAATGATGGCAGATCAGCGATGGCGATGTATTACATGTAATCATCCGCAGCGGGCAGAAATTGAACAGGCAATCATTGATGAAAAACTTACACAGTCAGAAATAGCCAGACGCTATGGGATAACCGATAAAGCGCTTTCTCAACATAAATTGAACCATATGGAGATACCAAAGAAAGTTAAACATGAGTATAAGATTTATCGAGAGGATGACGAGACGAATATTAAATCCTGTTCCATTGGTAAGATATCTGATACAATTGTGATCCCGCGTGTTGCATCAATCAAAACTGATATCAGGGAGGATAATATCGTAGTTGCCGGGAAATCAATTGACGATTTAATATTAGAACATAAACTTGAGATTGTTAAACTTGAGCACCAAAAGTCGGTGACAAATGCTAACTAATCTCAAATCGCGACTTCGTGATCTATTGTACGGTGGAGATTACGTTTCTATTAGATGCTCGCGAGGCTGTATTTATTGTGTCTTGTATCAGGATCACAAACTTGAAAAATTCAAGATGTCAAATCTGCTGATCGATGTGGATATCAGTGGAATGTACAATCAAACGATGGCTGACGTCTGGATTAAAATTAACGGTTTGAAATAAATGGAGTTAAATAAGGTATATTTAGGTGATGCGCTCGAAGTTCTCAAGACGTTTCCTGACGACTCAATTGATTTCTGTCTTACTTCTCCGCCCTACGCTAATTTAAGGAGTTATTTGCCGGTTGATCATCCTGACAAATGTAAAGAAGTTGGATATGAGGTTACACCCGATCAGTATGTTGATCAGATAGTAAATGTATTCAGTGAGGTACATCGCGTATTGAAGCCGTCAGGCTGTGTAATGCTTAACATTGGCGATTCATGGGCATCTAATGGGATTTATCTCAAGCAGTATGTAGAGTCACATCCAGAAAGGCAAAATTTACACACTGCGGATCATGAGAGGTATCCGGCTAAAGTAAAAGGGGTTCGTGGTGGCAAATATAAAATCAAAAAGAAGGATTTAATGATGATTCCTGCCAGGACTGCAATTGCTTTACAAGAGTATGGATGGTATCTTCGGTCTGATATAATTTATGCTAAACGTAATGTGCTTCCAAATCCTGTCAAGGATCGTCCGGTTGCATCGTATGAGCACGTATTCCTATTGACGAAAACTCCAAAATATTACTTTGATTGGAAAGCAATTGGTACAGAACCGGCAGATTCGACACAGGCAGACAAGCGACCTAAAGGAGTATTAAGACAAAAAGTAAACGAAAATTCAAAGTATCACGAAAACTGTGATGATAAGATTGCCGCACAGTTCAGAAAGCAGGACAATGTTGGCAGGTCTGATTACACTGGTTTCAATGACCGGTACACGCCTGTTGATTTAGTTCGTCCTCGCGATGTGTGGTATATAGACATTGATGACGATGATACAGATATTATTCCAGTATGGACTATGACTGTCACCGGAAGCAAAATTAAGCATTTTGCGATGATGGAATCTAAGTTAGCCGAAAAATGTATTAAATGTGGATGTCCTGAAAATGGTGTTGTATTAGATCCATTTTGTGGAGCAAATACATCCGGTCTTGTAGCAACATCATTAAATCGAAATTACATTGGTATAGAACTCAATCCTGATACTGTTAAAATTGCAGAAAATTACTTAAACGACTACAACTACGATTTAGAAAAGCAGAGAGTGGTTAAACGATGACAGACAATGAAGTGATGCAGAAAATTATACCTTATCTTCCATCACATTATGAGGTGTTGCAGATCACAGAAACTGGCTCATTTATGTGGGCAATGCAAAACTTTACAGACGATCATGGAACCTCTGATCATGATTTGATCGTCATTTATCGAGCGTCTACTAAAGACATATTAAAAGGCCGATCTATTAACTCGACATTGCCCTGTAAACATCACATTATGATTGATGGACAGGAATATGACTTTAGTTACCTTGAGATCGGGCATTTTTGTCATCAGTTAAAGAAAGGCAACGTCAACATGATCTGGGCACTATTGTCACCTCTTGTAGTGTATAAGCAGCCAGTGATGCACGTATTACACGATATTATTTCACAGGTTCACACCGCCGATATTGTGTCTTCCGGGATAGGAATGACACTATCTCAACTGAAAGATGTCACGAAACGCGCAGAACAACGATCTCCCGAAAAGTCGCTCAAAACTGCATATAGAACTGCTAACTTTGTGTTAAATCATCTAACGACCGGTAAATTTGAATTTGAGCCTGTGTTATTTGACGTCACAGAAACAGATGTGATGGATCTCATCGATGATATTAAAACACTTGAGTTGAATGACGACTACGATAAAATGCCTACCGAATCAATTGAGCAGTGGATCTACCAATTACGAGTCGTGAGCCTGTAACTTTTTAGATATTTTATATAGAGGTTAAGTTCACTCTTTTTAATGACTGACAATCAGGAGAAATCGAACGAAGAAAACTTTGAAGAACTCAAAGAATATTTTGAACTTCTTGCACATATTCTTCCGATGGGAAATTGGCGCGTTGCGCTTGAGGGATCTAATTCTCATGATATGAGTCATTATGTCGCGACTCCGGACGCATATGGCGCATGTCAGAAGAATCGGAATATGCAGTATGCCGAGATATTTGTCAATCTCGATAAGCCGCGATCTGATGAGTATGGCGAAACGTGGGAGCATACGCTTATTCATGAAATGCTACACGTTGTCACTGATGAGATATCAGAATATGTCGAGGCCAAATATCCCGATCTAGTAGAGGACACCTTGTATTGCACGAAAATGGAGCGTCTAATTAACATGCTGTCTTATGCGATCTATGACGCGCTTGCCCTTGAACGAGAATGCACATGTAATAACGAACCAGCACAACAGACTCTTACATCAAGTTATGATGCCTGTGTTAACGCAAAAATATAAATAGGCCAAAGATCAACAATAGTATGGCGCTGTGGAGTCGGCGCAATACAAAAGGACTCTCTCGAACGATACGAGTCCGTCAACGATAGTAACATGTTAATTGGATGAATCGGATTGATTTACCATTTTCTCGATTCATTTTTGCTTACTCCTGACCCACGTGTCTTGTTTGGCGACAGTCACACATGGGTCTACTGTAACTCTAATTGTTCGAATTGTATTAGTGGCATATTATTTTCTACAGGTACTGGAAATACCTGTATCATTTTTAGTGAAATTAGAAACATTTATATCTCTAGACGATCAATATTGTAATACCGCGTTAAGTCGTGGTCGAGAAATGATAGTTTAGGAAATTGGTGTGCCTTGTCTCTGGTTCAATTCCAGAGATGAGGTATAGGCCCTATAGCAATGATGGATAGCGTAACTCCGTTTGCTCATTCAACGGGATGCCCTTTCCAGAGACGGGCTAACTACCTGTAGAATAGACAGGAGGCAATTGAATCTTGCCATAGTAGATCTGGTTTGTCCACATTCTGATTTGTGGAGGTGATTGCTAATCCGGATATGGTTCAGGCAGGGACCAAAATCACGTTATAACACCCTGCAATAGTTGTAAACTTCATTCGATCAAATGGAGCAACTAAACATGAGTGAGTGGAACTTTAAAGCAGGTTTCTCATGTAAATTAAAACCAACTTACCAAATTAAACCTGCAATAGTTGTAAACCGCGTCTGCGCAAACGTGGCAACTGTAACCGATACTGTTGATGAGGCAAACCTCCGGTTCAATTCCGGATATCGGTTATCAGCACTGCGGCAAGTCCATTTAGTTGGAATGTGCATCACCAGATGAAACCGCTCGATTTGGTGCGTTGATCTATGAACGTGACACGCAGGGTAGATTCCACCCGTAGGAGCATAGATGAGGAATCAGGAGCAAGATATTATGAGTGACGATGAAACTGTTGAAGACACCTCGAAGGTGCAGAATAACATGACTGGAAAAATTGAAGATCGCGCTTGGGGAAGTTCTTATGCTGACGGCGGCGCGATGTATAGCAAAGTTTACAAAAAGAAAGATTAACTTTTCTCATTTTGTCAGCATAGTTCAATGGTAGAACGGTTCCCTTGTAAGGATCAGGTTCCGTGTTCAATTCACGGTGTTGACTTGTGAATGTGGTGTAATGGTAACATAGCGCTCCGTGGAGGCGTTGAATCGGGTTCGAATCCCGACTTTCACATACCTTTTTATTGTTTAAAGTTCACTCTATTATATGACTAATGAGAAATTAGTTGAAATTGTTTGTGTTATCGACAATTCTGGATCGATGCAGACGATCAGAGATGATGCTATTGGCAATTTCAATGCGTTTTTAAAGGAGCAGCAGGAACTCGAAACTGACATTGACGCGAAGTTTACCATGATTCTGTTTAACACTGATTACACAGTGATCCACGATGGTAAGCCGATCAAAGATGTTCCGACACTTAATAATGAGACTTACAGGACCATGGGATGCACTGCGCTGTATGATGCTGTAGGAAAGGCAATTGATACCGTTGGCGCACGCTTGTCAGGTATGGCAGAAAAGGATCGACCATCTAAAGTTATTGTGTCTATATTAACAGACGGGCAGGAAAATTCATCGCGTGAATACAATAATGCCCAGATCAAGGACATGATTCATCGTCAAGAGAACCTGTGTAATTGGGAGTTTTTCTATTTGTCAGCAGGGCCAGACGCATTTAACGACGCGCTTCAAATGGGCATCTCATCACAGAACACCATGTCATTTGACGCATCACAGGGCACTCGATCGGCATATGCATCTATGAGCACGTCATATTGTTCATCCAGAACACCGGGGCGCAAACCATGAAAGTATTTATTAGCCAGCCAATGCTGGGTAGATCTGATGAAGAAATTAAGATCGAGCGCGATGCAATAATTAAAGATCTCGAAAATAAAGGATTTGAGGTGATTGATTCTATGATTGCGGAAAATGCACCTGAAACATCACAGCAAGGAGCATGGTATCTTGGAGAGTCTATTAAGTTGTTATCGGGAGCAGACTTTGCGTATTTTGCAAAGGGCTGGGATATTGCTCGTGGATGTAGAATTGAGCACGCGGTTGCTGAAGAATACGACATAAAAATTTTATGGAACAATCATGACAAGTTATGAAAATGCCTCGATTTACATTGATAGAGATGGCTTCATTAAGAATCTCGATGGTAAACTTGCACAGTTTACAATCGATACAGATAATGTAGAACATATTGAGGATCTACAGTATATGGCCGATAACGAGAAGAAAACTATATATTTAATTAGAGAGTTTGTTGCAGTAGATGCAGATTATCAGGATCAACACCCGAAAAAATCTGCAAAAGATTGGTATCTATTAGAGGTGAAGCCGAATGACGACGTGAGATGATATTGCACAATGGTTTGAACAGGGTGTAAAGCAGGGTTATTCGTACATGGCCGTAATTTGTGACACTTTTGATTACTCTGATTATCCTGTATATTTTAAAAATCGTCACAATATGATGGTTGTTGAAATGAATCCGGGAAATATGCAACGTGTCATGGAAACATACAACCTTAAAGCCGATATGTTTGAACAACTATCAAAGGATAGAAATTGGGTGACTGCTTAGTCTTGAACGCCTGATAAATCGACCTCTGTTGACTTAACATCTTTCCAATTTTCGTCGGAAAATCGTCTCCCGCAATGTCTACAGGAATAACAATCACCATCATCCTTTCCTCTGATCCATGTAACGCCTGAATACCGATCTATCAATTCAAGGTCTGTAGACAGGCAATCTGGGCAATACGGACTCTCTCCGACAATATCATTTGCGATATCACTTGGAATAACAACTTGCTGCGGCCTTGCCATAAGAAACTCCCTGATAACAAACAAGACTAACAGCGTTACAATTATGCCGAATACGACAGATAACAAGTCTATCATTTTACCTTCGGGATAATTGCATCAATGATTTTATAGGTGTCAATGGTTGGTGTATGCGTCCGATCTAAGTACACCTTGTAAATTAACAATGCTGTCATTCCAAGAGTTATAGCGATTACAATACCTGTTGCAACATATGGATCCATGAATTAGAGTGCAATTACCCAACATTTATATGATTTGACGCATGACATATAATCATGGGAAAAGAGTTTCGCCCAATTTTAGCTGTAAATGCAGAAATTGATAAAATTGTCTATCCTGTGCTCGCATCATGTAAGATTGATGGTGTACGATGCTTGATCAAGGATGGAAAGCCACTTACGCGCACGTTAAAGGAAATCCCAAACATTTGTGTGAGGAACGAATTGGTGCGATTATTCAGTGATACGCCGGGTCTCGTTGATGGCGAGTTAATCGTCGGTAAAACATTTCAGGAAACTTCATCTGCGGTCATGTCATTCGAAGGCGAGCCAGATTTCAGGTATTGTGTCTTCGATTACGTTGAAAGTGATTTTGAAAAACCTTTTAAAGATCGTTTACTCGACATGCATAAGTTACTTGAGCGAATTGGATCGCATCAGATTGTAGGTGTGTTGTCTGAACCAATTGAAAATTATACACAACTCCAAAAATGTGAGGAATTTTGGCTATCGGAGGGCTACGAGGGGCTGTGTTTTAGGTCATTCGATTCACGTTACAAATTTGGTCGCTCGACAGTTAAGGAAGGCATCCTGTTAAAACTCAAGCGATTTACTGATTCAGAAGCCACAGTGATTGGTTTTCAAGAACTCATGCATAATGAAAATGAGGCCAAAAAAGATGCATTGGGGCACACTGATCGCGCGACATGTAAAGAAAACATGGTCGGCATGAATACACTTGGATCACTTCAAGTCAGGGATGTTGTATCAGGTGTCGAATTTTCACTCGGCACTGGATTTAACGCCGAACAACGCAAGAGTATATGGGACAACCAATACACATACGTGGGCCAACTGGTTAAGTATAAGTATCAGGCTTCTGGAGTTAAGGATCTACCACGCTTCCCGGTTTTCCTTGGCTTCAGGGATAAAGATGACTTGTAAATCACAACCTTCTTATGTCTGGACGATTAATGTATAGTATAGCACTGGTGAAACATGGAATTTGTAGAATTTAAAAGAATTCTTCAGAAGAATTTTGAAAAGAGAACATCTGGTATCAACCATTTATTCACAATGGATGTTGATCCTGATGAATTGTGGAATGTATATCTTGATAGTTTCCCGAGTGGATCTAACGAGATATTGCGTGTCAGGAGAGAATTTGATTGTTCTGCCTGTAGAAGATTCGTTAAGCAGTTTGGCAATGTCGTAATTCTAAAAGATGGCAAACTTGAGACTATCTGGAACTTCAAAGTAGGCGATCCGACTTATCAGACTGTAATCGATGCATTGACTGATTATATTAGGCGCCATGCATTTCAGGGAGTATACGTTACCAAAGAAGGCAAAATTGGCACAGACAAAAATTTGGAGCAGGATAAAGACAGCAAAGTTCATGAATGGCATCACCTTTACATTGAGTTACCGGACAGATTTGTCTACAGTGGTCGAGATACGCTCGATACGGTAAGAGGCAATTACAGGGCAATAAGAGACGTGTTTTCCAGATCGCTCACCGAACTGTCATTGGATAGCGTAGATGTGGTATTGGAACTCATTAATTCTAATACGCTATACAAGGGCGAAGAGTGGAAAGGCGTTCTGCAGCAGTTCCGGCAGTATAAACTTGCATTTGATGCGGCAAAAAACAAGGATCTATTTACGTGGGAGAAATCGGTTGAAGCAGGCCCGGTAATTGGAAAAATTCGAAATCACAGCATCGGGACACTGTTAATCGACATCACTGCCGACATGGATCTTGATGAGGCAGTCAGGCGATATGAGAAAGTTGTAGCCCCGACAAATTACAAGAGGCCAAAGGCGATCTTTACAAAGCAGATGCTTGAAGATGCGAGGAAGACCATTGAAGAACTTGGCTACATGGCATCATTAAGCAGGCGATTCGCTACCCTTGATGATATCACGGTCAACAACATACTGTTCAGCAATCGGGATGCAGCAAAACGCATTACTGGATCCAACGATATATTCGATGCATTAGAGTCTACCATTGCTATTAACTCGAAGAAGTTCTCAAAAATCGAAGAGATATCGATATCTACCTTCATTCAGGATGTCTTGCCTACTTCACGAGAGATCGAGGTATTATTTGAGAACAGACTTGCGTCTAACATGGTGTCACTTATTGCACCTGCTAAATCTGATGCAAAGACGATGTTCAAGTGGGACAATGGGTTTTCATGGGCATATACCGGGAATATTACTGATTCCATGATGAAAGAAAACGTCAAGATGGCCGGTGGTAACGTAGACGGCGTATTACGATTCTCAATCCAATGGAATGATGGCTCGGCCCACGATAAAAATGATCTGGATGCACATTGTATAGAGCCGTCAGGAGATCACATAGATTTCAGGTTAAAAACTGGGCATAAAAGTTCAGGATCGCTCGATGTTGATATCATACAGCCGCGTAAAGGCATACCCGCAGTAGAGAATATCATCTACACTGATGAGAGCAGGATGCCGAAAGGGGTGTATCAGTTCTTTGTAAATCAATTTGCTAACAGAGGTGGTAAGGACGGGTTTACAGCAGAGATCGAGTTTTCAGGGCAAATACACTCGTTTAGTTATCCCAGAGAGTTACGACAGCGTGAAAATGTTGCGGTTGCTAATGTGACTTTCGACGGGACAAACTTTACAATCGATGAAAAGATCCCATCACAGATGTCAGTAAGAGAAATTTGGGGCCTTAAAACGAATCAGTTTGTTCCGGTATCCGTGATAATGTACTCACCGAATTATTGGAATGAGCAGGATGGGATCGGACACCGCCATGTATTCTTCATGCTCAAAGATTGCATAAACGGAGAAGGTGTTTCAGGTTTCTACAATGAGTATCTAAAGCACGATCTAGAAAAGCACAAGCATGTTTTTGAAGCCCTTTCTTCCAAATCAGGGGTGGTAAATGTAGATAATCAGCTTTCAGGGATAGGTTGTAGTACAACTAAACGTGCGTCAGTGATCGTAAAGGTGAAGGGCGCAACAGAACGAATGATGAAAATTAATTTCTAAAATTTTTCAGGTGAAAACAAATGTTTGAACAAGCAACAAGAAACAAGTACAGATTTCCGTCACATGTAGGGCTGATAGACATAGAAGATCTCTGGGATCTTTCACTTGAGCGGATTGACTCCGTTTACAAGAGTCTCAAATCTGAACTCAAGGAAGTCGAAGAGGAAAGTTTACTGAATAAAGTGTCTCCCGAAGACAATGAAACTCGCAAGAAACTTGAAATCGTAACATATATCTTCGGCGTCAAGCTCGCAGAGAAGGAATATCGACTGAAGGCCAAGGAAAAAGCAGAGCACAAGCAGCAATTACTCGCAATTCTCAAAGAGAAACAAACCGACGAGTATAAGGGCAAATCAGTCGAAGAACTCCAGCAGTTGATAGATCAACTCTAACCCTCTTTTTATGACTTATAGAAGAATGTTTCAATTTCTTATGGGATTGCATTTACACAAGTCTCGATACAGGTGGTTTAGAGGTCATTATAAAGGAATAAAGGCATTTCGTAAATTATACTGTGCTTGTGGAAACACTGGTAAATATAGTGGATTTAGGTCATTGCGAAATTTTGATAAACCATTTAGATATCGAATTTGCTACTATCCATGGGATTAAAATGAATATGTTTGAAATAAGCATGTTTATGGTTCTTGGATCAGGAATTATAATTATTTTATTTGCATATATTATGGAGAAATTATGGTTAATATCAGCAAAATAGTCGAGCGAATCATAAAGTGGTGCATTGGGTATCATCTCTGCTATTCACACTGTGAAACATGTTTGTACAGTGATAGATTAGGAAATCCAGCAACTAAATGCACCAAATTTAACATTTCAATAGATGCACGACACGGCTGTTGCTACCATGCTATGTGGAGTTTCTATGAACGATCCGAAGTTTAAAGATAGGTTCTATGGGTGCATGTATGGGCTTGCAATTGGTGATGCCCTTGGTATGCCAGTTGAATTCATGGAAAGAGACACTTTTCCACTGGTGACAGATTACTTACCGAATATTCATTGGGATCTTGAAGCAGGATCATGGACTGATGATACTTC